GGAATCCGGAATGTTATAATGTTAAATTAGGTGGTATTGGATGGAATACTAAAGGTTTAGTTTCGGTCAAAGATAAAAATGGTAATTGTTTTTTAGTTTTTAAAGATGACCCTAGATATTTAAGTGGTGAATTAGTTCATCTTGCAAAGGGATTAGTAACAGTTAAAGATAAAAATGGAAATTATTTTTCTGTATCTGTAGATGACCCAAGATATTTAAGCGGCGAATTGGTAGCTCATAATAAAGGTTTGGTTTCAGTTAAAGATAAAAATGGAAATTATTTTTCTGTATCTGTAGATGACCCAAGATATTTAAGCGGCGAATTGGTAGCTCATAATAAAGGTTTGGTTTCAGTTAAAGATAAAAATGGAAATTATTTTTCTGTATCTGTAGATGACCCAAGATATTTAAGCGGCGAATTGGTAGCTCATAATAAAGGTTTGGTTTCAGTTAAAGATAAAAATGGAAATTATTTTTCTGTATCTGTAGATGACCCAAGATATTTAAGCGGAGAATTAAAACATATTTGGGTGGACCGAAAACATTCTAAAGAAACTATTCAAAAAGTAAAAAATACTTTTAAAAAAATTTGTCATCAACAAGGGTCTAAAAATTCTCAATATGGAACTTGTTGGATTCATGATTCTGAAAAATCTTTTAGGATAAAGAAAGAAGATTTAGAATCATATTTGCAACGAGGATATATAAAAGGTAGAAAAATGTTTAAAAACATATAATTCATTTTCATTCTAGAGTATCCCCTCAAGCTTATACCTTGTAGAAAGGGTAGTTGGTCACACGAAAGTTCGAGCCTTTCCTCTAGAACTTTTGCCTTAGTTCTGTCATTGCTCATTTGGAATAGCTAAGTATCTTTGGGACTAATGAGTCATAAAGGTGAGCTGCCACCATTAAATAAAAAGCTGTAAGTATGAGTCCGCGAAAGATAGTTACGGTCAGCCGTTCACTACTGGTACTTTAAAGCCAGTAACGATATTCAATGTTTCAAAATGTATTTTTTCTCCTCTTCTAGGTTCTAGCGAGAATTTAGGAGAGGAGTTTTTCTTTAGTTAAATCTTGTTAATCATTTTCCTATTTCAAAATATTGTTGTACATTTGCAATAAATCAAAACTTAAAGATATGTGTGCTAATTTAGAAAGTTTAAAATGTGGAATCAAAGTTAACAATAAGTTAGCAAAAGATTTCTATGATATTCTGAAAGATTGTCTTAATGAATCTTTTGGGAAGTTGCTTATCAGAGACCTGAAAGATTTGGCAGAACACTTGTGGGAAAATGACTTGGAGTTATGTTTCAAAGACACAGATTATGTTCTGACTTATATGAAGCATTCTGACAATGCATTATTGAATATTTCTATTCAATCTGTAGAAACACGTTATGCTCCTTTTTATTTTATAGAGGTCTATGACAAGACTAATGACCTTGGATATGCTTTTTCTGTAACAGAAAAATGTGGAAAGCTGTTGACTGATACTATTATCAAAGACGAAAAAACTTTAAAGATATGGCAAGAACTGCAGTAAAGAAAGAAACTAAAGAGAAGAAGGAACCTAAGAAAAGAAAAGTTGTTCCTAAAGAGTTCAAAGTGCTTCCTAAAAGCATAGAAGAAGTTGTAGCACCTACAGTAACTTCTAGTTCAGTTAGAGAGCGGTTTTTTCAGGCTGATAGATTATTCAGACAGTATAAAGAAAATCCAAAAGAGGAGTTAGAAACTATGTTCTTGAAAGCCTTGTATGACTTTTATTTGAGTGCTAAAGAACTTATATGGAAATATGGCCACGCTGAACCACTCGACATCAAGTTCAGTAAAGTCAAGTTAGATGATTTGACTAATCTAGTATCATGCAACTCATCAATGGAATGCATAAAGAATTTCTATGAGAGATACGACAAAGAATCTAATATTTTCTGGTGCCATCTTATTTGGACACACTTGTATATTCTTGTTGAAGGAAGACTGAAGCTTGCTAAAGGAAGTTCTTCCTATTGTTATGATTTAGAAGAACATTTGAAAACAAAAAAGAAATAACATGAAGATAACAAAAGAAATTGTAGAACAAGACTTGAGTCGATACAATCAGTTTGATGAAGCACCTAAGACATTGACTTTAGGAGAGAATACTGAAGACTGGAGACACTATGAGTTAGATATGTGTTTTGGTCTTGTAGCTTATTGTGAAAGTTATTATTTTCCAGGTCCTATGCATGAGAAAAAATACCATGTTTTGATTAGTGTTCTTGGTGAAGATGATGGACACTATTTCCTAGAAGATGGAGTCCAGACATGTGATGGTTCTTGGTTAAAACTCAGAGCTAGAGTCTATGAGAGAATGTATGATTGGCTTGAGAAGAACTGTAGACCTAAATACATTCAAGGAATGGAAGGCATTGAGAGGGCTAAGTGTGGTTTTGAACAGTTAAAAACTATAGAATCATGACAATAAAGGAACATTTGAAGAGAATAGTATTTGTTGCAATTGTGTTTCTGACCGTAGGAGTGGTTGGATATGGTCTTGGATGGATAATCATTACACTTGTTAAAGATGAAAAAGCAGCAAAGCTTTATAGTACAGAAATGTGTGTGGATAAGATTTATAAAGGAAAAAGTTTTTATAGGTATGTCCTTGACCATCATATTGGCTATCATACAGTTTATTCTAAAGATTCTTTGTGGGCAAGCCCAAATGAAAAAATCATTTTGGTTCCTGAACATAAAATGAATGAAATAAAAGATAGTCTAACATATTACAAAAAATTAGTTCATGAACAAAAATGTCCTGACAGAGAATAAGAAGTTTAAAGAAATTATTGAGTACATCAAAGAGCATTTGCAAAATGCAGAATTTACTGCTCATGCAGTAGAGCATACTAACAAGTTGTTTCCAAAGAGTGAGCCTTTATATTCCTTTTGTGAACTGACAGGCAAGACACTTGAACTTGAAGTAAAGAATGCTCTTGAATACTCTTCTTATAAAGAAGCCTTGAAGAATGGCCGTAAGTACTTCTTCATTATAAAGAGTGAGCCCCTTGGTTCTAATGAGTTTCCTGATTTCTTATTAGGAATTGGAGAGACTAAAAAAAAGTACAACCAAGAACTTTTTTGGCTTTACTTAGAGAACAAGACATATACTAGCACTTATTCATTTGGGACTTCTTCTTTAGATTCCTTGTTAGACAACATCCTAACTAAGATTGGAGAACCTAACAGATTAGAAGGAAAACTTAAGAAAGTAGACAAGCTGACTACTCCTATTCTGATAGAGAAGTTTGGTTCTAAAGATATAGATGTGAAATCTAAGAAGTTCTTCATTGAAGACTTGCAGATATTCCAAATGTATGAAATTCTTTCTTTCAATTCAAAAGGCGGATTCACTACGAAGAACAGAGAAAAGAACTTGATGGTCTCACCAGTCTCAAATGCAAACTGTACAATATGTGGTAGTATTGATGATTGGCTCAGAGAATTCAAGAATGTTTTGAACAACAATCCTGACAGTATCCTTCTCAGGAATCTGCATAGGTTAGGTCTTTCTGCTAAAGAAGCAGTTCAGATTATAAATGATAGGTTGGTCCACCCACTTTTGTACCAAGATATGAGAAGCGTAAATTATGACCACAAGTTTGAAATTAAAGAATTGTTTTAATTATGGTTGATTTAAAAGTTTTAGAAGACCTTATTTACAATAACAAGGTTTCTACAGTCTATACTGAAGAATCTTTCAATGAGAAATATTCTAAGTTCTTAGAAGAAGGTTTTGAAGACCAAGGTCTTGAGATTGAGAATCCTTTAGTAGTCATTGTTCTAGATGCGTTGTTCAATGTTTTCTGCCAATATCCTGGGTTTAAGTTCTCTCAGATAAAGTGGAAGTTTGGTATGAGCAGAGTCTATACATCATTGTCAAGCATGTATAATTTCTTTATGGAATCTATCATCAATGCTTTGATTGAGAAAGAGAATCAACAGAAATATGAGGAAGAAATTGAGAAGATAGTCAATCGAATTAAAGAACAAAAGTAAAATAAAAGTGATGAGTATTTTTAGTGTTTTAAATTTTAAAAGAAAAAAGAATATGGAAACTAATCAAAAATTGAAAGAGAAAGAAATTGAACTGAAGCGTGCTGAAATTTCTAAGAAAAGAAAAGAGAAAAGAGATGCACTGAAATGTAAGGTTTTAGAAGACCGAATTGCTCGTAACAAAGAAATTGAAGACTTGCTTCGTGAATATGAAATTGAAGCAGTCTATACATATCGCTCTGATAGACCAGCAGAGATTCCTGCTGTAATCACAGAGACTTCTGCTTTTACTGATATGGAACGTAGAACTACCAAATATGCTTGTCATAAGGTGACTGTTGTAGGTCTTACACAAAAATCTGTTGATATTGAAGGTAAGTACCGAATGCTGATTGGCTATTCGATTTATAACCCAATTGACAACTATTCTAAGCAGGTTGGCTATCAAGAAGCTGTAAAGAATATCTTGAAGAAAGACCAGTTCATTACTGTTGACAACTTGTCTACAAGCAGAAACAAAGAACTGTTCAATACTATTGCAGAACATATTATTGACGAGAAAGAAGTCATAGTAGGAACCGAAAAATAAAGAAGACTATGAGTACAGTAACTGCGAACTGCTGGGTAGAAGAGTTAGATGACTATGCTGATGTTGAAGTCGAAGTTGATGATGTTCTTGATGATGTCTTAGAAGAAGCTTCAGACCAAGATATCATTGATGAGTATGAAGCTAGAAATCTACATAAAGTACCTCAAGCTGAATTAGAAAAGGACCAGATTGTCAAAAAACTTCAGAACAATTCTGATTTTGACAATCATAACTTGATTTGCGATATTCTTGGAATCTCTTACTATGAACCTAATAAGAAAGAGATTGTTCAAGAATGGATAGACAAAATCTTAAAAGCTAGATAGCATGGATATAACCCAGTTAGTTTTTATACAAAAAGAAAACTCTCATATTAAAGAAGCTGCAAGGTTCTTTAGTAATGGTTTAGGAGCTTTTATTCTTGATTATGGAAATAATCTTTATGAGATTATTCCTGTCATAGGAAATGCTCAGAACAACAAACCAGCTGAAGAGTTTGAAGAAATTGGAAATCTTTATACTTGCACTGTCAATTCAATTGATGATGTTTTCAAATGTCTCAAAGAAATAGAGAGTTTTCATTCTTAAATTTAAAAATTGTTAAAAGGTTTCTAAAGATTTTTATTTTTAGGAACCTTTTTGTTATTTTTGCAAAGTACTTAAAAATAGAAACCTCATGGAAAATAAACTTATAGCATTATATGGACCTGCTGGTTCTGGCAAAGACTTTTTCTGTAAAGCTTTGAAGTTCATCTACAATAAAGTAGTTGCTCAGTATTATTCAAATACTCTAGAACCAGTATCACCTAAATACTTTCAACTTTTTACTGAATTCTTCATTGATGATTATAAAGAGGAAGACAATTATGTTTTCAGGTTAGCTTTTGCAGACCAGCTCAAAGAATCTATTTCAGTGACATTCAATGTTCCTTTGACTTGGCTTCATGATTCTTATTATAAAGACAATGCTTATATCAACATGTCTACATTAGAACTTTATAAAAGTGAAGAAGACATTCCTAAAGGGACTGATTATATTATAGTTTCAGATGAGCTATATGCCAATGTAATGTACACAAATGTATTTGGTGGACCAAGTTCTGATGAAGAACGAACAGTTAAATCATTATTAGGTGCTAATAGGGTTTTCATGAAGATTCGTGACTTGATAACTTACTATGGCACCTATGTCATGAGAAATACATTTGGCAACAATTTCTGGATTTCTAATCTTTTCTCTAAAAAGGAATTTAATCTTTATAATCAGAAAAATATGAAAGGTTCTCCTGGTTATGTATTGATAGTGACTGATGTCAGGTTTCAAAATGAATATGATGAATTGAAAGACAAAGGAGCAATCTTTATTAAAATTGAAAGTGATTTCAATGAGAAGTCCGTAGGTGGAGTTCCTGAATCTTTTTATGATAACTTCACTTATGACTATATCTTTGAGAATTCAAAGGACGAGTTCAAGTTTGCTTACAATCTTAAGAAGATTTTTGAAAAATTATTTCCTCAACTTATTGAATCGAAGGAGTAAAGTCTTCATATAAAAAGAGAATTTGGTTATTTTAATAGTGATTTAAAAATTTACAAACGTTATGGAACAGAGAAAAAGACTTTTGAGTAAAGAGTTGATTGCATTCAAGAAAAATGCAGTCATTGTTGAGAATCTTGATAAGGACTTCTCTAAAAAGCCTAAAGAAGAAATTCTGGATTTCTTTTCAGAAAGACCTTATGTCGTAGCTCTTCAAAATGAGCTGATGAACCTTGGTTACATGATTGAGCTTAATGTTCTTGCTGCTCTTACAGAAGAAGATGCTAAGAGAATTTCATGCAATGTCCTTAGTTATGCACAAGACCTGTTAGGTGCTGACCACGATTGGAAGCCTTTGTATGGTGGATTTCCAGCTCAGGTTCAAGACATGTCAGAAATTGAACTTCTGATTGACCAGATTGTTCACTATATGTCAATGGGAACTTGGATGCCTAGTGTACCTAAGAAATACCAAGACATGAAGAACAAAGACGTCTTTGATTGTCCTTCATATGTGACACTTAAAGGAATATCTTATGATGACTTTTTGAATATTTTCTATTCAATCTGTGGTTCTAAGAACTCTATCACTCCTTTTGATAAGGAAAGTATTGAATGGTTCTTAGCTAACAAGAAAGAAGAATTGGACATTCTGACTATGTCAATTCCATTCAAAGAAAATCTTTGCATCTTCTTGGACCAATATCCAGAATTTGTTGAAAGTTCTTCTACAACAATTAATGACATTCTCAGAACTATTGTTTACAGACAAGGTGGTGATATCACATTGCCTGCCCTTCCTAAGAAGATGGTCAAGGACCCATCTTATGTTTGGTCTGATAAGAAGATAAAGAATCCAGAAAGAGAATCATTCAAATTCAAGAAGATGACTAGAGCAGAACGTCGGTACTTCTTGGAGATGATTGAGAAGAAAGTTTCTTTGAAAGGTGTTACTGCTTGTGTTCTTGATGCCAGAAAATATCAAGGTCGTTGGATTCGTTTTGGTGAAATTTTACACCCAGGTCAGTATGCTTCTAGATATGAGAATGCTTTCAAGTTCTTTGATGAGCTTCGAAATAACAAAATGGAACTGAAGTCTTGGAATTCTCATGTTCTTGACTTGTACAGAAAGCTTGGAGGAAAGAAAGAGAACTGTGATATGAGGAATATTATAGCTAAAGTTTCTGAACGACCTGGTGAATTCATTCGTCGTTTTGATTCAATCTATAGACGTTCTGACCTGAAGTCTAAAGATGCTCTTATCAATGCAATGTGTTCTCTTGAAGGTGCTGCATCTAAAACTCTTATTGAGTTCTACACTCATATTGACAAGAGAACTAAGTCAATGCCTAGATTTGTGACTACTCCAGGTTCTAGAAAAAGAACTTCATTGCCAGAGTTGACACCATTGGCTGAAACTGAAGTCAAGTCTATCAAAGGTGCTATCATGAAAGCTTTGGTAAATACTTTGTCTACTAAAGAATCTTGGACCGGCAAGACAGTTGTTCTTGATTCTGATTTGGCTCAGATGTACTTCCCAACAGACATGAGAGCTTTGAATGAAGGAAAGCTTACTATTCCTAGAGGATATAAAATTCCATTCAAGGAGATAGGACCTAACAATGAAGACACTGTTCGTTTCTATACTCATTGGTATGACCCACATGGAACTATTGACTTGGACCTTCATGGATATTTTGTCTCTGAAGATTACAAAAAGTCTGAAAGTGTAGGTTGGAACACTTGCAACAAGAATGCTACTTATGCAACTTATTCTGGTGACGTCCGTCACGTAGTTGGTGATTGTGCTGAATATATTGATGTACGAGTTAAAGATGCAATTGCTCATGGATGGAGATATGTTCTCTTGAATCTTAACTCATTCTCTGGTCAGCACTTTAACACAATGGAAGCTAACTTTGGTTTCACTTATAGAAAAAAACCACAGGAAGATAAAACTTGGAAACCAAAACAAGTTGTTCAACAAATCAAGCTTACATCAGAGTCTCAAAACATTTGTTGTGCTTTGATTGACTTGAAAGAACAATGGATTAAAGTCATTGACTTTGATTGGGATGGAATTCCGGTAGCAAATGTTTATAGCAACCAACTTGGCAACTACTGTAAGTTCTATGCAACTAATCCAGAGTTGAACCTTGAACTTATGCTCAAGCTTAACGCTCTTGCAAGAAAAGCTGATAAAGTCATCTCATTAGAAGATTACGATAAGATGCTTCAGGAACTTGAAGAAAAGAATGCTGTCAGAAGAGAGAATGGTGAAGAGGAACTTGGAATTGACACTTCTGATTACATTGTCTTCAAAGCTCAAGATTTTGTTGATGATTATACTAAGATTTTGAATCTTGTCTAATCGAAAAAGCATTTTCTTAGTAAAATAGAAAGAGAGCAACAAAGCTCTTTTTCTTATTCTTAAAAATTACTACAGTGAAATTCAACCACATTATAGATTTAGACAATACCTATCAGAAGAGCAAAATCTGGTTCTCATCAGACTTTCATCTTTTTCATGCTAATGCTATCAAGCATGCAAGTAGACCATATGCAAATGTTCAAGAGAACTACGATGCTGTCATGAAAGAGATTAATGATAAAGTAAAGCCTGAAGACTTTCTTATCTTGCTTGGAGATACTATATGGAATTCTCAAAGGACCAGAATAACAAATTTCTTCTTAAATCTTCCTACTCATAACATCATTTATTTGTTTGGGAACCATGATAGAGAGAAAGATTATAGAGAAGCTATTGAATGCGGTCTTTTCTTATCAGCAGGAAGATTAGAGCATGTCAAGTTTGTTTTAGAAGGAGAATCATATGAGGTTTCATTATGTCACTATCCACTTTTGACTTGGAATAGGAAGCATTTTGGTGCTATCATGTTGCACGGACATTGTCATGGAGCTATAGATGATTATAATGAAAGTGTTCCAGATTTGAGAGTTGATGTTGGCTGGGATTCTAAGATAGCTAGGAATAGACTTATTGAGTTGAGAGAGATTATAGAATATTTCAAACAGAAAACTAAAGGTCAGGAATTTGCTAAGTGGAATTCTGAAAACAGGACTTTAGACTAATTGAAAAAACCATGAAGAAACTTGTCTTTGTTTTAGGTTCTGTAGTGGACCTATTTGGAGAGAAATGCAGAGTAGTCAAGGTTTATGAATCTACAAATGAATATGACCTTGAAAGTTTAGAACTAACTGATGAAGAAGGAGAACCTTGCTTTTATAATAGAGTAGGTTTTGACTCTTTGTCTTAAACATAAAGAAAAAGAAAAATGGAACAAGAAAAACCTTTAAAAGCTTGTAATTGTTGTGAGCCTTGTTGTGATTCTGGATGTAACCCTGAGCCTTGTTGTGATTCTGGATGTAACCCTTGCGAAGCTAGAGTAATAAATGAACCACCACAATTAGTAAATCCAGAAGCAGTAGAGTATTGGCAGAAAAATTCTAATCTGATTAAATGGGCTAAGTTTGAACTTGATATTGCAGGTTACACAGAATATTCAAAAGATGAACGAAAGCTGTTCAGAGATGATTTGTTAGAGCTTTTGACCGTAATATCAGCTCAAGGTCATTCAGGTGGTTCTATCAGTCATTTGTTAGCAATGTTCAATCGATTAGTCCAATTCAAACCATTGACTCCACTTACTTTTGCTGATAACGAATGGAATTTAATAGGAGGATTTAATGATGACAAAGGTCCAGTCTATCAAAACTGTCGTTGTTCATCTATCTTCAAAGATAAAGAAGGAATTCATGATATTGATTGCTTCGTTAAGAAAGAAGTTCTGGTTAAAAGATTTGATGGAACTGAAGAAGACCGTTCAGAGAATCCAATGTGCTGGTCAGGTTCTCTAAGAGAAACTAAAGATGGTGTTTACACAGGAAGATGGTTCGGTAAAGTGAACATTAAAGACCCTAGTAAAGAATATACTCCAGGAACTAAGTATTATATTCCTTGTACTGGTGTTAAAGTTGGTCCTGATGATTGGGAAATGTATGCTGAAGCTGATGAGATTGCTAAGATTGAAGAATCTGGAATCTTTGAAATCCAATGGAGAACTGATGATATGTAAAAAGATGTTAAAAGATTCAACTGGATTTTTTTAGTTGAATCTTTTTACTTATATTTGCATCAAACTTAAAACTTACTGTTATGAACCAAATTGATTTTTCTAACTTAAGAAGTCTTACTGAATTAGTAATCAAATATGAAAAATCATATCGTAATGGGTCTCCACTTATTACTGATTATGATTATGATATGAAGGTTAAAGAATTGAAGGATATGGAAGATGAACTTCATTATGCCTTTCCTGATTCTCCTACTTTGAATGTAGGCTCAGACCTTCAGAAAGAATTCAAAAAAGCTAAGCATAAGATTCCTATGCAGTCAATTGAAAATGTCTATTCAGATGAAGAGCTTATTGACTGGCTTAATGGAATCATTGCTCAATGCAAAGATAAAGTACAGTTCACTTGTGAGCCTAAATATGATGGTCTTGCGGTCTCTTTGATTTATGAGAAAGGAAGACTTAAACAAGGGATTACCCGTGGAGACCAAATCACTGGTGATGATGTGACTGCAAATGTCTATCAAATAGAGAACATCCCTAAAGTTCTTCCTTATCCACTTGACATTGAAGTCCGTGGTGAAGTCCTTATGCCAGTAGAGGTTTTCAAAGAACTTAACAAGAAAAGAGAAAAGAATGGAGAGAAACCTTTTGTCAATCCTCGTAATGCTTGTTCAGGTTCTTTGAAACAGTTGAATCCAGCTATAACTAAAGAACGTAAGCTTATCTTTGCAGCTTATTCAGCTTATATAGACAACTTAGTTCCTAATAATGATTTAGATTTCAGAAACCAAGCACTGACTTTGCTTTCTCTAGACACTTTAGGTTTCTTCAGACATCAGTATTTCATTTCTTCAAAAGTTGAAGAGATTATTGCCTGGCTTAATGCATTCAATGAGACTGAAAGACTTGCAAACATTCTTGAATATGAATGTGATGGTGCTGTCATCAAAGTCAACTCTAAGAAGATTCAAGAAGAACTTGGTCTTGGGACTACTGCACCTAAATGGGTCAAAGCCAGAAAGTACACACCAGAAAACCAGTCTACAAGAATCTTGTCTGTAGAGTTTTCTGTAGGAACCTTTGGAGCTATAACACCAGTTCTTAATCTAGAACCTATCTTCATTTCTGGAACTACTGTCTCTAGAGCTACAGCAAACAATGAAGACTTCATCAACAAGTTTGACCTGCATTATGGTGATTATGTCTATGTTGAGAAGTCTGGAGAGATTATTCCTAAAGTGATAGGTGTAGACCAAGAGAAAATCAACATTGACATTGCTCAAGGAACTAGAGGTGCTAAGATAATCTTTCCAAAAACTTGCCCTGATTGCGGGACCACTTTAGTCAAAGAAGGAGCTATTTGGAAATGTCCTGAAAGAGAAATGTGCATACCTCAACGAATAGGTCGTCTTGTACAGTTCTGTTCTAAGAATGCTATGAATATTGAAGGTATTGGTCCAGCTGTAGCTAATGACCTTATCTTACATGGAATTGTTGAGACTCCAATAGACCTTTATGGTTTAGCTGATTGCTTTACCGTAGATGAGATTGTCAACTCATTACCTAAAGGTTATGGCAAGAAAACCATCAAGAAGATTCTTGAACAAGTTGAGAAATCAAAAGAAAGACCATTTGAAGCTTTGTTGTTTGCTTTGTGTATTGATTCTCTTGGAAAGAACACAGCTAAACTGATTGCAAACCACTTCAAGGACCTTGACACATTGATGGATGCTTCTACAGAAGATTTCCAGAAGTTAGAAGGAATTGGTGAAATCACTGCTAAGAAAATTTACTGGGGATTACGTCAAGATGACTCACTGGAATGTGCAAGAGAGTTTGGACTGAAAGTTTCTATAGAAGAAGAGAAACCCGTCCAAGAAGAAGCCCAGGCGAACCCAGAGTTAGTAGGAAAAACAGTCTTGTTCACTGGAACTTCATCTTATTTTAACAGAGAGAATACTGAGAAGTTCTATAAAGGTCTTGGCTGTATCTATGCTTCAGGTGTCAACAAGAAACTTGACTACTTGATTACAGGTGCTAAACCAGGACAGAATAAAGTTGATAAGGCTAATGCATTAGGCATTAAGATTTATACAGAGGAAGAATTCTTGAAAGAGTTTGGGCTCTCAATTGGATGACAATTGTTTCATAATAGATTAAGTTTTGATTCAAAATCCAGTTTAACATTTTGACCTATAGATAGTTAAGATGATTAAACTGGATTTTTGCTATGTGCACAGTATGTGAAAACGGAACTCATAAGAGAAAATTCAAGTGGATTGAATTAGTCACTTCAGGATTTAATGGAGAGACTTCAGCAACTGGATTCTGTGGAGTTCTTGCTTGTCTAGTCTCAATGTTGTTCTTGATAGTCCTTATCATATTTTACTTGTTCAACCTTCCAGAAGCTACTACTATAATGGCTCTTATTGACAAGCTTATGCTTCTCTTTGGTATCGGAGCTTCATTGCTTGGATTGCGTAAAGTATCTGGAGTCTTTGGAGGTAAAGGAAAAGAAATTGTCAAGTGCATAGAAGACTTGCAAGAAGAAAATAAGAAACCTGATTATTAAAATCAAAAGCACTGTTAGGTCATATAATTTTTAATGATTCAAAAAGAGAAAAAGAAAAGTGTGGATTAATCAAACTTTCATAGAAAGACCTAAACAAGAAATGATTGTTAATCCTAAAGGATGGAAAGGTCCTTTAAAAGTTGAATATGCTATATTGAGAGTAGGTCAGTATGACCCTTTCAATTCAGTATGTTTTAGAGTTAAAGGAACTAATCATACTTTTGCTTCTTTTGAAAATTCAATTAACTTGTCATTTCATGGAGATTATAAAAGATATTTTGAAACGACTCTTGAGAAATTTAGAGAAGATTTTTTGGAGTGGTCGAAGAAAGAAGAGTACCAAGAGTGTGAGTGGAAAAGAGAATATGATGATGAGTATCGAGGCAAAATCATCCTTGAATAATCCAAAAGAAATAACAATCAATTCTATAAAAACTAAAAAAGTAATAATACCTGATTAAAAATATTATGCAGAAGGTCACTGAAGAAAAATTTTTCCAGCATTTAGATAAAGAAAGACTTGGTCAAGTAACTAAACTTGTAGCAATTGAAGAAGATGTAGACATGACATTGTTTCATTTTGCTGATGGAACTAAATGCAATGTTGAGTTTTGCTCTCCATTGAATGACACTAAAGCTTTTGAGAACCACCAGATTATGGCGGAGGTCTCGGACCCTCAGAATATCTGGACATTCCAAGACAAAGTAGTCATTCCAAAAACTAAGAAAGCTATAGACCAACATGGCCAAGAATGGGAAATACCAGACCCATACTTAGACCCTAAAGGAGAGAAAGGACCTCATCAAGAAGTTACAAAAAAAATTGGCATCCCACCTAGAGTTATAAGAAGAAGTAACTTAAGTAAGTTTGGTATTGAGTCAGAACCTCAAAAACCTACTATAGATGTAGCTCAACCTGCACCAGAACAGGTAGAGCAACTTCGTAAAGATGTGAATACTGTAGCTGAAAGCCTTAAAGAACATTTGCCAGGTATTGTCTCTAGTCTTTCAGCTGGAAATGCTACTATTAATAAGCCAAATCCAGGAGAACCAGTATTCATCAACATTTCACCTATACAAGGTGGAACTTGGTCAGTCCAAGTGGACCAGATTGATAAGATTGGCCTTATAAAAGGTTCTGAACAGTATGTTGGTTATACTGAAGAGTTGTTCAACCATTTGAAAAATGAACAGAATCCACCTATTGAACAAGGAGAACTTGAAGACTCAGGAACTAAAACATTTAGTGAGAATGACCCAGTCTTCATTCTTATTGACAAGTGCAAGAAGAAAGAAGGAATCTGTAATCTTGAGATAAAAGCACAGTTGCCAGGAAAGTCAATATATACATTGATTCAAGATGAATACGATGAAGCTGATTCTGAAAAATTCTTTGATATTATCATTGACCAGTTGGATGTCAATGAAATCAAGAAAGCAATTAAAGAATCTTTAAAGGCTGCATATTCCTCTAGTACACAACAGTAATGAAATGAAATTTTACCTGACAGTCGAGCCCGTTTCAAAAATAAAGAATGTTTTTGTCAACTTGAGTGCTTTCTATATTTTGGACATTAAAGCAATTATAGAAGGTCTTAAGTTGAACATGAACAAACCAAGTAATGTCTACTTTGCTAATAATTACATTAGTGAGTTGATAGAAACTCAGGCTAAATCTAAAAGACTGCAGGGAATCATTTATATCAATTCTAACTTGAATGTAACTATCATAGACTCAATCTATAATCACATCAAAGAGCTTCCTACTATAGAAGGTATGGTCCTTATGGATGATGGATTCAATCCTAAACTTAAGGAATACCATAGGTTGTTCGAAGAAGTCTTGTTCTTTCCTACAGTAAAGAGAGTCAAGATATTAGAATGCAAGCCTTTCTCTATAGGAGACTTGAGTGCTAAAGATGCAGAAGACTAGTCTAGGAATAATAGATAAGATTGATAATTTCTATTAACTATGAGCAAGAAAGTTTACCATATAAATTCTAAATCTTCTAGACTTACTGAAGCTTTTAATTTTGATGATGAAGACAAATTAGAAGATGACAACTACAATGCAGCTGAAGAAAGCCTTAAGAAACAATTGAGGTTCTTGAAACAAAGAGAAGCTATAAAAGCTTTCTTAGATTTCTATGGTATTCAAAACTATACAATCTCAGAAGATGGAATCTTTGTAGATGGACCAGTGGACTTGTCATCTATGCATCTGAAAGTCATTCCATATAAGTTCCATACTGTTAATGGTTCTTTCAATATTTCATTCAATGAACTTACTTCTTTAAAGAATTCACCTGATATAGTCAGAGGGAACTTTAACTGTAATTACAATAAGATTAAGTCTTTTGAAGGAGCTCCTAGAATTGTAGAAGGAATCTTCTATGGAGAAAAACAAAAGTATGGTAAGAACATAAAGCTCTCAGATGAATTCTTTAAAGAATGGAATAATAATGGTCGAATAAATGAAAGCACTTCATTTAGTGGCAAAGTCAAGTTAGTTGAGACTGAGATGTTTGGTGACTTGCAAAGCATCAATGAAGACCTTCAGACATGTACAGTCAAGTTAGAGACTGGTGAAATTGTCAAGAATGTTCCTACTGATAAAGTAGAAGTTCTTGAAGACCTTAAGGAGCTAATCAAATAGAATTTTTTCTCTTTCTTTTCATAATAATAAGTTTTTTGGACCTAGCTTAATCAGCTAGGTCTTTTTTGTATATAATAGTTTGATAAAGAATAATTTAAACAATGTGGTCACCAAATAAGTTTGTAGTCAATCTGAAAGAAAAAGGAATCCAGAGACTTTTGTTCTGTGGAGATATACATGGAGAGTTCAACACTTTCTTGAATAATGTCAAGAGACTAGGTGAGAATGCTCTTATAATAGTTTGTGGAGACATTTCATTTGGTTTCAATAAACCTCAATATTATTTAGACACTTTAAAGAAATATGAAACAGCTTTGTCTAAACTGAATTCTTATGTTGCTTTTGTCAGAGGCAACCATGATGACCCTAGATGGTTCAATAACCTTGACAAAGTCTGTCCAGAATTAGAGACCTATTATCCTCATGTTTGGATTATCAAAGATTACCAGACTATACTTACAGAACAAGGCAATATCTTGTGTTTTGGTGGAGCTCGTTCAGTAGACAAGAATTGGAGAGTCAAAGGAACAAGCTGGTGGGAAGGAGAGATGCCTTTAGAAATGTCTGAAGAATTCAAGCAGTACATTGAAGAAGAAAGTCCTATCATAGACTATGTTGCTACACATAGTTCACCCAACTTTTGTGAACCTAAATCTAAACATGGTCTTGCACAATTCTACCTTTGGGATAAAGAAGTCTACAAAGATTGTGAAAGAGAAAGAGCCATTATTACAGATGTTTACAAGTTCTTAGTTGACAATAACACTCCTATAAAGAAATGGTTCTATGGTCATTTCCATTATCATTACAAGTCTATCATCAATGTCAGAAATGAGATAGAGACTAGGTTCATAGGACTAGACAGATGTCGATTGTCTTATGATTTAGTTGTTGAGAGTATTGGCAGAGATATGAAATTAAATTGTGATTTTTACGAAATCAACACAGCAGGTTATGATTTTTCAAAAATATTCCTAGATAAATAAGATGAACATAAGTTTATTATCTTGATAACTATAAAATTAAAATATAAGACTGATGAAAAATCTTCTATAAAACTTAAAGAATATAGAAGACAATACTCGTCAGTCTTTAAAGTATATTTTAATAGGTTATTAGAAGGAATGATTCCTAAAGAGATTCTTCATTTAAAGCTTAATAATGTTGATTTAATGAATTCTTCTTTTAAAGGTTCTGCTCTTCAAGAAGCAAGAACTTTATTAAAAGTTTGGGATTCTAAAAAAGAACAATTTAAAAATTATTTAATCTTTGGTGGTAGAAAAGCTTTTCTAGACCGGATTAAAGGAAACATTTCAAAAGAAGAACTTAGAGAAAGAAGACTCCAAAAACTTTGTTGTGTTGGTCAAGCCGCAACTAGAGGAAATATTATGTTTTCAATTCAAGAAGACTTTAATATCCTTTTTAAACCTTCTAAGAATGAACATAGAATTTTAGAGATTTTATCACCTTCTAAGAAAAGATATGCAAGAGAACTTAAAGCAATCTACATTAAGAGTTTTCTTGAGAAGAAATATCCAATTACATATCATCTCGATAATGATTTTGTTTATCTGACTTTTGATGAGGCAATCTTAAAAGATGAGAAGAAAGAATTAGGATATATTCCCAACAGAGTAATGGCTCTAGACTTGAATCCTAATTATATAGGTTGGTCTATAGTTGATTGGAAGAGTTCTTCTGAATTCAAAGTAGTCAAATCAGGAATCTATAACTTTAAGAATCTTAATGATAAAGAAAAAGAACTAAAAGATTTAAAGTTAAATAGTTCTCATCCTAAAAGGAAATATCTAAATAATAAAAGAAGAACAGAAATTTTTGAAGTCTCTAAGAACTTAATCAACAAAGCTTTATATTACAAATGTCAGATTTTTAGTATTGAAGATTTGAATATTCATGGTTCAAATAAAAATTTAGGAAAGAACTTCAACAAGTTAGTTAATAATCAATGGATTAGAACTGACTTAGTTTCTAATCTAGAAAAACGTTGTAATATATTTGGAATTAAATTCATCAGGTCTAAACCAGAATATAGTTCCTTTATAGGTAATTTCTTATATAGAAGTTTGAATTTACCAGATATGGTTTTAGCTTCTATAGAAATAGGACGTAGAGCTTTTGAATTCTATAACCAATACATTATCAAATCAAAAGAAATAAGAAAAAATATAGTTCGACCAAGCCTAGTAGATTTTAGAACGTTGTATCTCAAGTCGTTGGAAGAATTTGAGTTACAACCTATCTATAAAGACCTGATTGAGCTGTATTACTTTTTCAAAAAGTCTAAATTGCTGTATAGACTTTCTTTAGATAAGTTTTGTCTGGAGTTTTCTAGTTGTTTTTCAATCAAATCTCAATTGAGTGTTTATAATTCATAATAATTGAATTATAAACTTAATAAAAACAATACAGTGAATAAGTCTTTAAGTAATTTAACGCATCTCAAGTCATTTGCATCTTTAATATTCAACAGAGTAGCAAACGACAAATCATATGAGCATCCTTTCTTCTTGATAGAGATTATCCAGAGAAGAAAGGACAATCCTACTTTAGAAGCTCCTTATAAGACTCTGAAGTGGTTTGCGGTCTATAGTTCTGAAGAACTTACTGAATTATGCAGTCCTACTGGAGAGATTACTGAATATTGCAACAAGACTAACTCAAGAGCATACTTTCATGTAAACATTAAAGATAGTAGAGCAACAGTCAATGGCATGCTTTATCTGATAAGCAAGTGGAGCAACATCAACAACAATACATTGAACCAATTGCCTGAATGTTTCTACATAGCTGCTAGACAACAAGAGGCTAACATCAAGTTAGACAACATGTTCTGGGTCATAGATTTTGATTATAAGGATGGATTTGAAATTCCTGATGATTCTTCCATTGCATTAGAAACTATCAATCCTGAGAGCCCAGGCGCTTTCTATGAAGATGGTTTCATCAATTCTGTTAGAAAGAAATTCATAGAGTTCATAACTCAGAATTTACAAGAAGAGAAGAGAGATTTCTATTTTGTAAATTCTTTTACAGTAAAGACAAATCAAGGTTTTCATATTGTGATTCCACCTTTTGATTTGACTAAAGAAGTCAAAAGAGATTTGCCTAAGTTTCTTGAAGATGAAGTCAAGGATTTCCAGATGATAATTAAGGAAGAAATCAGATTGTTAGACAGAATAAAGAAGAATAATTCAACAATATTGTACAAGCCATGAATGAATTTGAAATTACATTAACTAGAGAAGAATTTTTAGGTAGTTTTGGTCTGCCTGAAGAAAAATTAAAAAATCTGGAGCCATTAGAAAATATTAAGAAAAAAGACAAATTAAGAGAAGAACTTTACCAAATGCTAAATGATTCTGAGAATCTTAAAATCTATTATGATAAGAACCAAGAAGAACTAACAGAATTATTGAATACAGTAAAGAAAATCTCTTCTGATATAGAATCTAATTATCCAGAAATAGAAGATACTCAAATAGACCAGTTTATTGAAATTACTAATTTTTCTTGGGTGTCTTCTATTAAATTATTTTTACATTTTATTCCTAATGATTGTTTCTCTAGAAAATTTAGTGGAAAAATTAATATTAATGAAATATCATTTAAAGAAGATAACAAGATAGACCAAGCAACCGTAGACTTGTATTTTCCTGATAAAGAAGAAGACTTCTGTATTCAAGGAGAACCTATAATCAAGCATTCTTTACTTTATTTGTTTCAGTTTAATAATTGGAATAATATTAGGAATGATTATTCATTTAAAGGAATTGAAGAGATTGTAAACTCTGAAGAAAAAAGATTAATAGAAAATTCTGATAACACTAAAAAATTTAAGTATCAATTAGATAATTATTTTAAATTAGCTTATACAATAAATTTTTTACTTAAAGGTTTAAATTCGGAAAATATCCGTAATTCATTGAAAAATCAATATGAATATTGTGTCAAAGATTATATAGATTCTAATTTAAAAATTAATTATTATTGGGTTGATTTAGATAAAATATATTATGCTTTAAATTTTTTAAAAAATGTAATTATTAAAGCTAAAAAAGAAGAAAAAGATAAGTACGAAGAAAAATTAAAAAATCTTTTCGGAGAAGAAATAGAAAAACTTTTAGGAATTCAAAGTAATACAAATAATTATTTGTATTCTATTATCAAGAAAATCTATCCAAAATATTTAGATTTTAGAATACGTTCTATTAAATTAAAAGTTTTAAAAAATGCCGAGCAAAAAGAAATTCTAAGAAGCTTATTAAAGGATAGAACTATTATTCAGAAAAAATATGATAATGGAATTATAGAATTTAAAGCAGATTATTTCTATAATATAAAAAACAAATCTATACACAAAAAATATAATGATTTATACAATAATATGATAGAAACGGCAATTTCAAATCTTATTTTATCTTTGCCTGAATATTTTTAGAACCTAAAACAGTTGATGAATTCAGAATTCTTTCTGATTCATTTTTTAATCCAAACTATAAAAAACCTGTATATTTCTCATGAAACAATTTGCTAAACTTTCATTACATAATAGAAAGGAACAAATTAAAGAAGAATTTCATAATTTGCTTAATGAAGCATTTTCTGTAAAATATGCAGAAAGTGACCAGAATAAAGAATCTAAAGATTTTGCCATTTTGCTAAATGCTCTAGTTCAATATATCAAGCAAAATTATTATATTAATGGGGTTTTAAATCCTGATGTCGATGGAGCTTTAGATTATGATAATAAAGATGATGATAAAAAATATAAAATAAAATATGAGAATTTTCAATCTAATATTGACTATATCAAATCTATAGGAATATTTTTTCTGCTTTCTCTTTCTACAGAAAAAGCAGAAGGTGAAGTAGACCCATTAAAAATAATCTTTAATGAAGATGGAACCGCTGAATATAGTGAAATAAAATTGATACTTCCTAATTCTCTAGATGTTTTTGAAATCTTTGGTATTGGAGTATTACGTCATGAATTATTTCATTTGTTTCAATATATCAATTGGAAAGGAATATTTAGTTCAAATCAAAACATTTATGATAATGGCCAGAAATATTCTATTGCCGAAATGGATGAAGAACTAGAAGCCTATCGAAAGAAACATGGAATAACCTCTGAAGAGGACAAAAAGAAAAATCCATATTTTACTATGGAAATTATTTCTTGGCTTTGTTATTATTTGAATCCATTGGAATCCCAAGCTTTTTTACAAACCGCTTATCAAGATTATATTTCAGTTGAAAAAAAGAATGATAAAGCATTAAAGAAAAAATTTAATAAGTTCCAATATAAAAATTCTATTTTAAATAGAATGCATTTTCTTCAAGAGGCTATTATGTCATCTGATAGAATTGAGATAGAGAATATTACCAAAAAAGTCATAGGTAAATTTATAAATGACATATTAAATGTTCCAATAGATTCAAATAATTATTTGCTTAAAATCTATAAAGAACTAGAAAAAAGAAGCAAAAAATTTATATACAAATTAGAAAAACTTTTTTATCTAGCTGAAATAGAAAGAAATGAATTATTAAAAAACCTAGAAAAAGATAATATTGTTACAGAAAGAATAATGAATGAGTCTGGTAAAATCATTTTTTATTCTACATATCTGTATAACTTATCAACATTTAACTTCCCATTATATGAAAGTTATTTAGATTTGAAAGCTAAATTAGAATTATATCAAAGAGCTACTAGAGAATCTAAAAACCTATAACTTGGTCATTATCTTATAATGTATTCATCTGTAATTTCTAATTTTTTAATTGGTTCTATAGGAAATCTATTTTCACAAACTGATTTCCTATTTTTTGAAAATTATTTATTTAAAAGGTCCCAGGAATTCCAAAGCAAATTTGACTAGCTGGCCCCCATCCGGTCAAAAGAAATATGAGATACCATGGATTACTCAGTTTAAGTTTACTATACTTAGGTAATGGCTCACTTCCTGTATAGAATAAAACTTCCATCAGACTTATCAAATCATATATACCCTTTGCATTCTGGTCAGAAAACATCTGTCTGACCTTGAATGCTTGTGGGTCCATACAATATTCCCAATCCTGAATCTTAGGAAAACCTATATCAATAACACTCTCTATAGTATCGGCATTAAGAACATCAACAGCACTTACATTCAAGTTTATGATAGACATTGGAATCACAAAGATTCCTGGTTTTTTAGTCAAAGACCTTGGAGTAAAGAAGAAACTCATGCTTTCAGGTTTCAATAAGAAAGGGACCATTGCATTCACTAATGTGTTATAGACTGCCGTGTATGCAACATCAAAAGCCTGTAAAGCTACATTGATTCCATCTACTATTGCATTGATGCTTGTCAAAGCTCCACCTACTACAGTATCTGCAGCTGAAGAAATACCATCTCTATTCTGCTTGAGCATCTTAATAAGAAGTTTGTTCTTATAGACAAGAACTTCATTAATCTTCTGCTTAATCTGAAGTTCAAGTATATAAATCTTGTTCATATAATAAGCTGAATAAGCCTCAATCGGAATTGCATTCACATCTATAATCATAGCAGGAATTCCAACCGCTATATCAAGTAAAGAGTTCATATATTCTACAGCGTCAGATATAGATTGAAAGACATTTTCAGCTTTGTCTTTAAGACCACAGATGGCACCAGTTACTTTAGCCATTTTGAATTCAGACTCACATTTCTTAGAACAGAAACCTGATTCAGTTGGATAATCCATATGTCCTTTGCAGATAGGACACTCTTGACCTGGGTCTATGACTTTTCCATCTTCTGCTAATTCGGTGTTCTTGTCTTTTTTGAATGACTTCAAGATGTTCTTGGCTTTCTCAATAGTAGTGTACATGTTAACTGCATTGAGAAGCTGGTCTTTAGAAAGAGGTGGAAGTGTTAGAACATTTTCAGGCATTAGATGGAAATCGTTTTAAAGATTTTTAATACAATATGTATCAATGGTTTAAAAACCTTTTTGTAATTTTGCAACCAAATCATTAAAACAATATATACAATGCGAATTGATTTTTGTAAAACAAGAGATGTAAAGAGTCCTAATCGGAACACTAAGGAAGATGCAGGTGTAGATTTCTATATACCAATGTGTTATTTAAAAGAACATGTTGATATTACTGGAGAATCAGATTCTTATTTAGAATACACTGAAAGTTCTAAGAAGTTCTTACAGGACTTACGAGATAAGAATGGTGACAGAATTAAGATTGAAGAACCTAAAGCATTAGGAGAAAATCTGAAAATCTGGATTCCGATAGGTTCAAGAGTTTTGATTCCAAGTGGTATTAAAGTTAAAATTCGTCGAGGAATCATTCGTAGATTCTTGAATTGGATGTTTGGATTAGGAGATGCTTTGATTGCAAACAACAAGTCAGGTGTTGCTAACAAGAAAGGATTAGTGGTAGGTTCTTCTGTTGTAGACTATGAATACCAAGGCGAAGTTCATTTGTCTTTAATCAATACAGGTAATGAAGATATTTGTATTGAATCCGGAGAAAAGATTGTTCAGTTTATTTATTTCCCAATTTATTTGAGTGAATATAATCAGATTCCTCAGTTTGTATATGACAAGTTTAGTCCTTCAGAAAGAGGTAAATGTGGTTTTGGTAGCTCCAATGATAAGTAAACTCAATGTTTGTATTCATATAATTCTTAGCAAAAAGGAAGGTTTCTTTAATAGGACCTTCCTTTTTCTATATAATGAATATAATATTTAATTTTAAAAATAAAAAATATGCTTGAAAATATAAATCCTTTTTTGATTCCTGAACTAGAAAAATCTCCTCTTAAAATCATTGCTGGTCCTTGTAGTGCTGAAACTAAAGAACAAATTTTAGAGACCGCAGCTCAACTTTCTAAAATAGGCATAAAGATATTCAGAGCAGGAGTTTGGAAGCCAAGGACGAAACCAGGTGGCTTCTGTGGAGTTGGTCTAGATGCAATACCTTGGCTACATCAAGTCAAACAAGATTATGGAATGAAGATTGCTATTGAAGTTGCTAAACCAGAACATGTCAAAGCTACTAAAGAATTTGATATCTTCTGGATTGGGGCTAGAACAGTAGCAGACCCATTTGCCGTCCAGTCTTTAGCTGATGAGTTTGACAAGTTCACTGAAGAAGAAAAGAATTCAAAATGGATTTTTGTCAAGAATCCTGTTTCGCCTGATTTAGCATTATGGATTGGTGCGATTGAAAGGTTCTATAATGCAGGATTCAGGAATATTGCAGTCATTCATAGAGGTTTTACTTCTATTGACAATGGAATTTACCGGAACAATCCAGAATGGTCTTTGCCTATCTCATTGAAATCAAGCTATCCAAATATTTCTATGTTCTGTGACCCAAGTCATATTTCTGGTAAGAGAGAACTGATACCTAGTTTGTGTCAGCAAGCTTTAGACTTAGGTTTTGATGGTCTTATGATTGAGAGCCATTATAGTCCAGAACATGCCTGGACTGATGCGGCACAACAGATAGAACCGGCTAGTTTGAACTTTATCATAGACCAGTTAGTTATCAGAGACAATTTTGACTCAACAGAAAACATGAAAGTTCTTAGAACCGAGATTGATATCATTGATGACACTATGATGACTTTGCTGATGAGAAGATTCCGAGTCTGTAGAGAGATTGGTAAAGCAAAGAAAGAACATAATATGCCTATAATCCAATCTAAGAGATTCAATGAGATTTCTCAAAAGAGAGCCGAACAAGCACATAGGATGGATATAGACCCAGGTTTTGTCCGAAGATTGTTCAATGAACTTCAAAATGAAGCTATACGACAACAGCTTTTAGTTTAAAAAAGAAACTTCAGGTGGTTACTATGATTGGTAGTAACCACTTTTAGTATATAGAGAATTTTGATATTATCCAAAGGTGGAAATAGATAACCAGAACTTTTAGAATAAAAGTATATCGATGTCTGTATCAACACCTTTAATAAGAAGATTAAGAGATAATAGTGGGACACTTGTATGTCTTGGAAGTTGCCAAGAAGATATAGGTCTTAACCTTTTTCAAAGAAATCAGAATGTAGCTTTATCTCATTATGCTCTTTTGAATCTTCCTTCAGCCAATACAGTAGCTGCTCAAGATGCTTCTATTGATGTAAATAACTTTAACCTTACAAATATTCCAGGACATCTTTCTACGGTCTTTGGAACTAATACTAAGAGAACTTCATCTTGGCAGATTGCTGCTTCACTTCAGAACTACCTCATGAACTTTGAGACCGTTCTTCTCAATCAAGAGACATATAACTACCAGCTTACTAATACTGTATCTGAAAGATGTTTCTGGAAGTGGTTGTCTGAAACTGGTGCTATCAGATTTGTCAAAGCTAATATTGGAACAGATGAGACTTACTTTACTGAGTTTCCAGAAACTAAACAGATTACTGACTCTACTGGAGCTGTCTCTAGTATCTTGACAGGTTATAACAGAGTTGTAAAATGTTTTGGTGAAATCTCTGCTACTAATTCTGTATCTGGTGAATTTGGAATGTCTAATGAAGTCTATTGCAATATTCCAACTTCATATGGTTCTCCACTTCAGTACTTCAAGCAAGTTGAAGACCAGAATTACAAGCTTGGTGAAGTCTATACATCTTCTTCTGCTACATATCTAGAAGGTCGTGATGCTAATACTAATAACTCTCTTGTCTATACAGTAAACACTCCATTTGCTGATAATGCAGATGATGCTTACTTGCCTCATATCTTCACTACTGACAATCTTGGAAACAAGCAAATGACTTCTAAGACTTGGTGGGAAGCTGAAGGAATTTCTCTCAACAGAAACTCAGCATACAAATGTTATGTGACTAACAAGAGAATATCTGACCTTGAGGCTGATGAGAACATTGAAGCTTATGGATTTGACAAAGAAACTCTTTCTTTCTCTATGTCATTTGATTCTATAGGAACTGAAGAACGAGACCCAACAGCTTACCCAAAAGACTTCAAGAAAACAGCTGTAGATGGTGTCTCACTTGTCAAGAGAATTTCAGAACTTAGAAAAATTTATGGTGCTAGAGACAATGAAGAGATAACTTCAGATATCACATTAGATGACATCAACACTAATGAGAGTTATGTTGTTGATAAAGAGTTCCAGTTCAATGCAGTCCTTCTTTACTATACAGTCTATGATTCTCAACAGAAGATTCCTTTAGCAACTAACCTCTTTGGAATCCTTTTCTTAGACAGCCCAGTCTATTCAAGCAACAATGGTGTTGACAATTCAGGAGCTCATCTGAATTTCTATATTCCACCTTTAACTAAGAAGAAATCTGATGACTATGGTTTTGGTACTGGATTCTCTTTCAGAATCAATGTCAAGACTTTGTCAATCTATGACAACACAGATGCTTACATCAATGACCAGACTACTTCAGCATCTATTCAAGGTGATGATTTCAATGAAGTGCTGCATAATCTGAATCGCTCTATTGAGATTCTGAACACTAATGCAGCTACTACCAAGAAGATTGCTGACAAGTACATTGAAATCTATAACAACCAGAAATCTGTTATGGATGATGTCATCAGCCTTAAAGAAAAGGTCAACAATATTCTTGCAAACAAGTTTGGTGCTATAAACTGTTCTACATTAGAGGCGGACATTGCAGTCAAGTCTAATGTCTTTACAGCACCTACTACTCAAGACACTACAGATGACTATATGGAATTCAAGTTCTTAGACACTTCTTTGAATTCCTATCAGGAACCTGTCTTGCGTCTTGACAGAGAGAATGGTGCTTTCATGCCTAAGACCGACGTGTCAGTCCTTAAACAAGACAATGACTACCAGATTATCAACTATAAGACTAATAATCTTTATGATGTTTCTGACGAGACTATTCAGGACCTTATCAAGAACATGAAGGTCATCTTAGCAGAGACGGCTATTGAAGAGAAGTCTGAAGTGATTGATTCTGAAGGAAATGTTGGATACACACAGACTAACAGTATTGAGTATATTATAAGTCCTGAGTCATTCCAAGCTACTGCTGAGTCTACTATAAACAAACTCAACTATTTGCTTAGGACCACCAATGAGACAGCTATAGATGACACTTCAATCTCATATTCAGAAATCAACTACCTTAAGGTCATTCCTTTGCTTGTTAGATTTTGTCAATGCATAGACCCAGATTACTTGAGTTCTGGTTTAGTCTTTGTAATCAACAATGCATTCAATGATGAAATCATCAATGTTGATGCTGATGGAACTTTAGAGCCTGATGAACAGACTGAGAACTATATGAGACTTACATTTGACTATACTTTGAAGAGAGGTTCATTAGCAGTCAAAGTCTATTACAAAGTTTCTGATGTAGGCTCTACTGAAGTACAAGATGTAAAAGATTATGCTTGGGTTTATTTCACTCTTAAGAACTTAGGCAATGGTCAGTTTGAACCTAATATTGAAGTTGATGATGAAATAACAATCATCAACAAGACTGACTATATTGGAACTACAGTTTATGTCAACAACAATGTGACTTCTCTTACAGCTTCTATAGTGCCAAACATATTGGCACTTAAGAATAGTGAAGAGCCTCGTTCTTGTCTTATTGAGCTTGGAGCTAAAGGTCAGCTTGATTCTGGTTCAGTAGGTGCTGTAGCAGACACTAAGTACTACAGATACACTATAGTTCAGAATGAGAATGCTACAGGAAGAATCTTGCCTACTAAGTCTGTCAAGATTTCTAAATCAAGCAACAAGATAGGTCTGATTGAAAGAGAAGACAAGTTCTCACAAAACTCTAGTACAGGTCTAGTCTTTGAAACTAAGACTATCAATGCTATAGATAGTATGCAACCAGTCATTGCTCAAGGTAGTGAACCTATTATCTTGTTAGATTCTTCTACTGAAACAATCTCAGACCAAGAATAAGAGATGAAAAAAGTCAGAACTAAAGAATTCAATTATAACTTAAACCAATCTTCTGCAAACGTGTTTGACTATTATGAACCTAATAGTCAAACACTTACAGAAGAGGAACTTAAGCATTCTACACCAGAGACTAAAGTCCTTACATTAGGAAGAGATTCTGATGATGCTTCTGCATATCCTGTTCTTTTCAAGAGAGATTCTCTTACACAAGGACATGCTATGGTTGACTTCTGGGCTTCTGGTTTTGAATACAACAATCCTACTTTAGTAGACCCTTCTCTTTTTCATACTTGGTTCAAGATATACAAGAATCCTCAAGACCCAAGCATGCTTGTCTATAATGAAGGTGTGCTTGTTCCTGCTGGAAAAGAGTTCTTGTACAATAATGTTTCTGATGTAGACCCTAAATATCTAGTCTTTGATATCTCAACAGATGCTTCTTTCTTTGATGCTTCTGTTGAATATCTTTCAGACAATGAAACTGGTTATTGGATAGGTCCGGTGCAAATCAATATCTTTGACAACAATTCTGACATATGGAGACCAAAAGATGGGTCTGTTCCTGCACCTGTTACTGGAACAGAAATGTCTTGGCTCAACACTAAAGACTATGAAGAGAATTATATAATCAAAGATGAGAATGGCAATGAGGCTTCAACCTTTACTATCCTCTACAAGAATCCAGGTAAAGTACATGTCATGGTTTATCCTAGAGACTTTACTGGAACTAAGATGCGTAGAGCTAGAGTGAATTTTGAGGCTTATTCTTTGTATGTAGACAACTTTGCTGCATATGATTCTAGTGTTCCTGTTGAACAAAGAATCAAGAAGAACAGTTCTAAGAGCTTCTTCACTATAACTCAAGCAGGGAAGCCTATAATCATCAACATCACTGCTGATGGAGCTTTCAACAGAAATGAGATGAGCTATTTCCAAGATGGCAATGGAGAACTTATCCAAATGATTGGAAATACAATAAACATCAACTCAATCTATCCAGCTTTTATGGAAGGTGATATTCCATACCAGTACATAGGATTAGATTGTGTTACTAACAGTGCTATAAAGTCTGTTAAGATTCTTGATGAAGGAAAGAATCCAGTTCCTACTAATGTAGCTAATGTCTATGGTTACGATGATAAGCCTTTTGAAGGTTTCAGGCCTACAGAAAGTGATATCGAATGCAACTTCTATCTCAAGATAAAGAAATACCAAATTGACAATACAGAATCTGGTGATGAGACATTGAATCAGCCTTTAGTTTATAAGGTTGTGATAACATTAGATGATGGCAACAACACTAGTTATGAATTCAAGATAAACCAATATGGCTATATAGCGAACGATGATGTCAGATGCTATCACATCTATACTGAAGACAATGGTCAAGTCTTGACTGATGAAGAGAAGATGCACAGTACTCCAGAAAATAAGCTTAAGACTTCAGGAACGTTCTTGAATGACTCTTATATTTTCCCAATATACTTCACTAATGATTTTTAAATATACATTTAAAATTGATTATTTTTCATTTTTCTTAAAACATTTCTAGATAAATAAGATTGAACATACTTTTATTCTTTTTTGATAACTATAAAATTAAAATATAAGACTGATGAAGAATCTTCTGCTCATATTCAAGAGTATAGAAGACAATACTCATCAGTCTTTAAAGTATATTTTAATAGGTTATCAGAAGGAATACCTTCTAAAGAGATTCTTCATTTAAAACTCAATAATGTTGATTTGATAGGTTCTGCTTTCAAAGGTTCTGCTCTTCAAGAAGCTAGAACTTTATTAAAAAGCTGGGATTCTAAGAAATCTAAAAACAAAAATCATTTAATTTTTGGTGGTAGAAAATCTTTCCTAGATAGAATTAAAGGAAACATTTCAAGAGAAGAACTTCAAGAAAAAAGGTTGCAAAAGCTTTGTTGTGTCGGACAAGCAGAAAAGCGTGGGAATATCATGTTCTCTATACAAGAAGACTTCAACATTCTTTTTAAACCGACAAGACAAGAACATATAATACTCGAAGTTTTAGATTCTCAAAAGAAAAGATATTCGAGAGAACTTAAAGCAATCTATGTCAAAAGTTTTCTAGAAAAGAAATATCCAATCACCTATCATTTAAATTCTGAATTTGTTTACCTAACTTTTGATGAAACAATTCTAAAGAATGAAAATAAAGAACTAGAATCTATTCCTAATAGGATTATGGCTCTAGACTTGAATCCTAATTATATAGGTTGGTCTATAGTTGACTGGAAAAGTTCTTCAGAATTTAAAGTAGTTAAATCAGGAATCTATAATTTCAAATCTTTAAATAATAAAGAAAAAGAATTCAAAGATTTAAAGTTAAGTTCAGAACATCCTAAGAGAAAGTATTTAAACAACAAAAGAAGAACAGAAGTTTTTGAAATCTCTAAAAACTTAATAAACAAAGCTTTATATTACAAGTGTCAGATTTTTAGTATTGAAGATTTGAATATTCAAACTAAAGATTCTGGATTAGGAAAGAACTTCAACAAACTGGTTAACAATCAATGGATTAGAACTGATTTCATTTCTAATCTAGAAAAACGTTGCAACATATTTGGAATCAAGTTCTTAAAAGTTAGGCCAGAATATTCAAGTTTTATAGGTAATTTCCTCTATAGAAGTTTGAACTTACCTGATATGGTATTGTCTTCTATAGAAATAGGACGTCGAGCTTTTGAATATTATAACCAGTATATCACTAAAAAATTTGAAATAAGAAAGAATATAGTTAGACCAAGTCTAGTAGATTTTAGAACGTTGTACCTTAAGTCGTTGGAAGAATTTGAGCTGCAACCTGTCTATAAAGACTTGATTGAGCTGTATTACTTTTTCAAAAAGTCTAAATTATGGTATAGACTTTCTCTAGATAAATTCAATCTAGAGTTTTCTAGTTGTTTTTCAATCAAATCTCAGCTGAGATACATAAGTTTATAAAAGATTAATTAAATCAATCAAATAAACTTATTAATATAAAAACAATACCATGAACTCTAAGAAAAATATAAATTCATTTGCAAACAATGTCAACTCTTTAGTGGTTTCAACAAATCAAGCTTTGTCTGTCTTACAAGGAATTCAAGAGTCTTTAGTCACAGACCAAGATACAGTTTCTGTTGAGACTCAGACTGAAGATGGTTCTTTGACTACTTACAAAATACCTGCATATCAGTCTATAGTCAGACAAGTTGATGCTCTTAAGAAATCTGTAGACAGTTTCATAAATGGCTCAGGCATTGTCAACATAAATGATGGAACTCAAAGACAAGTCACAGCTACACCTATAGCACAGGTTCCTCAGAAGATAGTAGGTTTGCAAGACCCATCTGTCTTCTCTATCAATGCTAACTGGTTCTTTGAGTCTTTGATGTTTCCAAATGCTACAGTCAAGTTAGACCTTAAAGGAAAAATTGAAGATTCTGCAGACAGAGTCAAGGTAAACAGAGTCATCATAGACTATACATATCCTAACATAGAGACATTCTATGCTGACAATATCCTTGGTAAGAAGCTTACATACCAGCAGCTGATTTATCTTTTAGAGAACAACCAGATTCCATATAGTGAAGACCTTGAAGAGCTTTCACTTCCACTTACTAGGTCTTTATATGTAGGCGACTTCAAGATAACTTATATTGAAATCATAGATGGAAACATCTGGTATACACTAGATACTATTGCTTATAGTCCTGTAAATGAAGATGGAACTTATGGCTCTAACATGACATTGAGCATAGGTGACACTTTGTCATACAACAACACTTTGTTTGAAGTCATTGACATAAACACTGCAAACAAGAAAGTAAGACTTAAAGCTACTTTAGGTTATTCTACACCTGGTATTGACATTACTCTTTCTTTCTACAACACTCCATTCCAAGACAAGATTATAGAGATTCCATTTGGTTATAATGAGATTGACATCATCTATATCAAAGGTGTCAACGAGAACTTCAACCTTTTAGCTAATGAATGGTCTGAACCTATTTCATTCATTAGTAATAATCTAGTCTTCTCTGGAAATGATGGTCAGAACTTCAAGAACTTCTACTTGAGTAACATCTCAGACTTTGGAGCTCAATGGATTGCACAAGCTAAAGAAAAGAAGATACAAGCATACTATGGCTATACTCCTAATGCTCCAGTTATTAGTTCAAATTATTTTAGTGTGGTTCAGATTAACACTCAGCTCAATGCAGCGTTAGATTCTGAACAAGTCAAGACATTGTCTGCTCAAATTGAGACCACTAAAACTAACATAAACTCACTTAAGGATACCATATCTTCGCTGAAAGCTGAATTGCAATCAACTTCAGATTCAACTACTTACAACAATATCCAGAATAAGATTAATTCAAACACTAATGAGCTTAGCCAGTTGCAAGTTTCTTATAGGACTATGCTCAAGAATCTGCAAGACTTAGTCTACCAGAATGAAGCCGTCAAGATTTCTCCTAAGTACAGGATACGTGGGTTCTTCCCAATTCCAGAATCTAAATATTCTGATGAGACTAATAAAATAGGAGAACAAAAAATTATTGGGTTTGATATTGCATACAGATACCTTAAGTTAGACAACAATGGAACAGAGCTTAAGACTTTCAAGTACAATATCAATGGACAAGAATATTCTGGAATCTATACAGACTGGAATATGGTTACATCTAAATACTTGAACAAAGTGTACAATGATGAGCTTAATGTATATGAGTGGCAGTCTGAGAATATTGGTGATGGTAATGAAATCAAGATAAACCAAGTTGATATTCCTATCAACAAAGGAGAAAAAGTTGAAGTCAAGATTAGGTCTATATCTGAAGCAGGATTCCCAGATAACCCATTGAAGTCAGAATGGTCTGAATCAGTGATTATGGAATTCCCAAGCAACTTGAGTACAAGTGACACTTTGCTTAACTTGATTAATGATGCTAATGATGAACAGACTAATATAATCATTGATGAGACACTTAACTCTATAGGTGTGACAGCTCACTTAGATGATTCAGTTCCTAATCCAGATTCAGTCAATAACCAGTATTACAAGCACTTAGCTGAGAACATTGCTTATAACCTTGAGTATGTCGAGAACAACAACAATAAAGTGAAGACTACTAATGTTGAAGACACATTAGACAAGATATTGAAATTCTTTGATTTGACTGATATTGTTTCAAGTGACAAGAAGCTGACTCTTAGAGAATATCTAGCGGCTTCTAAGTAAATTTCTTTTTCTCAAATTTTTTCATAATGTTCAAGAAGGAGTTGTCCGTGAAGATAGCTCCTTTTTGTATCTAAACATAAATATCATCAGAAAAGAGAATAGCTTCATGATTACCATATTATCTTCAGTCAATAAAGATGCAATCTTAATTCCTTCTAAACTTTATAGTGCAGACATTACCATATCAGGCGAATGGATATTGAGGATTGATTCATTGAAGGTCAATGACATTGACTTGTTCAATCATGATGAAGAGTATTCTGAAAAAGAACTTGCTATTCTCAAACAAGTCAATAAAGACTTCTTAATAAATGGCAGACATTTATTGTTATTTGATAGTGATAATGCTGTTTCTGTTAATAGTGTCTTTGGAGTCGTTGTTGGTACTGGGCAAGAAGTTATTTTTGGTATTCATTCAGAAAGCAATGAGAATATCGAAATCAATTATTCATTCTATAAAGAAGGCGAGCTCCTTGCTAAAGGAACCATCTATAACAGAAAGAACATATCTGCTAAGAAAATAAATTATGATAAGATAGGAACTGCTCTTGAAAACAGAAAGTCTTCATTTGCAGTCTTAAGAACTAATCCTAAATTCACTGGGAATATAAAGTTAGTTGTTGATTCTTCTAATAATATGTTCCTTGACACTTTCAAAGTTTCTAACAAGCTGACTAGTGTCCAGTACAGACATGCTAAAGTATCTGGACAAGGCTCTTTGTCTAATGACGTCAGAAATGTCTTCTCTACTTTGCCTAAAGGAGAGCTTTACAGAATAGCACCAGACAACTTAGATGCTCATAAAATCTATAATGACTACAACAAGCAGTATGACACTACTTATCATTATGGAGCAAGAACTAATGAAGACCAGCTTTATACAGAAAACTTTTCTATATTAGCTCCGCTTTGGATTAACCAGATATTGCCTGACTTCTTTGCTATTTTCAGAATAGATGAAGCTTATAATGCAGAATCTTATACTGAGAAGATTAATGATACTGAAGTCTTTAACAAATTCCTTAAAGAAGGAAAGCTTGTCAAGCTTTTTGACCTCAGAAAGTCATCACCAATTGGTGTTTATTTGAACAACCATTATAATGAGATTTCTCAATATCCAGGTTCTGCTTACCTTCAGTTTGTTGAACAAGAACAACAAGATGAATCTATAAGCTGGCAAGGAAAGAACTCATGGATAGGAATCTCTGTAGACAAAGGAATTGTTGTTAAGAAGACTGAGACTTCATACTTTGCTAACAAGATATTGCAAGAGTCTGAAGGAACACAAGAGAAGTTCAATGCATTCTTGATTGATGGGTTTGAGCGTAACAACTTAGTCTCTGCTAATCTCATCAACTTAGAGTTCATGTTTAATGATGATGAAGCAGAGCCTTACAAGATGCATCGATATTTTGGTCTTTATCTCAAAGAGAATGACTTCTTGACTTACCAGTTCATAGACAAGAAATACGACAACAACACTCAGTCTGAGCAAATCTTGAAATATGATTCTTCATTGAACATTATCAATGACTCTTTTCTTTTAGACAAGACTGAAGGAATCATAAACAAAGAAGAATACAAGAACAGACTAGTCTTTGCTATATCACCTAATGAAGGAATCAGAATGAAGTCAGAAACAGACTTGACTTATTTTCTGAAGAACACTATAGCAAACAGACCTTATGAGAACATTGGAATCTATCCTGTAGAGAAGTTTGAAAGCAACTATAAAGAGTTTATCACATTAAACTTTAATGAAAGTCTTGAATCTGGGGAGCATCTTAGAATTTCAGTTCCTTCATTCAGGAACCCTAATACTGACAAGATAAACTCTCTTATCTTTGAGATTGTCTTGTCTAATGACAAGAGGTTAGCTACAACAGATGGAGTCTTTCCTTATATTGTCTACAACAAGATGGGTCTTCTGACTGATGACAATCATGTATGGTATAGAGACCAAATAGTCAGAAAGTACCCAGATACTTCAGGAATTCCATACTATGAAGGGACTATAAGCCAGAATATGAAAAACTTCCCATACTTCAACATAGTGTGGTATGATTCTTCAACTTCACTGTCACAAGCTAGGTTACCTAAAGACATTATAGATTATCCTAATGTCTTCAGGTTAGCTGTTTATACTCAAGACTTCAATGACAATACTCAATTGGCTTCAGTCAAAGAGCAAATCAGAAGAATTGCTAAAGCTATAGACAAGTTTGGAGCAGAGTTCAAGACAATCTCTTATAATGGAACTAGTCTTTCAATAGGCTCTAACTTTACTGATACTCACTTCCAGAGAATAACTTCAAATATCTTTGAAGCTAACAAGAAGACTAATGACATTAGCAAAAGGCTTTCTTACTTTGGAAACTATAAGTTAGAATATCCTACAAGCAAGCTTACATTTGACACACTCAGATATTCATCTAATGATTTCTTGTTTGCTCCTATTGATTTTGAACTTTTTGGTGACAGAGAAACAACAATAGTCAAGTTTGCTAAGAGCTCTAATTGGTATGAAGTTGAAGTTCTTGATATAGACAAAGTCCTTCCAATCTCTTTGTATAAAGCCGTTGATGGAACTTTCAAGACATTCAACTCATTTGATGTCAAGACTTTAAGCATTGACTCTTCATTTGACCTTCTTATAACTTCTAAGCCTAATGAAGTTCAGAAAGTCAACATCATACAGTCACCTAATGACTTGAGCAAGTATGTGGTCTGTGTTCCTGCTAACATTTGGATTGAGAACAACAAGGTCAATGTTTACTCATCTTATCCTTGCTATATCTCATTAATGGGAATGTTACCAGTCAAAGACTTTGAATCTTATATAAATTTCCAGAAGTCAGAAAGAGTGACCTCGAACGTTAAGATGGCGGCTAATGCTGGAGATGTTATTTCTATTGGAGAGAAATCAAAAGTCTACCTGGAACGTTTAAAATTATATAAGCTTGAGTCTGGTAAGTTTGAGAACATCAACCTTTCTGCAGGAAACAACTTCTACATTATCGACTCTTCAATTTACTATGGCAATAATCCTCTGAAAGAAGAAAGTCTTGATGAGTATATTACTGTAGAGTCTGATTGTGTCATCTCTGTAGTACACAACCACCAGCTTGAATATGATTTCAACATCAAAAATCCGGTCTTGTCTGAAATCTATTATTACAAAGACATCAATGACCCAAGTGGAAATCTCAAGTACCCATTGCTGAATCCTACTATAACTAACTGGGAATCAATAGGAACTTATTATGATGCAGACAACACATTGAATGTCAACAACTTGTCAGCTGAATACAACAAAGACCTGAAAAAGACTTCTGGATTCTTAAGCATAACTAAGTCTTATATTGGCAACCTCTATCATAACCAGTACGTCAAGTCTAATCTAGACTATTACTTAGAGAAACCCGATGGAAAGTTGCAGTCATTCAAAGACTATCTTTTAGATGTGTCTTCATTGTCAAACACTATAAACACATATCTGACTGATGAGATTTCACCTATTTACTCAATTGGATATTACAACAAATATGTAAATACTCTTGAGTTCATCATCTATGGTCTTAAGTTTATGTTGAGTTTCAACAATGCTAACTTCAATAGTTACCTCAGATTGTCTGAGTACAATAACTATACCATATTCTTGCTTAATGACTATAGTGGTGCTAAGAATGAGATTCTGATTAACTCTAGAGAAAGAGTTATCCTGATTATAAACCACCAGTTTGATTTTGGAACTTTCAAGAAGATGGATTCAATCCTTTCAGATGAAGGAACTTCATTAAACTATGTAGACAAGTACAACTATATAAAGAGTCCATTCAGCTTGAACTTCGGTGAAGCCTTTGGAAACCTGAACCATATCAGGGTTCCATTAGAGAATCCATATAGAGGAAAGATTGACTCAAGCATATTCTATCAGTTAGATAAGTTTGAGCAACCTAATAATTATCTAGAAGGAGACAATCTTGTAGGATATTTTGGAAACTATATAGTCAACAATGTGACTTCAGATTCTGTAGTGCTTAAGCAAGGAAGTGAGTTTGTCAACAATTATAACAGGTCTGACAATACTCTAAAGTATGGAATTATAGACCCTTCATTAGCTAATGCAGATTATATGAAGAGATATGCTTATCTGATAGACCCATCTATTCATATCTCAACAAATTCTCAGAAATCTGAATATGAGAACTTTATAGATGATTATATAAGTACTTTCTCTAACAACTTCAAGATTTATATTAAGAACAACCAGCAAGTTGTAGAGATAGACCAGACTGAGTCTTATCAACCTCTTATCATGAAGGTGACTAGACCAAAAAACATCAAGTACAACTATGGTTATTTCAGTCCTAAGTTTGTAGATATGTTAGAGTTTGACTTGGATGAAACTGATTTAGTAGAAAGGACTAAGACAGACTACAATTCTTGCAACACTTCATTCAGGTCTATAGATTCTGTCAAGAACTTGTATGCTTCTAAAGTCTATAATGAGATAAACAATCTTTCGCTTAAGAAGAACTATTTTGTAGTTCCTGAATTCAGCTTAGTATGTTCTGACTGGGATAAGAACTTCTATAGGATGTACACTAGTGAGAATGACTATGTTGAAGTGAATGGTGTAGTTCCAGGAACAGAAGACACTACATTTTTTGGTTCTAAATGCATCAAAGTGAAAGATGACAAGAATGTGATTATCACTGACTGGAGTTATAATGACTGTCTGAAAGTAGTGAACAATTCAGTAGATGAGTATTCAACTACTCAGAAATCAGTGTCGTACAACTCTAAAGAAGTTTCATTCAACTTGACTTTAGCTTTGTATAACTACTTTATCAACAATGCCCAGTTTCTGTCGAATTGGAAGGACTTCCAATTCGACAATACATATATCAGAAACTATATCAAGAATTGTCTCCAGAAATATTTCAAGATTGACCAGAAGAGAAACTTCAAGCTTTATATAAAGGCTTCTAGCAATCAAAGTGAGATACTTCTCAAAGCTCCTGAAAATCTTGAAGGATATTCTGAATACAAAAACTTCAAGAGCTTTTATATAGAAGACAATGAAGATATAATCTGCAAAGTCATCATTGATGATTGGAACAACAAGACTTATTTTGCAGAACTTAACTTGAACAATAAAGAGGATTAAAATAGTGGCTAATTTAAACGACATCATAAGAAATTACAAGTATGCTCCAGGTATTGCTACATATGGACCTAAAGGTCATGTAGGTATAGATGGCATAGATGGAAAATCTTGCTTCTTCTGTACTTATAATATCAGCATATCTGAAGAGCTTGCTATTGTGAACAGAAAGCTTAGAAACAATGAGCTTCTTTCTGAGTATAAAGATGTTGTTCTCAACAGAGAATACCAAGAAGGTGATATAGTCATCGACAACACTGGATGTATCTACAAAGTTTCTGTTATAGATACAAGTACAAATGATTTAGGTATAGACCCAATCAAAGACAAAGTTGGTGAGTTCTCTAAAGATTCTGACTCTAACTATTTCAAGCTTAGCTCTAATGGACGTCTTTATAACCAACAAGGTAATGGTATCGACTTCATAAAGACTTCTGGAGAAAATCCAGTTTCAGTATTGAGTTCTGACAGCAATTTTGTTCAACGAATCTATTCAGACATTAGTGACACTGAATCTAATTATAACTTGAACTCTTATATAGTCCAGACTAATGATACTAGAAAGAGCTTGAATACTTTCTTCAATAAGAATGACCAATGTTTTCATATTGAAGCAGATGCACCTATAGTCATTGATTGTCCTACTTTAGCAGTAGAAGACAATTCTACAGAATATGAAGGTATCGATGGATATTCTCAAATCACTTCTGGCTCTACAAACATCTCTAAGCTTTACAATCTTTACAAATCTTGTAAGTACAGTTTCAGCTCAGACTACAATCTTCTGTATATAGAAGTTCCTGAAGAAATCAAAGCATTGTTTGAAAATCCTAAGTTCAAGCCAGCTGAAGTAATTCTTACAGTAAAAGAGGATAACTCATTTGTTCCTGTCAAGAAATACTTACTTGAAGTTCCTACAGAAATAACTGAGTATCCTGTCAGGTTTGACATAAGCAAACTGACTTATGGTCAGAGAAAGAATATAAAAGTCTCATTGATTAAATACATAGAGGTCCATCTTCAAGAGTACATGCAAGAAGATTAAGAAAGGCCTTTTTCTGTACAGCACAATAGATAGCTCGAGCAGAAAAAGGCTTTTTAGCACATGTCAATTCTAGAAAATAAACAATTTCATGGTCTTCCTGGTTTAGGTGCAACTGGTCAGAGAGGTGCAACTGGAGCAGAAGGTTCAAGCATTCTTTTTGGGTATATAGAAGATTTCTTTGAACTTGAAGAAGTCCACATAGATGAATTTGTTAGATATGCTTCTAGAGGTTCTGGAGATACTTTAGAATATTTCCAAGACATTCCAAGCCAGTACATAATCAACTATGTTGCTTACTTAGTCAAAGGTCAAGTCTTCTCTTCTCCCACTTCAAGCACATTGTCTGAGACTATAAAGCTTTCTGAAGGTCCTACTACTATAAAGATTCCTACAATATTCTCTAATCTTAAGTCTAAACCTGGAGATATACTTTATATTATAGAAGATGATGCTGAGAAAGGTAAGGTCATTCGTTATATGATTATAACAGAAGAGCTTATGTATGGACAGTCTTTCTCTTCAATCATCAACAACTATATCATATTAGCAGACCCTACTTTAATCAAGTCTTTCTATCTTAATGAGAACAACCGTCTGTCTATTTCAGAAATGTATTCTCCTATAAGATATGAAGTTCCTGCACTGATGGCTAATTCTACTAAACAGAAATACATCCAGAATTTCATCAAGGCTACTTCTAAGAAAGATTATATCAGAATAGTAAGTGAGTACTCAAGTGATGATATTACTAATTTTGAGTCTGATGAAACTCCAAACTCTTCTTTAGGCATTAGTGCATTTTCTGGAGAATTTTGGATGTTTTCTGACCAAGGCCTTAAGGTTCCTGCCGTGTTCTTGAACAATGACTGCCTTGCTGATGTTGACCTTGATAATGTGATAATGCCTCAAGAAATCAATTTCATAAATGGTTCTTACTTGAGAGCAGTTTCTGAAAATGATTTTGACATCACTACAGGAAACATCAAAGTCTTGTTCAGCCAGTTCTTCAATATTGTAAGTTCTATTACAGAGTACAACTATGGTGCTTTAGTTTCTAAAATACCTAAAGACTCTTCTGTGGATTTCAATGAAGTTCTTGACTATGACTTTGGTAATGCTTCTATGTCCTACATAGACCTTATGAGCTTGTCTGAAGTAGGAGAGAATAAGTTCAAAATATACTTGTATCTTTCTAAAGACAACACTACAACATATTACAGCAAGCCTTCTATAATTACGGTCAACAAGTCTTATATTGAGAAGTTTGACAGATATGTTATTGATTCTTACACGGTTGAAGATGGAGACCAATATGTCTCTGATGATGTTGAAAGTGGTGACACTGAATATGTAGATTTTACTTTAGATGCTTTATCTTCAGAAAAGACTGAAGACATCAAATTCAAAGTAGCAGTAAGAGAAGGATATTATATAGAGTCAATCTCATTTAATGGAATTCCAGTATTTAAGAATGATAGCGATGACATTTCAGAATTTGATGAAAGTTCTGGATATTGGATGAGCATTTCAAATGTGTCTGGTGTTGAAGATGGAGACAACAGTTCTAGCAAGATTTATACATTAGGATTCCAAGACAATCTTCCTAACTTGAGTTCTGCTGGAATAAACCCAAGTTCTTTGAATGAATACTTAAGTGCTTTTGGAAAAGATGAAGCCAAGAATGATGACTCTATATTGTTCCACTATCTTGTCAACAATATCTCTACATTAAGCAGAAGCTTACTTGTCACTGTAGTCACTAGAGCTTCTAAAGATTCAGCTCCTCAAAAGTCTTATTACAAGATTATACAACCTGGTTTCCTTGATTCAAGAAACAAGCCTAAAGTTACTTTCAACTCTAGAATCTACAACAATGACTTAGAGAAGAGCAATAATGTTGACAAAGGTGTTCTTTGTAATCAACTTCAATATTTTGTAGATGTCAATATAGAAGGATTCAACCAGTCTACTTGGGGTAAGTACAAGAAAGATGCTAAGATTGATTTATACTTTGCATTTGACAGGTTCAACAAAGAGAAGTCTGAATATTCAGGAAATCTTATTTACAACAACAATCTTCTGATATATGACAAAGAGTTCTTGGATTCTTTCAAGAACAATGCTGTCAGATTCAAAGTTGAGTACATCAAAGACAAGAACATCACTATAGAATCTTCTGATAATGACATCATCAATTCAGAAGGTTATCATAAGTTTGACACTGCTATTCATAGAGCACAGTCTGCAGAAATAAAGCCTACAGAACTTGTAATTGATGGAAGCACTTACACTACTGATTGGGTCTATCTGAATGACCAAGACACTCTTGAATATGACTTCAACTTCAAGAACAACGAAGGAGTTATCAAAGATATTCCATGTGCTCTTAATGCAGGAACTATCAACCATAAGATAAGGATTTCTATAGAGTTTGCAAATCCTATTCCATCTGAGATGAACTTGGATATTGTCTTAGACAAGGCTGTCATGCATTATGAAGTAGATGGACAAGAGACTTACTTCACTGCAATCTACCATTCTAATGTAGAGATGTCGGGTGGTAGCTATACAGACTATTCATACAAGACGGGAAATGCTAAGTTCATTTTCAATCCTGTATACTTTACTGTAGCACCTACTGCAGATGAAGACCTTGTTTCTCTTTCATTCAAGCCAGCGCTCAAGAAATGTACAGGCTCTATTAAAGAGACTAATTTAGGTTTTGGACTGTTTGGCTATGACTCAATGAAGACTAAAGCTAATAAAGAGACTGAATATGAAAGGCTTACTAAGTTCTTTAACTATAAAGACTTCTTTGTCAAGATTCAGGATTTCCAAGACAATATCAAGAGTGTTTACTTGAATCCAAGAAACATCAAAGATAATACAGTTCAAGATTCTATAAACAAGAACAATGACTTCAAGTCTTTAATTGAAATTCTTAAAGATGAGAATGCTGTTCAGTTTGGATTTGAGACTTTTGAAGATGACTCTCGTGTAAATACTTTCGATGAAAGTTCTTACTTGAGTTTAGTCTACAACTCTAATATCTTGTTGCCTAAGACTGAAGCAGAAGAATCTATCATCACTTACAATGACAAAGAATATGATGGAAATAACTATGCTCAGTATGCTAACAATGCTCCTATATTCTTAAGACAAGGTTTCTCTCTTCAGATTCGTTCAGATGAAGAAATAAATGCCATTTCGGGCTGGAACTATGAATATGAAAGTTCTAAATACTTCAACCAAAACTTTGTGATAGGCGGAAGCTCTACTATATCAGGCAATGGGTATTTGAAGTTACCTAAAGGATATGGAACTGACAAGTATGATGAAGAAGAAATAGTTCCTTTAGATGAACTTTTGCTTGAGCAAAACCAAGAAGTGTTCTCTGAACAGAAATACCTTGACATATTGCAATATAGTTCAGTAAGCAACAAGTTCATTCCTAAAGATGAGAACTATTGGAGAGTTCCAGTATGGAATTTCTCTTGGATGGTTCCCGTATACAAGTATGACAAAGTAAACAACCTTAACTATATTGTTCCATTCAGGTTCACAAATCCATATCTGATGTTCTTAGATAAAGTAGTCACTGAACAACTTATAGCAGGAAAAGACTATTCAGACATTATCATAGACCTTGGATATATTACAGGAAGCTATCAGATGAGCCAGTACATTTCTGATTTCTTAGATACTGATGGTAAGGCAATCTATATCAATGCTAAGTACAACAATTATAATTGTATTAAGCTTTTAGATGTGTTGACCAAGACAAACTACACTTCAGCTTCTATAGATGATTATGATGTAAGCAAGATAGTTGATGCTATTTCTGAAGTAACTGACAAGTATGATGAAGAGATTTCTAAATACTCTACAACAAGTGACATTCCAGACAACATCATCAGATGGTGGAAATGTGAAGTTGCTTTGACAGAAGCTCAAGCAAATCCAACAGAGTATGATACTAACTTAAGTCTTTCTCAATTGAAGACATTTAAAGAAGAATTCTTAGACATAGCTTTCTATGATACTACTGTAGTTGAAAGCTCTAACAAGAAATTCAACTTAGAGTACTATGAGAAATACACTAAGAAAGAAGGTGGTGAGACTTCTAGGAATAACTTCATACCTTATAACTTGTTGTACTCAATATATCCTAGAATCATCTATCCTGAAGACAAGAACAGAGTGAATGTCCTGATGGTTCAACAACCTACTATAAGTTCAGAGTATGACTACAAGCTTACTAAGCATTACTTCAGTACTTTGAATTATGTAGACCTCTATCCAGATTTGCCTGAACCATATCAGTGTTTGCTTTAAAAACAAAAAGAGAGCTCTTACTTAGAGCTCTCTTTCTTTTTCAATTCTCTTTTGAGTTTCAACTTCTTAATTCCAAACAGTAGAATCTCATCCATAAGTTCTTTAGAGATGACATGTGGACTTGCATAAATCTTGTGTTGGGTAGAAGGAAATTGCACAATACTAATGTTGATAGGAAACTTGATACCAAATGTATATTCAAGACAGTACTTATAGAAGTAAAGCTGTAAGATATAAAGGTTTCCGGAAGCATCATCTAAAGATTTGCAAGGCCCAAGCAATTTCTGAAACCTGTTAGTGAACTCAATCTTCTCAGTATTCTTCCAATCGATAAGATACAAGAAAAAATTATTGTCTTTGATGAATGAAAACAGAGCATCAAATCTTCCATGAACTAAGTATTGAGTTCCTTCATGATTGAGGATATAGAACAATTCTTGCTCTCTACAAATGAAGTCAAACCCAGCTAGCTTAAGTTTCTCAAGAAGAATCTTAGCTTCAGAACATTTATGCTTAAGCAATTCATTGTCATACCAATTGTCAAGTTCCCATAAACTAGTGTCTTCATCTCTAAGAACCATTCCTATATAGTCATCAAGTAAAGAACCATTGCTTAATGAAGTCGAGCCAGATTCTTTCCACATCTCTAAAATCTGCTCTACAGTTTTCTGATAATACTTAGATTTTGGATTGTTGAAATGCTTGTTGTAAGTCTTAAGTGCAACTTCTTCTTTGTTGAATTCTCCTTTGACTTGGTCTAATATAGAAGATATAGAGAAATGCTCACATTTTATATCTGGTGCTTTAATAGTGTTAAAGCTTTCTAAAATCAGTTTCTTGTTTTGCTCCATGGTTAGTTCAGGTTTTTCTCACTTAAAACTGGTCCAGTAAAACACCCATGGTAATAGCAATCAATACCCATAGTGACTCTGTCAAAGACATACATCACTCCTTGTTTGTGCATAATATCCAAGGCATGCTTAGATTGTGAATCTATACATTCTCTAACAATATCTTCCTTTTGGAACTTATACATGCAATTATTCTCAAAGTATTCATCAATATCTTTAGGACTTAACTTTTCACTTTGAGTTATTGTATAATGCAATTCAAGTTTAGTGAAACCAAATTTAGGTGAAGGTTCTTCAGTATCTTCTCCACCTTCATCAGGAAAAGCTTCTTGATAGACATTATTGACAAACTGGGCAACAATGGTCTCAAACTCATCATTGCTTAGCTTAGTCATTCCTTCAGTAAACTCTGCTTCATCTATAAAGACTATGACAGCTGAATATGCGGTCTCTCCAATAATATGTGATAAGAAAGGATTCTGATTCCAGATTTTTGGATTGTCATCAATACCAAAGTAGATTCTGACTTGAGTATTAGCAATATTCAAGAATCCAAGTCTGTCATATTCAGCTAAAAAATCATTGTCAATATCTTCTTCTGTAATGTTATGTTCTTCTCTAATAAAGTATGGAGTTCCTTTCAAATCATAAATTATAACATTGCTTTTCCTTTCTTCTTTTTTCTTTCTAGCCATCTTACTTCTTTTTACAATTTTTACTTTAAAAATCTTACTTAGTTTATAACCTCGAGGTTTTAATCGATTAAGGAATCTGGCCATAAATACATTAGAAACATTTGATTTAATTACCATATGAAGATAAAACCAAACAATGTCAAAGTTGGATGTTCTGTTTGTGCAGCATCACTCGATTCCACAATAAATTCCACTATTAAATTAGATGAATCTAAAGGTCTGAAAACTCAATCTTCTAAAATAGTCTCTATAATCAACCTCAGAAGACCGGTCTCAAATTCTAAAGTCAGAGGTTTGTTTTAACTTATGGTTCTTATAGACAATGACAATACACCATTGAGATATCTTCTAGGACAATTTCTAGGACGTCCTGAAGAACTTTTATGGGAAATCTGTAGATTTATACAGAATGAAAATAGAGATGACCTAGAATTCAACCTAGCGGATGTCAACTTCAAGACTAAATGCCGTCTTTCAGAGAATGTAGAAAATGACCTTCAACAACTTATAGACCTTGGTTATATTGAAAAACTAAAATACACTAAGTACAAGGTTCTCAAATCACTTTGGAACTAAAACTAAAAAAGAGAAAACTTTCAAAAAGTTTTCTCTTTTATTTTTAAACAAAACTCTCAATCAAATCAACCTTTATCTTCTTCATCTTCCTTTCAGGTTCTTCTATCATGAAAATATATGAATTAGAATCTATTTTCTTAAGAACAATTCCTTTATAAGAATTAGTATCATCTTTCAAAGCAAAATCATGTTTCTTCCTATCAGGTTCTTTCTTAAGCAGGTCCCAATCTAAAGCCTTAGAGACATCATCGAAGTTTATCTCAGGAATGAACTCTTCCTCAGGTTCTTCATTAGCCTCTTCAACTTGGTCAATCAATTCATCTAGAACTTCTTCTGTTATTTCTTCTTCGTTTATGAATGACATATCAATAGAACTAAATTAAATTAAAGTTTAATCCTTTGGGGATTATAAATCCTTACTGGCCAGTCTACATGGCTCTTATTAGCTGGACTATTTATGTTTAAATAATCTTCACTATTACTTGCTAGAAATTTTCTCAAGATATTCAGACTACCGTTTACATCAGCATTAATCAAATTTTTATAAGAAGAATAAAGACCTCGATTAATTCTTTTTCCTGAAAATGATTTGATTTCTTTAGATTTTCCAAATGTCGGAATGTAATCACCTTCAAGAAAAGAAGCTTGAGATGTATATGATTCTTCTTGTAAGAAAACTTGAATACCTTGTAATCTTGCTTTATAACTTATAAGTTGAACAAGTTTCTCAAATGGTATCTGAACAAAATTCTGCTTTACTTTCTTGCTAAGTTTAGTCTCTTGTTTCCATCCTTTATTATAACCTATCACTATAGTATTTAGGGAATGTAAAACTGCTTGATTAACTATATACTTAGAAGCTTTATGAAGATAATTCAGAATTTTGAAATTTCTTTTATTAGTTAGATGTTGAATTCTTTTAGAAGTAAATTTGTTCTTTTCTAAAGAACTTTGAAGCTGAGCTTTATGCTTATTATAGAACTGGTTTATTGACTTGACTCTTTTTCCATCAATAATAAAAGGTTCTATGACATTAGAAGAACAAGTTGCTAAGTTGTTTATACCTAAGTCAATAGAAAGATATTTGCTATTATCTTTAAGAATTTCTTTCTCTTGAACTTCATAAATAACTTCAATAGAAATATAACTATTCTTCGGTACTATTCTAATTTGAGAAAGCTTATCCGAACAATTCAACTTGATTTTAATGTTAGTTTTAGGAATCTTGAATATTCCTTGTTTTAAAAAAATTTGAGATAATTGAGTTTTATTATAAACAAGAACTTGTCTTCCTTTTATAGAATCTAGATACTTAGGAATTTGAACTCTATTAGGATAACTTGATATTCTTTCTCTTTTCATAGAAAGAAGTTTGAAAAAAGCACAGAAATTTTGATTAACTAATTTTAAAACTTCTTGACTATTATTAGTTGGTAAAGCCCTATAATCAACATCATTTTTTTCTTTAAGAAGTTTATCAAGAGCATAGTAGTTCAAATACTTGTACTTTATACTTGGTTCATCTTTAGTTTGAAAATAGTACTGTCTAACTTCATACAAAGCTTTATTATAAAGATTTTTAGCTAAGAATAAGAGATGGTCTAATTCTTGATAATCTTTATGGCTAGGCTTAATTATATGTTGTTGAACAAGTCTCAAATTAAATCTTTAATATTTAAAATCAAATTATTTATCTTGATTTTAAATATTAAAGATTACATTTATCCTAACCCAATTCCATACTCAGTCCTGTCGATTTTTGACTCATACAGATTGACATTCAGGTTCCTAGTCACTTCCGTATCAGGTCTTATGTCGCTCTTGTTGTCTTCCGAGATTTCTTGGATGACAACAGGTTTCACACACAAATAAGCCTTGACTAAGTCTTCATTTCTATAAGCAATATACAATGGATTATCAGCTACAGTAAAGAAAGTCTCTTGGCATTTCATATAGTACTTCATGCCTTTCCTGCTCAAAGCATACATTGAGCAATTCCAAGCACCTATTGCTTTCATCCAATATGGATTTATTCTAGGAGCATTTACTGTCTCTGGGCTTGCACTAAACCCTCCAAACTGCAACAAATCATAATCTTCAGGAATATTATCAAGAACTTCACCAATGAAGTCAAGATTCTTGTTTATGAGAACATCATCTTCTATAATCAGGACATTCTGATACCCAAAGTCATAAGCTTGCTTGACCATAGTCCAATGTTCTCTAGCACAATTTAACTCATTTGGAAATGAGAAGTTTCCAACCTTAGCATTTATGACAGCCTTAGCCATCAGACCAGAATGAAGATGGCTTGTTGATATATGCCAAGAGAATTTAGGAGAATGCAATACTCCTAAATCATCAAGTTGAGCAATCATCTTATGCCTTTTATCATCTCTATGAGAAAGATTAAGACAAAAGATGTGCTCGAACTTGTCAGTAAAACCAGTCTTACTCATTTAGATTAGCAAGTTTAAGTTTACCTGCATCATAAAGTCTTTCAAGCTTACGACGCAACTGACGTTGTTGTTTGCCTGACATAGCAAAACCTTTCTCTAAAAAGAAGTTCTGTGTCTGAGTATGCAAAACCGCTCCAATAGTGTTCTCTCTTCTCTTAAGAGCAAGTTTCTTCATCTCAGCAGGTGTGATTACTGTAGGTGCTACATAAGATTCTGCAGCTGACTGCTGGTATCTCGGTGTTGATTCTTCGTTCATAATGTTCTTTATTTTTAATTTTTAAACTTTCAAAATCAATTGGTATCCTTTCTGGTTCTTAACAATATCTAAAACTTCTTGGATAATATTCTCTATTCTTATATCAAAAATTTCAAGAAAGTTTAAGCCTTGTTCTAAAGCTCTGTTTCTTTTTATCACATCTGAAATAACCCATATGTCAATAAGACCTTGAACTCTTTCTTCTGAAATCTTAGTTGAGAAATCTTCTATGATTTGAAAGTCCTCATCTGTACTAGTGAATGGATGAGTACCATGAGTATAGAAACCTTGAAGCTCAATATAGAAGTCAAGTGACTTTATGTAGTAATCTGAGCGCCAAGGATAAGCTTCAGACTTGTACTGAGGTATAACATCATCTTCACCAAATTCCGCTCTCAGGAGTTCTCCTAGAAGACGCTCGGGCTCAGAAGCATTAAAGGTTCCATTCCTACGTTTTGTTTCACTTACTTTTTCATAATCTACCTTGGCTCTGACTTCTGGAATTTGATAGGCATTAGTCACATTATATTTTTCAAGTAATGTTTTAATACCCTTTTCTCTAACTTCTTTATTAGATAAAGAACATCTAGCTCCATATCTTTCTATATTAGTAGCAAATTGTTTTTCTTTAATTTCTTGATTTTTTAAAGGTATAGGAGTCCCATATTTTTCAATCATAGAAGCTTTAACTTTGCTTTCTAGAATAGAAGAATTAGAACCAAACACACAAATATCTCCATATCTTTCAAGACAGGTCTTAGCAACTTTAGCTTTAACTTCATCACTTCCCATTGGATTATCAGTACCATACTTTTCCATCCAAGTTTTCTTACTTTTTTCTTTAAGTATTTTAGAACCAAGAGGAGAAGGAGCTCCATACCTTTTCATATTAGTTTCTCTAATTTTAGCTTTACAAGATTCTATTTGAAAATTATGTTCTACGCCATAACGTTCCAGATTAGTTTTCTTAATAGTCTCTCTTGTTTTAGGCATAGCAAAAGAAGAAGTATATCCATTATGATTCTCCTTAAAAGTATTCATTCTTGCTGGAGTATTATACTTTGATTGACAAGATTTAGAACAGAATGTTTTATAACCGCCTTCAAAAGGAATTTCTGCTCCACATTGAGGACATCTAGGTCTTTCTTCGAGGCCTAAACGAATCCTACACATTATTTCTCTTAAGTCATCTTCAGTGCTTAAATCTTTAAACCTATTTAAAGCCCAATCTTTATATTCTTTATTATAAGGCTTATTTAACAATAAAATTTTTAAATGATTTTGTTTAGATAGGAATATATCTAAAAATTCTTGGTCTGTTATATTCTTTTTCTCTAACATTACAAAATATTAGTTAAAGATTAAAAATTAATTATAAGTAAAATTACAAAAATGTTTTTAAAAATAAAATTAAAGGATATTTTTAATAAGTTAAATTTTAGTTCGGTAGCCGCGAACTCTAGGGTAAACTATGGCTTAACCTAGATTAATGAATGTATCTGAGAACCATCAATTCTTGTCATGATAGAATTAGGAAAGTTCAATTTACCTAGCTTACGCCACTGCTTACCAATTCCGTTCGCAGCTACCGAACTAAAGTAGGCAAAAGGATTACTACTCTTCTCTGGATTGAAACTTCTCCAATACATCAAACAGTCTAATATTGCTCCTTGTAAACAATCTTGTCGGTCATCTGGATTCTGATAAACCATCTTACGAATAATATTTTCACAAATAAGCGTAAGCATCTTGATAGCTCTAGGAGTAAGTTCGTCTTGTTCTTTAGACTTAATCATTTCTTCAAGCAGTTCTTTATTCTTAACATATTCTTTACCTGCTTTGTTCTTTGGGAATTCTTCTTTGTCTTTAATAGTTGCCATATACAAAAAGTCTGTACACTAATAGTTGTACAAACCTTTTCATATTCGATTATTTCTTTTTAGGAACTAACTTGAATACTTTCTTCAACCAAGCACAGTGCTTTCTTTGGTTCAGATATTCCAGATTCCTTTCATTCTCATAAGCTTCTTGTTCAAAAGAAATAGAATAGTAAGCTCTCTTCCAATTGAAAGTAATCAAAAGCTTTATTAAGAATTCTATAGAATACCAAAGATAGAAACCTATATAGAGCATTTCTTCCATTTGGTCTGTGTGAATTCCTTCGTGGTTGATGTCTCTCTCTGTAAGCCTGTCTGATTTAGTAAAGAGGACTCCAAATAGGTTTATGCACTTGTAAGTTCCAGGTGGAAAGTTTTTAGTCTTGATTATTTTCACAATAGAGAAAGGTTATTTCTTTTCTCTATCTATGAAAATCACTTCTTGGATTCCTTTATCTTAATCAGAGATTCTTTCTCTTCTTTAGACAAAGAAGTTGGGACGTCATAATTGACAACAATGTTATAAGTCCCTTCTTTCTTTCCACCAAATGGTAAATAATAAGTGAAACCTTTTCCTGGTTTAGAAATAACTGTATCTGGTGCAGTGCATTCTTTAAGGTTGAAAGTTTCTTCAGAACCATTGGGCAACTTGAGCTTGAATGGGTTCCCTAACAGAGCATCATAGTAAGGAACCTTGACATTATGATAGATGTTAGGTCCTGATATGCTGTAAACTGTAGGGTCATAATTATGTTCAACAACTACAATGAAAGTTCCATTAGGTCCATCTGGAGACTTAGATTCACAACCTTCATTTTCAAGACCTAGCATCTGACCATTCTCTATACCTCTTTCAAAAGAAACTTCAACTATGTTCTCTTTGGTCTCAAATCCAGAACCATTGCACTTATTGCATTTGTACTTGACAGAGAAGCCAGTTCCGTTACAGTAAGGACATGTTGTATGTGATTCAAAATGAGTATTGCCTTGTTGGAACACTTCTCTATAGATTCCTGTTCCTTGGCAATATTGACATACTTCCTGTCCAGTTCCACCGGCACCATGACATGATGAGCAACGGACTTTCCTCTTGTATTTCAATTTCTTTGTAGTCCCATTGTATATTTCTTCAAATGTCAGTGGAACTCTCATTCTGATGTCTTGACCTGGTTGGACATAAGAACGTCTAGGTCTTTGGACTCTTTGTCGTGAAGTATCTCCATAGAAATCATACTGAGCTCGTTTTTGCTCATCAGACAAGATTTCATTGGCTTCATTGACTTCTTTGAATTTCTCTTCAGCTTCTTTCTGTTCTTGTTCAGATTTGTTAGCAAACTTATCAGGATGATATTTAGCTGCTAATTTTCTGAATGCTTTCTTGATGTCAGCCTGAGAAGCATCTTTTTTAACACCTAAAACTTCGTACGGATTTCGCATATTTTCTTTTTCTCAAATTATGCTTCAAGTGAAGCAATGTCAAAATCAACTTCATGTTTCTCTCCATGTGAACCTATAATGCCTAGTTGGAGTTCAGCAGCATTATTCTCAATGATGAAGTTAGTCAAGTCTTCATCTGAGATAGGTTGGTTAGGAGTGCCTAGTGGCTTTCTGAGCTTGTGCCATTTGCCTGATTGGTCAGACCATTCTATAATAGAGAAAGCAGATTTGTAAGTGCTTCCTTTAACTTTGTTGACTGAGTACTTCTTCTTATTCATAATGTTATTCTTTTTTGTTTGACAGTGCAAATATAAAAACAATATTTGAATTATGATTCTTTTTTAACTTTGTTTAACCTAATTCTTTTCTTAGGTTTCTTAGGTGCTGCTTTCTTAGTAGCCATCTTGAATTGGTTGTCAAACTTGTCACCTGAACCTAATGAAGAAGTTTCTGCAGGAACTGGGTCTCCAATACCCACAGTGTTGGTAGTTGTTGCATAGGCAGAGGCAGCTGACATTGCTTCACCATCTTCAAAAAGACTTTTATTGATTTTGCATTTCATGCTTATAAGACATAAATAGTTCAACTGTATGTATTCATGGAATGGTTCTTAATAATCTTTCTCAGTCCTTTGTGATATACTTTCCACAAAACTTCTTTTACCCAGATGTCAATGACAATTGGTTGCCTCTGATTAAAAGGATGTATCTTCCTTATAGGACGACTGAAGATTTCATGAATGCACAAATACAAACAATCTCTTTTCCTAGTATAGCAGCACCAGCTGTCACTCAAGGCAGATGGCAATATGAGATTCATAAGAGAAATGGTAAAGAACTAGACCAGTTGTTTCCAAAAGAACCTATCAATATCACTTTCAAGCTTACTGAATCTTATATGTCTTATTTTATAATAAGGGAGCAATTCGATTTGTTCTTGAAGTATTTTGACATCCAACCTTTGTACTGGGCTCCTATAACAGTCTCATTGTTAGATGATGCTGGAATGGAAACTATCTCATATAGGTTTGTTCAGATTACACCTACTAACTTGAGTGACATGAGCTTAAGTTATGCAGCAAGATTAGGAACATACAATACTTTCTCATTAGGATTCCATTATAACTACTTTGAGATTTGGTACAGAGACCCTGAGACTGGCAAGCTTCAGTTGCATCATAAATATGATATGGTTAGAGAAAAAAACCAAAAAGACATGATAATTCAGTCTCGAAACAATATCAACAACAAACTGAGTGTATATGACCAAAATCATAAGTAAACCAAAGTCTATAGTGGAATCATTTGATTTGAATGAGCTTGACAAAATTCAAGAAGAAGGATTCTATACTTCATTGTTAGAATCATTGAATGAAATTAAAGATTCTGAAAAAAGTGCTGGTAAAGTTCTTGAAGAAGGATTGTTAAGTGGGATTGCTGGTGGTATAGCAGGTTCGGTTCTAGCACCAGGAATAATGAAATCTATTTGTAAAATTCTTGGAATTGCTGAGAATGGAACTCTTGGTCAGTTGCTGACTTCTAGATTAGTGTTAGGAGCATTAGGTGCTCAGTTAGGCTTAAAAATGTGAGAATTCTTTGTCTTAAATAGCTTAGAAAGGTGAAGAACTTGATGTTCTTCACCTTTTTTCATTACTAATCTTTATCATTTAAAATATTTTGAATTTTTTCTTTCTTAGATTCTAGTTCTTTTGTATAACTTTCAGGATTGTCTTTATAAGAGTTGTTGCTCTTTGGTGAAGTAAATGAATTATATTCTTCAACCACAAACAACAACCGATTTATTCTTCCTGCAATATTAGCAAGCTTGCTGATTCTTTCGTCTCTATAATAATCTACTTTAGTGCAATCTTTTTGAAATTCTTTGACAAAGTCTTTAACATCTTCTAAAGCTTCTAAAGTAGGCTCTACCATTTTCTCATCAAAAAATTTCTGGACTTCTTTAATATATCCGGCTTGTCTCTTAGCTACTAGATTAGATTTCTCATTATTGTACCTAGTAATATTCTCTTTCTTTATCTCGGCATCAGACTTCTTAGTAGTGTATGGCTTGTTCTCTCTTCTTTCACTAACTTTGTCTTCAACATTATATTTTTTTACGGTCTCATAAGAAAGACCATAGCATTCAGTCAAGAACTCATTTCTCTGAAGGTCTAATGTAGTGACTCTTTTCTGGTTCCTTCTTTCTCCATATTGGAACCTTCCTTTATATCCTCTCTTGTACTTAGCAACCACATTTCCTTCTTCATCTTTATAACCATTATAGAAGACATCATAAGTTTTTTGGCTCTGAACAACCATAGCATCTGGAATCTCTCCATCTAATTCTCCAGTAAAGACAGACTCTTCTTCTGCTATGAAGAAAACATCGGTGTCTCTTGAACAAGCTGCTAACTGGCCATCAGCATTAAACCAGAAAATGATATAAGAAGCATATTTCTTTCTTCTGACGTCAGACTTGTCGATCTTCTCAAAATCAGAATCTTCAATCTTAGACCAATCTAAGGCTTGTCCTAATAACCAACGTAATCTGTTGTTCCATGGATTTGAAGTGTCTTTCTTACCTATCTTTTCTCTCCATCTCTTCTCTTCGTATGGATTGACATTATTGAATCCTTGATATGGGATACTGTTTGATGACCAATTTGGATAGTTCTTGAATATGTCTGAATCTACAATTTGTTTTACAATTTTAGATTCAAACTTTTCGTTGAGCACAATATATTTGTCAAAAATAGATTTATTATCTAGAAAGGCTGCGGCCTCTAAGAGAGTTCTTAAAATCATCCTAGTAACTATAGAAATGTTCTAGGTATCTATTTTAAAAGAAAAAGGTTATCCAAATGGATAACCTTATAAAAGTGTATTCTCTAACTTGATTTCTTGAGTGAAGAATGGGAACTTATTAGCTAAATAGATTCGAGCTCGTTCTTTACCATGTCTATATAAGTAATTCTCAGAATAATATCCAGAACCATATCTGAAGTCATCAATAAAGTCAAATATGACTGTCTTGTCTTTTCCTTTGAATGGCCTCATGCCTCGACCTATAATCTGTCGGACAATTCTATCTGACTTTGCAGTATTGACCAAGAATATGTTCCAAAGGTTTCCAATATCACATCCTTCGCCAAAAGTGTATATAGAAGCTACAAGGATTGTGTTGCCTGTAGTGTCAGCTTCCATTCTAGCTTTATATTCATCTCTAAGTTCTGAAGAAGTCCCACCATCTGAATAGAAAACTTGTTTGTCAGTATGTTCCCTCAAGTAGTCATAAATCTTTCGTCCATATCCACCTTTAATATCTCCAAAGAGGATAAGTGTATTCTGTTTAGTCTTAGCAGCTAGGTCTGAAATATATCTAAGACGCATGTATGACTTGTTGGCATAACGTTGTTCTGCTTTAAGACATTTAGAACCTGCTGTAATATCTTCTTTGTCCTTGTCTTTTCTCAAGTCATAAAGAAGAGATTTCTCTTCATCTTGAGCATATTGAAGAAGCTGTCTGACTATGTAGATTGGAGTTGCAAACCTTTCTTGGTTGATAAGAGTAAAAGCTGAAAGTTTGTAAACAATAGGTCCAATGTATGACTGAATCTGATAAGACTCAAAAGAACCATCTTTAGGAAATGTTCCTGTAAGACCGAAGATTCTATCTGCATTGACACATTTAGTAAGCACATTCTTGATGGATTGAGCACTGGCATGATGGCACTCGTCAATTATCACAGTTCCAAAATCTTTAAAAAATTCAGCATCTTTCTTACAAAGAGATTGGAATGTCCCAAACAGAATGTTAGTGTCTAATATAGTTTTCTTCTCTTTAGCTGAAATACCACTATGAAGTTCTTTACCTTTGAACGAACCTTCTTGTCCACACCAATTGTCATACAAATAAAATTTCTCTAATGACTGAGTAGCTAACTGACTATTAGGAACTATATAAAGAATCTTCTCTACATCAGCTACCTCTTTCAAGAACTTGAACAAACAATATGCCATCAAAGTCTTACCACCTGATGTAGTGACTTCTATACTAGCTTTCTTGAATTTCAAAAGTTTGAACACTCCTTCAAGCTGATAATGCATTGGAGTCATCTTAACACCTTTATCATTAGTACAGTCTTTAAAAAGCTCATCGATATATTCTTTGAAAGAATTAAATGTCAATGCACAATCTTGTGTACGACAAGTAAAGTCATCTTCAAATTCAATTTGAAAGTTGAACTTCTGACAAACTAATATAAGTTCATACCAGAGACCTATAGGAATCATGTTGAAATCATTGATAAAAGAACGTTTCAAATTTATGAAGGGGTTCTTTTTCTTGATTATCCAGGACTCTGCAGGTTCTTTAGTAAAAGAAAGTTTAAGTTGGTCTAATTCGAGTTTAGTAGCTTCTTTTACAATCAAAAACTTATTATCATCTGTTAATTTAACTTTCACTTGAAAATGGAATTCATTTACCTAATATTTTATATAGAGATTTTACTAAACGATTAAAAATCACTATAGAAGGCCAAATTGCTGTTTCATAAGAACCTTTTCACAATTGACTGTTGGCATAACCTCTTCATTGAAGGTTCCATCATAGTCAAAAACTTTAACCAAACCCTGATAGACATAATTCAAATCAAATATTTCACACTTAAGATGGATTCCAGAAAAAGCACTTTTACCTTTATAAAGATTTACTGTAGAAGGAAATATAGCTTTCCAACATTCTATTGTAGAAATTCTTTCTGGGCATTCATGAAGAATGTCGACCTTACTTTCTTCATAAGCTTTGTTAAAATCTAAAACACCATCGTAAACTATTTTTATTGACCTTTCTGATTCATAGGTTTCTTTATCTCGTCTTTTATTAGTTTCTGATGAAAAACTGAATTTTCCTTCATTAAACTCATAGTCTATACAAACATAAGGACAAAAGAGTTCTCTTATCCATTTGTAAATAGGAAGACTTTCGTCTAGCAGATTTCTAGAAAGTTCTTCTATTGATTTTTCTTCATCAAACAGTTCAATAAAGCCCATAAGGATTCAGTTTAAGACATAAATACTCATGATTTATATGACTAATTCTAGAAACGGATGGCTTTTTCAAGAAATATATTAAACGAAGATTTTCAATCAGATATACTTAGACAGATTCTAAACTCTGACTCACTTAAGAGATACCATTCTATTTCTCCTTTTATTGGTAATAACATGCGTCAGAGATACAAAGATGCTCAAAGAATCAGTTCTAAAATACCTAAAGATATACAGACCAGAGTCTTTCAAGGTTATAAACTTGATTTAGCAAAGATAACTGATGATGATTTTATCAAGCAAGATTGGAAAAGTGCATTAAAGACTATCAAAACTTTATTGAAAAATGTAAAGCCACAAGATGATTATAAACCTATCTTTGCTTTCTGGTTCAATAAAAATGATGAGTTGTTTGCTCTTTCAAAAGACAATTACCTTTTTCTTGCTTATAAACCAACATATGTGGTCACTCCAAAGTCATTTGATAATTTTGATTTTGACAATCCAAATAACATTGGTGTTCTTCCAAAAGAGATAAAACGTCAAGAAGAATCTATAAGAAATAATCCTATCATTACTGAAAGAAGCCTTTCATCTATAACTTCTTTAGATGGTGCTTATGCTTATATCTTACACGATATTCCATTAAATCAGAAAGTCTACCAATTCAGAAGACAAAACAAACCTTTATATTCTTCAGACCCAGAAAGAAGAAAGTATGATTTTGATAGTATCAGAATAACTAAGAAAAAAGAAAGAGAGACTGAAGTAAACAAAAGAAAAGCCGGTAGATTTGAAGACCCATATAAAGAAGACATTTTAGAAGCATTCAAGAAATTTGAAGATGTTGTAAAAGACATAAAGCTTGAGAAAGTTGATTGGCATATGATGTATAATGTCTCTAACTTTATCAAACTTTTCAATAATATTGTCGAGACTTACAAGAAAATGTATAAGGCTAACAAAGAAGTTCTGGTGCCAAGATATAGTATGACTTCTTATGAAGCCGAAGAAAGAGACAGTCATAAGAAGAATTTAGATAGTTACTTCAAAGATTTAGAGAAAGCTTATAACAACATCAAAGAGTACAAGAAAGACTAAAGTGGCAGAGAGTACTAACAACATAACAGGATTCAATCTGAATGATGTTGTCAATTTCATTGACACTATTCAGAATATCAACAAGTCAATTGCTGATGTAGTTGGTGTAGACCTTTTGTACTTCAGAGCTATACCACACGAGAATGGAGAAAGTGTCATCTTTCATGAATACACTTTGTTAGATGTTGATTGTGAAAAACAGATTAAAGGTGTTGTCAAGAATCCTGATTATGGCAATGGTATTGAAGTTGACTTGTTTGGAGTCAAATATGACTCTCCACTCCAAATCCAGTTTGACTTACAGACTTGGAATGAGGTCTTTGGTCCTGATGTGATGCCTCAGAAAGATGACATTGTCTATGTTCCTTTGCTCAACAGGCTTTTTGAAGTCAACACTTCATCTCCTATATACACTTTCATAAACCAGCAGACTGCTTGGCAGGTTGACATGGTAAAGTACAACCCAAAAGCTTCTCGTGCAGAGAATCCTACTTTGTTGGATACTATCCAGCAATCTACTGTGTCAGCAGAATCCTTGTTTGGAGAAGAGATTTCTAAGCAGATTGCTGACATTACAGATATCAAAGAGTTCAGTCCTTACAATTCAGTTGCTAAAGAAGGTGACTGGTTCAAGGAAGTCCAAGACAGAAGCTGCATAGTCACTAGAGATGTAAGCATCAGAGGATTCTTGATTTCAAATGGATATTATAACATGAGCTCAGTACAGGATAATCCTATAGTGGTCTATAAGGACAGTTCAGACACTTTAAGTCCTAGTTCAGAAAGACCTAACAGGTATTTCTCTTGTTGGTTCAGACCTCATCTTGAAGAGAAACCTCAGCATGACCTTAAGAACATGCAGCTGTACTTGAAGCTTAAAGGAACTTCACAGTTCAAAGCTTATTGTTCAGGCAATTATTCTATTGGTCAGTCAGTACTTGTTTCAAAGGGAAGCGTCCTGCGAATTCCTGGAACTATCCTAGATAAGAACCAAAAGACTGGTGAATATCTTATTGAGATGAGTACTAGTGATGTTCTCAAGGCCAACAGAAAGATTTCAAAATGGCATGAGACTGCCGGTATTAAGATTGAAGCAACTGGTGGTATCATTTATTTCTTGAATGGAAATCCTAGTTTTGAGCTTTCAATGTTAGGATTCAAGAACCTTAAGGTTAAGATAGGAACTTTTGAGAAGGTAGTCACATTGAAGTCAGACTTAAGCCATAGCTGGTTTGGCCTTTGCATGAACATTGGCTCTGAATCTGTAGGAAGGATATTTGATGCTAATGGAGAGTCTATAGATTCATTTGATTTTGGAACTATCAATGAAGAGATTTCTATAGAAGAATACTATTTGAATTCAGGACCTGTTGACTTGACTAATATCAGGCTTTATGAATTTGAATCACCTATAACTGATGAGTCTTCTATGAAAGAAGACTTGTTCAGGACATTCACTACAAATGCTAATAATGCTATCATAACAGACAAAGCTGAGATTCCTAATTATATGGATTATCTTGGACAAATACGTTAAAAGACCATGACAGAAACTGAAGCAAGAAACAGATTAGAGATATTAAGAGAAGACCTGAATTTCTTAAGAGAAGAACTTCAGAGTCATGGCGCAACCATTTCTTTGAACAATGTCCTGACAAAGCCATTGAAGACTGTAGGTGACTTTGATTATGAAGGAACCGCTGCTGAGTTCAAGGCAGCTAATGCAGAGTATTCTAGGTTGTTAGCAGGTCTTAATGCAATAGGTGAAGAAGAAATAGAGACATATGCTATTGATGGAGTTGCACCACCACCGCCTATAAGCCATACACCGGCAGGTGGAACTATTACTGATATAGTCCAAAGACAGAATACAGTCAATGAATCTAATAGTGAGCCTGCTCCTGATTGGGGCAACATGCAACCATTTGACCCAAGGTTGACAAGACGAGATGGTTTGTACGAACTAAATGGATTGGAACCTAAAAGAACACCATTTGCTACTGACACAGTTGACTCTGTATACTGGGACATGATTGATGTCCAGAACTCTAAGCCTAACATGATTCAAGCTCTTGATACAGACAAGAACCAGTATGGTCTTCAATCTATCATAAACCCATATGCAGTCACTAGACTTTACAATGGTTTAGACATTGCTTCAGGTGAAGTTACAGAAAACAGACTTCTTGATATCAGAGACCAACATAGGTTCTATGACTTGAATGATGCTGACACTAATATTCTAGCAGTTGCTAATCCTACTACAACAAATATTATCAGATTTGGTAATGCTGACAAGTGGGGTCGTACACCATATTCATTCCAAGACTTTGTCTTCTGCAAATATTGGAATGTGATTCCTAACAACAGAATTATAACACTCAGAAAGTATGGAGCACCTTGTGTAGACTCATTGAACTTTGAAGGAATGACTACTACAGATGCTTCCACTGGATATGCCCCTATAGCTACAGCAGTAACTTTCTTTGGTGAAGGAACTGACAACAAGTTAAGTTCATTATTGAAGTTCACTACAGGGATGAGATGGGATGATTTACAAAGTGATGTTTGGACCGTCACTGGAGAAGGTTCTGGAACTACTCAAGCTACTGATATAATGAATAATGCTGATGGGTCATTTGCTGCGTCTACATTAGGATATATGGCTAAGTTGTTTGCTCTTGCTGGTGGAGAATACAACTATGAAAGAGCTATGATGGAACATGGTAACTTGCCTCAAGACCCTTGGGACAATGGACCATACACTAACAGGCTTATAGGACCTGCTAACAGTATTGACATGGTCAAGAAACGTAAGAGAGGTCTTGATTTCAGTATGCCTCTTGAAGTGAAGTTCCATTATGTGTCTAGACCTATAGGTGGAGTGAATGCTAAAGCTGCGATGTTAGACATCCTGGCTAATTTCTTAGTGATGTGTTCTGCATCTGCTGTCTTCTGGGGTGGTGCTAACAGGTTCAAAATCAACCCACAAGTTTATCCATTCTTTGGAGAAGGCGGCCAATCAGTCCTTCAGAAACTCTATAGAGGAAAAGTTTTTGGAGATGATGGTGCTTTGGCTATAATAAAGAATGCTGTCACAAGCACGTTCAATCAAAACAACACTACATCATTCATGCAAGGATTGTTAGGTGCTGTAAGTGGAATGCTTGGCAAGATATTCTCTATTACTGGATTGAATGGTCAAGTTTCAGATTATTTGAAAGGGCTTGGTTCTGAAGCTGGGCAACAGGCAGGACAGAATCTTGGTAAAGGACTTATAGAAAGAATTTCTACTAAATTACTTAAAACTAGTATTGTACCTTACATGACAGGCATGCGTTCTCTTCTTATTGGTGAACCTGTAGGTGACTGGCATCTGACTATAGGAAATCCATTGAATCCTATAGCAGTGATTGGTAACCTTATCTGTACAGGAATGTCAGTAGACTTCAGTGAAGAGCTTGGACCAGATGACTTCCCAATGGAGATGTCTATAACAGTCAAATTAGACCATGGTATGCCTAGAGACCGTGATGCTATAGAATCTATGTTTAACAGAGGTTCAGGTCGTATCTACAATTTGCCTGATACAATCAGAGCAAGTTCAGACTTTGAGACTACTGTAGATGGCAAGACTGGTAAGAACAACAAAGGTTCTCAGACTGAAAGTGGTAAAGGCAATGGAGCTACATGGAATGAAAGACATGATGCTTTAGTAATCAACACAGCAGGTGATTCAACATGGAGTTACAACCAAAAAGTCATCAAGAGTCCTCGGTATACAACATTGAATGTTCCTAAGTTCAGTCCATTAGATTCTAATGAGAAATTCAATATCAAGACAGACATGGATTCTCGTTCTGTATTCATTGCTAACATTGGTGCTAGAGCTGCTGGGTTGACTTAAGGTTATCATAAATAGTCTATTAATTCAGATTTGTTTATGGAACTTAATGACCAATATATAGACGAAGCTTTTACTTTTGACGGAGAAGACATTGACAAAGAATTTAAAGACAATGTAAAAGAACTTTCTATTTATGTCAGAATGATGGAACCAATTCTTTATTGTCTTGATATTCCAGAGTTTGAGTGGAAGAAGTATAGAAGATTCCAAGATTTGTTCTTTATAGAGAATGGTCAGTTAAGATTAGTGAATAGGATTCACTCTTATATAATATATGCAGAGAAAACTAAATATTCATTTGATAAGAAATTAGAAGCATATATCTGGTTTGTTGAAAGAGCTAATGAATATTTCCAAGAGTTAAAAAATGAAGGTGCTAAAATTCGTTTGTTGAAACTTCCTATTCTACATATAAGATTAAATGATGTAAATCAAAATAATGTTGATGAAGTTATTAAGATTGATAAATTTCTTAAGTTAGTGGATACTAAAAAAGAAGAATCCTATAGATACAACTATTTTAGTGCTCTAATGATTTTTCTTAAAAATGGTAATGATTTAAAAGCTTTTAGTCCTTTTATACAAGATAAAAACAACAATCAAAAAAGTTTCAGAACAGAATTAAAAGATAAGACTGGAATAGACTTAGATGAATTAATCATTAATGAGGCTTTCAGTTTTGATGACAATGATATAGATGATGAGTTTGCTAACTCAGTCTCAAATACAAAAAATGAAGTGACTTATCTTAAATTATTAGGTGACATCAATTCTACAGGATATTATACATTAAAAGATAGTTTTACTGTAATAGAGAAAGGTCTTTATACTGAATATGATTATTTAGATGTTTATTCTAAAGAAGAAGGCTGGAAGGAATCTTTAGATGCTATAGTTTGGTATCTTGAAAATTTTGTTCAATGTGCTTTATCAAATAAAAGTATCAAGAAGATAGCATTGCCTTTCATAAAGATAACATATGACATAGTTTCTAAAGAAGAAACCACTTTAATCTATAAGTTCTTTGTAGAGATTGCCAAAATATTAGAAAGAATTCAGAAATCTAATTTAGTAAGAATTGATGGTAAGATTGTTTTGTATTTCTTTGGGCATAATAACAATCCAATATTTTTAGAAAACTATAGCTTAAGAGAAAGAACTAATATTGATGTTGTTTTCAATCTTCAATATAAGGAAAATATTTTAAACGAAGCTTTTGACTTTGATAGTGAAGAAGATTCTAATATTGATAGTTCATTTGCTAAAAGTGTAGAAGACCAAAAATATTTCTCTTATTTGTTCAAAGGTATCCCTTCTGTAAAATCTATGGATGATGTCTATGATATCCAATATGCTGGATTCTATCCTATTGATGTCATAACTGATTTCAAAATTGATTCTAGAATTTGGGACTTAAATGAAGCAATTCCAACGTATCTTTGGTTCTTAAAAAAGTTTGTAGAAAAATTCAAAGAACTAAAAAGGATTGACAAAAAACTTTGTGGTATTGCTTTCCCTAATACTATATTCTTTGTAAAACCTAATGAGTTTAATTTAATTGAAAAATTCTGTAAAGAGTTCAATAACATTATATTAGATTTAAAAAGGAGTTTTGTTGGAGTTGACTTATACTTTAACTTAAATGTTTATGACAAAGAAGGTAATATGGTTTTCAATGAAGATGAAATGACATTAAAAGATACTGATTTTGCTGAGAGATTCAAAAGAGAAGTTCTTTACTATCAAATGAAACACTAAAAAGAAAAAGAAGAACATTATGGCCCTTGGGATAAAAGAAGAAACAAAAGAATTAGAAAGCTTACTCAAGATTTCTAAACCTATAGAACAGGCTATAGTTCCTGATGTAGACAATGTCCCAGAAGAACTTCAGGAACCAGAACCTCTGTTCACTATAGATTATGAGAAAGAAAAGAAGAAGCTGATGAAACGTGCTAGGAACACTATAGTCAAGTTAGTCAAATTAGTGATTCCTAATGACATGTTCCATGATGAGTTTATACAAGACAAGATAAATCAAGATGCAGACCAGCTTTCTTCTTTGTATTGGCAGAAACAATGCATAGAGATAATGCAAAAGACTCTTATGGAAACTGTTGCTCATGGTAATGCTTCACCTAGATACTTTGAGACATTTGCTCAAATATCTAAGAACCATTCAGACATAGCAGACCAGATTTCTAAGTTTGAGACTTTCATAAGAAAGAACTATACTGATATCAAGTATGACATCAAAGATAAAGAGGATGAAGCAGAATTAGCTAGCAACCAACCTAAATTGATTACAGCTAATACAGAACTTAGCAACAATGGTATTCTCATAACCTCTACTAAAGACTTTATCAAGAATGCCAAGAAAGACAAGCTTAAGATTCTTCAGAGCAAGCATTCAGAGAATCCAGAAGTTACAAATCTAGAAGATATTTAAGAGGATGATACAAGAGATATATACAGGAGTTCCTAGAACTAACACGTACAAGCCTAACACTATAGAAGTGACTAATGACATTGAAGTCATCTTAGAAAGAGTCAGAATGCTTTTAGGAACTAGGAAAGGAGAAGTTCTCGGTGACCCAGACTTTGGAATCAACTTAGAGGACTATCTTTTTGATATGAAGGTTCCTGAACAACAAATTAAAAAGGAAGTCACTGAGCAGTTTGCTAAGTACATAACATGTGCAACAAGTCCTATGTATGCTATAGATGTCAAGGTCAACTTTGGTAAGAATGTTGAAGCTGGTTATGACTATATGGTTATAGACATTTACATAAACCAACAAAAGATACAAGGTTTCTTAATTGGAGCTTAAAATAGAAAAGAGCCACTTTCACAAGTAGCTCTTTCAGTCAAAAGAAAAACTCTTTACAGAGAAAAAGAAAAATGTGGAAAAGAAAAAGAGAAGTCATCACGACTTCTCTTTCTTATTTATACGAAAATGGTCCAGCATTTTCACAAACACCGGACCACAACATGTTAAAATGGAAAAAATATTTCTCTCTTAGTAATGCAAGATAAACTTTGTCACATCAGTCTCCTTTGTTCTGAACTGGCTGAACTTCACTGAAGACCAACCACCAGCAACTTGTAGTTCTCTACAAACATCTACACAAGTTTCTGTATTAGGAGTCTCTTCAACTAAGATTACGCTGATTCCAGCACCTTCTGCATTCGGGTCTTCTGTCAAGAAACTATAGTCTTTAGCTTCAATAAGTTCATTGATAAAATCAACAAGATAAGTCAGATAAGCTTCTTGCTCTGCAGCCTTGTTCTCAGTATATGTTTTTTTCTGAAGACCTCTAATCTTGCAAGCTAAGCTTGGTTCTTCATTACCATATTCGTTAGGCATTCCACTAGGACCTTTAGCCCCAACTTGGTCTGTGTGTCCACCAGTCATCTCATTGAGCATACTAGCTACTCTTCCTTGTTCTGACTGAAAATCTTTTGCTTTTGGTGAATCAGAAGACCAATCGACTTTCTCTCCATTGACAGTAACTTCAGTATCTTTTCCAAAAACTTCTTCAGATAATTCTTTCAAAGATTCTTTAAATTCTTTGTCTGTCAGCATTTCTCCATTGCCAAGGATTGCATCAAACAATGCAAGACCAAGGTCAGTTCCTGTTAATTTTCTTTTTTGTGACATTGTAATATATTTTTAACGTTAAAAATTTTAGTATAATTTATACACCGGACTACACTTATCGATTAAGACATAACCTTGATATTCATCAGGATTGTTGATATCATACAACATACAGAACTCTTCATATTCTAAAGTAGAATAATAAGGTTTGCCTAAATAATAGACAACTCTGAAAGTTCTTGGCTGATTAGTAACATGCATAGGCAAAGCATAATAAGCTTTACACTTATCTTCAAAATCACCTGAGAACCTTGGACCATTGCAATAGTATTCTCCTTTAAATTCCCAAAAATCTGTATAATCGGAGAATTGTTCTTCTAGAAGGTTATAGAACTTTTCTCTATTGATTCTGACTGATGAATGAAAGAAATCTCTAGGTTCTGAACTAACTATATAAAAATCATCGCAAGCACCTTGCTTGTGTGGAGAAACCATCTTGTAGACATTGTTAGAGGTCAGTTTCCAAAGTTTTCCTTTCTTTATGTAAAATCTCTTTGAACTCATAACTCATTTAGTTTTGATTACATTGCAAAAATAAAACTAATTTTTGAAACAGGAAAATCTTTCTAAAACTTTTAACATCCTTTAAATATCCAACAAATCCCAGTTGTCTCTACTAAAGTACATTCTCCAATTTGGAATCTGCAATCTGTTCTTTATACAATAGTCAATGACATCACTTATATCCCATTTGTCTCTTTTAGGTAAGCCTAAATCTTTCTTAAGCTTGTCCCAAAGAAAGACATGGTAACCTTGGTTTATCCTTTCTATAGCATGTTCATTTCCAGTTTTGTCACTGTCATAAACAAACCAAAAAGGCAAGTCAAGCTGCAAACTTTTGTTCGCCCCAGTAGTTGCAATACAATTTGGTAAAAAGAATGCGTCTAGAGGTCCCTCGGTGACGAGGATTGGCGAATTTATGTTAATCTGAAATATATTGAACATCATGGACAAGATGTCAAGGGAGTCCGGAATTTCAATATTTTCATTCTTGAAAAAATATTTGTGTATAGACTTCAAACTATATGTCTGGTATTTAGATTGACCTTTCCTTGGATTGAGTCTTCTAATCTGAAATCCTATGAACTTAGTATCATCTACTAAATTCAAGATGAACAAGACATTGCTGTTAGGTTCATAAAGATAATTGCCATAGTTGTTCAAATGTCTTGACTTTATATAGGTTGCTCCTTTATGAAAGTCATTAGCAGAGCAAGTAAGAAGGTTGAAAGCCGATATGAACTTCTGCTTGTCTATAGCATACTCATTTATAAGTTCAAGGTCAAACAATAAGTTGATGTTTGTAGATGCATTGACACTAAAGTTAGAGAATGAATCTAAAGAAGTCTGATGAGCTGCAATATAATCTAAGCTATCTAAAGACAAAGGTATATGAAACCTTTCAAAGAGCTTGTTTATAGACATGAAAGAATTGCAATTAAAGCACTTAAACTTTCCAGCAAACTTTCCACTAAGTATGAAGTTTCCTCTTTTCTTAGAAAGTTCTTTCATAGAATCTCGACAAACAGGACATGCACATTGAATTCTGTCTCTGCATACTTTCAATTTCCTTTTCTGCCAAGTCTCAGGAAATTCTTGATTGAGAAGTGTCTGAACTTGGTTCACTAAATAGTTCTTAAATTCTTCATCACTCAAGGTCTTTGTATCCAAGATAGAAGTATCAAATAAAGCTCCTACTTGTGGAGCATTCATGATGTCTATTGCACTTTGGTTCTCATTCATATCAATACTTATATGACAAACTGAGCTCCTCGATTGGGTAATCATAGGAGCTCAGAATAAAAAACAATAAGGTTATTAAATTAAGCACCAAATGTGCTATTCAAAATGTCGTCTAAATTTGCAGGTGTGCTAGTGACAGGTGCTGCTGAAACTTGAGGAGTTCCAATGTTCATGATATCTCCAAGACCAGATAAGTCGACTCCAGAAACATTTGAAGGCTGACCCGGAGCTTCAGGGGCTGGCATTGAAGGAAGGATTCCATTCAAGTCAAGACCAGCTGGAGCTGCTGGGGCCACATTAGGAACTGCAGCTGCTTGTGGCATTACAGGAGCAGCTACTGGCTGTGCAGAGACATTCATCGGTGTTGGTGCTGAAGCACTATTGATGATTGATTCAAGACTAGCTGTTTTCTGAGGACTTGCAATTGGTTGTGCAGGAGCACCAGAAGCAGTACGACCTGTATAGAAAGCAATCACTGAATCAACATAACGAACGGTTTCTTCATCCCATGGCTGATATTTGAATTTGCCAAGGTCTGGTGAATTAGCTTGCAAGAAGTCAAACACTTTCTGTTTGTCAGATGTTTCAGAAACAGCTTCAACAAACTTATATGTTCCATCTTCTTGTTTTTCTGTAAGCTTAAGACATGACTGAGACTTGTCGATGTCAACAAACTGGCAATTGTCATAGTTGTTGAAACCAGAAGCTTCAGTAATCTTAACTACAAAAGCACGACCATTGATAATGTCAAACGGATTTCTTGGTTGGATTCCGGCAATGACTGGAGTCATCTCAGTTGCAATCTTCTCATATACTTTCTTTCCAACTCGCCAAACCAAGATTCGACCATTCAATTTAGGATTGACAGAGTCACTGATGATTTGAATCAACATTGAGTACTTCTGAGTTCTTGAGAACTTCTTAGCATTCTCTACGTTGATTGCATTACCAGAATTCTTAAGGAGCCAGTATGTGTCAGAGATTGGGTCTTTTTCTCCAATTGAAGAAGGAGAGTCAACTGTACGACCAGTATTTGGTTGATAAGGATTCTCTAAATAACAAGAGAACTTTTCGAGAATTGAATTGCTTGGGTCTTGCCACCATGGAACAAATCTTACGATTGCAGTGTAAGTCTTGTTAGGTGCATTACGGAAGGAAGGTCTCCATTCAATAAGTTCTTTTTCTTGAACTGGAGCTTGCACTGTAGGTGCGAACAAATTGTCTAAATTACTTAAATTACTCATAATATACTAAAATTGTTTAAAACTTCAAAAATACTTAAAAACTAAATTCAAAACTTATATTCTAAATTTAAGGTTGGATTAATTTTTCCAACAAATTATTTATCCAAAATTTCATCAAATGATTTAACATCAAATGGTTCATAGTACTTAAAAGACTTATCAAATGGTATAGAAATATTTCCATTAGGACTACCGCCAAAATAGTCTACATAATTGAAAATACTATAAAAATCTCTGACCTTGATTTCATCTTCTTTGTACCACTGATACCATAAAATATGCTTGATTATAGTCTTGACCATGTTATCAAGCTCTACAATATGAGCAATACCAAGATTATATGGGTTCAAATATAAAGTTATCGACAATATTGAACAATATTTGTCATTTCCAGGAAAAATTCTTATTCTAACAATATTTTCATTTCTATGATAATCTGACTTATCATATTGTAATTTTACTCCATATTGTTTTTTCAGATAATTGTTAAGACTACTAAGATAGGCTTTCCTAGTTATTAGTGAATAAGACTGATAATGTTCTTTAGTTCTAGGATATTCAACCTCTGCATAGTTCATGACAACATGACTATTGTATTTAGCCATCTCAGATTCAATACGTCCAAGGATAATACTTTCATGTATCACCCTATCTTGAACCTTGTCATCAGTATCATCAAAACTCAGAGCCATAGATTTGCTTAGTCCATTCAGTTACAGGATAATTCTCTTTGATATAAGAAACAAAACTTTCTGGATATACTTTCTTTCCAGTTATAGAAGTCTGAATCTTTCCATAAGTCTTCTCAATGTACTTGTCTAAGATAACAAGACAAACATGGTATGGATATCCATATCCTTGATTTTCAACTGAATAATCAATGATGCAACATATTGGGAATTTGATTTCTTTCTTTTCAATCAAATGCTCTATATAAGCTTTAGTCATCAATGGTTCTTTAGCTTTCTGATTGAACTTGCCTACAATATATGTTTGTGCACCAAAACCTCTTTTCAAAGCTACCTTCATTGGGTATCTCAAATTTCCATCTTTATCTACATTACTACCTCTTAAAACTCCCATAATAATTACATTTTTAAATTAAACTTTTAATTGAATAGTGCAAATGTATAACAAAAAAGTGAGACTGAAAAATATCAATCTCACTTTTAACTTCTTTTAAAACTTTGTAATCATTCATCAAAATCAAAACCTAATTCTTTAGCTATTTGAGCTTCCTCTTCTTTGAACCATTCATATTTCAAATCATCTTCAATTTCTCTAATAATTTTAGAAATCAATATATTTTTCATATTATTAGTATTCCAAAGAAATGCATAGCCATCAGAGTCTAAAACATCTTTAGTAGGAAAAGCTATAAATGCATCTGGTTTAAGTTGTCCATATTTTATCAAATCCTTTATATAAGCATTTTTAAAATATTTTTGATAATAAGGATATTTTACTCTTCCAAATCTCTTTTTTAAAACTCCAGTTAAATTAGAAACAGCAATAAAGCAATTAGTAGTATTAGTATTTTTATATTTAAAACTTCTAGAACCATCATCATAAAGATGTACGGTTTTTCTAGCATCATATACAGTCAAATTGTATATTGTATCTGGATGAGTTTTTGTTTTCATATTTCTAAAATTTTAAATTTCTGTTGCAAAGATAATTAAAACTTCTAAATCTAAAAATCAATTAATATTCTTTAACTAAAGTAGTCCCATTTATCTAAAGTTCTTTCAGTTATTATTAAAAATTCCATTCCATTTTGTCTGCAATATATTTCTGCAGCTTTCCATTTAGCTATATTAACTAAATAAGTTTGTGCTTGTTTATTAAATCTTTTCTTTTCTTTTAAAGAAGCAGATTCATTAAGATTCTTAGGAGCTTGTGTTTCAGCAAATGGTTTTATTTCTATAATATATTTTTTTATATTATTTTCAGAATCTTTCATTAAAATTGCGAAGTCAGTCCAATAATTACTTAAGCCCCAATTTTTACTATCAGAAGGATTCAAATTATTTTTAACACAATATTCTAAATTCTTTACTGGGTTTTTATAAGGAATACTCAAAACTTCAGAGCCCCATTTAACTACTAATGGATTGTTATCACACCATCTCATAAATTTAAGTTCCCAGCTAGACCGATATTGATTTATTTTTGATAGACATTTTTCTTTATTTTTAGGAATATAAACACCTTGGTGATATTTACTATTTTCAGAAATATCTACTTTATTTCTTTTTTTATAAGCTAATTCTTTATTCATAATGTACTGAGGTTATTCTTAATACAATATTCTAAATTCTTAATTGGATTTAAATAAACAACACTACAAGGCTCACTGCCGCATCTTATGACATTAGGATTGTTATCTAGATATTGCATGAATTTTGCTTCCCAACTAGAACGATAAACATTTTCTTTAGTTACCCACTTCTCTGGATATTTTGGATAATAGATTCCTTAATGCCACTTAGCATTCTCTGAAGTATTAGGCTTATTATGTGCTTTATACTTGTTAGCTTTTATGTTTATATCAGTAGCCACCTTATCAAATATATCTTTCTAAATGTTTTTCTATACGATTTATCAAATAGTCATTTCCAGAAGAGTAGATAGCTTCAGCCATATTCTTCAAAGCATCTAAAAGTTTTATTCCTTCAGTTAGTTCAAACTCAACCCAATTTCCATTGGCATCGTCCAACATATACTCATTAGAATTTATATAACTTTGATACAGTCTAAACTCTTGGTTTGTGAACTTTCTGACTATAGATGGTAAGATGGTTTTACCATTTACTTTGGGCAAATTTTCCTTTGGGTTATTCAAAGACTTGCCATAATCTTTATATAGCTCATTGACTAATCTTTCTTTTCTTCTATGAAAATCTGCTAAGTCCTTTACTGAATCATCTAAATCACTATCATTATCAAAATCTAAAGATTCATTAATATAATCAACAAACTTGTAAGGCAACTTGTTTACTTTTTCTTTGTCCCTAAAAAATTTAGTAACCCAGATATTAGACATGCATCTGTCTAAAAAGTCATCATAAACCTCATCTTTTCTTTTGTCAATCAAATCAACAATCTTGTCTAATCCGTCTTTAAGATTTTGAATGACTTCAGCTTCACTATTTTTTTCCAGTTCTATAATCCCAATATCAAGTTTGAAAGATTCTCTAGATGGAGTTATTCTACCATAGTTATAATATTTGATATCACAATCAGGACCAAGAGTAAGATTCATTGTAGAGTATCCAATATAAAAACCATAAGCCATCAAAGCAGTAAAAAGTTCGTCAAATCCACCATAGTTTACTATTTCATTTCCTATAGCATCTACTTCAGCATGCAAGAGCCTCTTGAACTTTCTATAAAGTTTAATCCTATTCAAATTCTCTTTAATGTCTTTATCATAATCAGATTCTTCATCATCAAAATCAAAAGCCTCATTGATAGGTTCTGAAAGGTTGTTTAAGAATCTTTCTAAGAATTTTCTAGATTCTTCATTATGTACTTCTTTCTTATGTCTGTCAGTATCAAACAACTGGTCTACAAACTCATCAACAATTTCATAAAAATTACCAGGGCCAAAAAAGAACTGGTCATAAAATCCACCACCATAAGGTCTAGTATTGTCAAAATATGAAAAGTCAATACTTATCTGACCACCACTTATATCACGATACGAATTAGTCTTGACTTTATTATTAAATAGATTTTTTATAATATGCTCTAATACGGTAACTCTTAAATCAAGAAAATTCCATTTCCTAGGCTCTATATTTTTCTTATAGTAATTTAAAATTCTTTCTTTAAGCTTGTGCTTCTCAGCTATCTTAGAAACATCAGAATCTAAGTCAATATTGTCATTATCAAAATCGAAAGCCTCATTCATTCTTTTCATACTGTTTATACTCTGTACTTCTTAGATGCTTCTTTATCGAATATGTAGTCACCAGCCTTATCAAAAGCCTTGAACATGTTGTCTAGACCTGCTTGGCCATGGTCTCCTTTACGAACATAATCTTTTCCCTGGTTTCCGCCTGGCATTCCATCTCTTCTACCTGATGATTTCTGTTCCCAGTCTCTAGTTCCGCCATCAGGCGCTTTCTTTTCATTATTCTTCGGCGCACTGACTTTCACTTGCTTGTTCGTACTCTGACTTAAGCCTTTTACTAACCAATTACTATTAGGAGATTTCTCAAAACCATAATGCTTGCTCATATACAAATAAAAATCTGTAGAAACTAATGATGTATCTGGATTGATGCCTACACCTTTTGCTGATATAGTAAGCTTGTTCATGATGAACTCAGCAAATATCTTGAGCATATATGAGTCTTTAGTTCTGTCTATCAACTGCACTACTCTGATAGTCCTAGTCTTTTCAGGAACACCAGCACCAATTGAAGTGTTCAAGCACAAGTAACCAGTTACATTCAACTTGTCTTTCTCATAAGAGAACAACATGAAGATATGGTCTGACTTGATTACTTTATCAAAATACTGCTTGTTCAAATCATCATTGTCAAGAACTTTCTCAAACTTGACAGGTATCAAGTAATATGAGTTGTCATAAAGTGAGAACCCATAATTTGAAGTTTGACTCGTGTTGACAATCACTTTCTTCAAAAATGGAAACTCTTTAGAATATTCTTTATATAAATCATTAGCGTTGTCTTTTGAAAGAGGCTTGAAATCCACATTGACAGATTCCGCAATGAGGAACATCAGGTCTTGACTAGTATAATTTTGTAAAATGGCTTTCACTTGGCTATCAGTATATAATGCTCGTCATATCTATTTGTCAACCTGGTCAATCTGTCATTTTGAATCTTAACAAATTCCATCCAGCACCCCACGCCCCATTCAAAGAAAATTTCTTTTCAAAAATATTTTTCCTATATTCTAAGTTTCCGGAAATCCACAATTTCTTATACGCACAATTTCGATTTCGATTAAGATTCGATTAAAAAATTTTGTAATTTATACTCGTTTTAAATAACAGATTCATCTAACTCTTTATGAATTACAAGATTATCCATAAAAAATTAAATGTTAAATTTTGTTAAATAACTGTTTCTAGAACCAAATTTTTGTAAAGATTTTTAAATTTAATCGTTTTTTAGTTTAATCATATAATATTTAAAGGGGACTCTAAAAATCAAAAATCTTTACAAATTAAGCTTTTCAAATTGTTTAAAAAGGAAATGGAATCATATCAAAAAGATACAATTCCATTTTATATAATGTTATTTTGAAATTCAATTAAATATCAATAGCTATCCAATCTAGATTACCTTGTGTTGAATCAAGTCGTTCTTTTATTTCTGAAATACTAGCATCAGTATTAGTTTTGTTAGAAATAACTGTATTAGACAAATTAGTAACATTAGTTTTTATTGAAGAAATTGAACCATCAACTTCAGTTTTATTATTAGATACTGTGGTCTTTAGATTATTCAGTTCAGTTTTAATAGAACTGATACTACCATCAATTTCAGATTTATTGTTAGTAACTGTAGTTCTTAGGTTAGTAATATCGGTCTTTATAGAACTTATACTACTATCAATCTCAGTTTTGTTATTAGTAACTGTATTCCTTAAATTAGTAATATCAGTCTTGATTGAGGTAATACTAGCATCAATATTAACCTTATTATTGTTGATAGTAGTCTGAAGCCTATTTATAGAACCATCGACATATGACTGAAGGTTAGCAATCTCTTGAGTGATGTTAGTGATATCAGAACTATCTCCAAGAACCCTTATAGAACCACTAGCTCCAGTTGAAATAATCTGATAGACTTTGTAATCATTTCCAACTTTGACTGATATAATTTTTCCAGGATATGCTGATACACCTGACTTTGCATGCTCAAGTGCCAAGGCTTCTGATGCAAACAAAGTATCAGCCAAGAATGGTTGGTCATCAATTGGTTCAAAACCAAAGACTGCTTTAAGGTAGGATTTTGTTGCCATACTTAACTGATAGTGATATTGAATGTATCTTTATTTAAAGTACCTTGGGTAAAGTATTTATAGACGTAGTATTTAGCTGAAGTGGTTCCATCAGCTAGCATTACATCAACTTCCCAAGGATTAGTTCCATCTTTTGTGAAAGACCCAAGACATTCAGCATTCATAGCAGAAGCTTGCTTAATACTAGTCACTTTAGTAGGAGAAGCAAAGATTATAGCTTTAGTTCCTTCAGTACAATTCAAAGCAAATGTGTTTGCTTTCTTAGTCTTAGTCAAAGCACGAATAGTAGCACTGTCTAAAGTGGTGTACTCACTAGTTCCATATCCAGAGAACATGTAATAGAAACCTGATATAGTAACTGTCTTGCTTTGGTTTCCAGCAGCACAAGAACTTAATGCATTTCCTAATATATCTGTAGCAGAATGCTTGTCATTATCAGGAGCATAACCTTTTCCAGTAGCATTAGTCAAGAAAGTCTCGCCATTGATACCATTATAACAGCCAAAGGAATCTTCTTTAAGAGTCCCACCATTTGCTAAAGTTCCTGCAGGCCAGTTTACAACTAGATTGAAGTTTCTAGATGTAGCTGTTGGTAATGGCTTGAAAGAACCTGTTGGTGTTCCTGAAGTAGTCACAAGACTAACATTAGGACCATCATTCTTAGTATAAGTATGTGTTATAGAGACATTAACTATAGTTCCAAACTCTACACTTTGATTATTACTTCCAGCAAATGTCACTGAAGGTTTTACATAAGTGAAAGGAACGGTTCTTTTCGTGAACATCTTCTTGATAAGAGTAAGAAGGTTCTCATCCTTGCTTATAGTAGTTCCATTTAGAATGTCTCCAAGTTGATTATCAGTTGCTACAACAATGTCTTCACCTATGCTTGAGTCAGAAGTAGTAAGTTCCATCTGATGGAAATTCAAAATACCATTTTGTGGCAATTGAATAGCTTTGGTTCCTTCTATCTCATTCTGCATTTTGTCAGAACTTATGAAGTACTGGACTGAACTTGCAGAATTGGCCATTGAGTATATTGTATCAAGTATAGTTCCTAAATCTTTGTAGGAGTAGTCTTTGAACATACTCCCACCACCAATTCTAGAATAACGTGTGAGGACATTAATCTGACTTTGGTTTTCAGGTATTTTTATATTTTTATCCACGGGCATATATCCATAAAGTATTACATTAGCTAATTTGTCAGTGAACTGACCACTGAAATCTTTTATATTGTAAAGGACTGGCAATAAAGTAAAGTCACTGACATCTTGACCAGGTTCTCCAGTAAAGATGTTCCCAGCACTATCCATCCCATAATAAGCATTATTAGGTCTGGTCCAATCAACTTGACTATAATCTATTGCCACGGTTTTTTAAAATATTGTAATTTCTATCTTATGTCCATAACTAAAGTCCTCAAGCATTCCTGTGCATTTAGGAGTATATCTTAAGGCAATAATGTTTGAACATCTTCCTTTGTCATTATATAAAGCAATACCAGCAGTTAAGTTCTTGTAACTTATCTTATTAGCATCATTGAATTCAAAAATAGGCCATAACGTCTGAACTATGTCGCCATACCAAGCAGAAGCATCATCTAAGTTGATAGTCTTAGTACATTCTAGATTCTCAGTCTGGTAGACAGTATAAATGTTCAGATATTCTACAATTCCTTTAGAACTGTAAGTGTAAGTTCCTTTAACACAAGGCACATTAGAGTTAGGAATGTCAGACCAAGAAAGTGAAGCAGAATCATATTTCAAAGACTTGAACCAATACTTCTCATCAAGACTTTCTGTAGGGTTGTCTATAACAATTCTAGGCGCTTCTGTGAACGGATTTTGGTATCCGGCAATAATACTTATATTGTACGTCGGTCCTTGCTCGGCGATGTCCTTTAAAGAGAATCCACCAATTGAAATGTCGAGAGCTTCAATGTAGTCAATAGTAGCATTAGTAGAGTAAAGGTTTTTGATGCTACTGTTGATGACTGTAGAATTCTGGACAAACTGGTCTCTGACTGAAGAGTTTAGAATAGTTTCTTTCTCTGTATAGAAATTAATTACAGAAGAATTCTTAGTAGAACTATTGTTAATATTGATGTTGTTGACTTCTGCATCATGTATAGAAGCATCAATTAGAACACCTGCTTGTATAGTTCCGTTTTGAATACTAGCATTAGATATTGAAGCATTATCTACTATAGACTTAAGAACATGTTCTTCTTTAATATAACCACTGTCAATACTAGCATTGACAATATTAGAATTAGTTATGCTAGAGTTCTGGACTTTCTCTGTGGTTATAGTTGCATTCTCTATAGTAGAGTTCTGAACTGTCTCAGTTCCAATAATAGCTGTAGATACATTAAGGTCTTTAGCTTTTATTGATTCTATATAAGCATTGCCTAAACTAGAATTATGAACTTTAAGGTTCTCTATAGAAGAGTTAAGAACAACTTCATTAGTTATAGAAGCATTAGTGATGTTAGCATCTGAGACATTGTTCACTGAAGAGTTCATTGTTGGAACAACCATCTCTCCAACTTTTTCAGTCACATAGATGCTTGCATCGAAGACATTAGTAGTTATACTAGAGTCAAGAACTTGTCTGACACCTGTAATCCAGAATTTTGTAGAACCTTCTTTCTTGGTCTCAACTTTAAAGTCGGAGCTTGAAATTCTAAGAATGTTCTTAAGGTCTGTAGCATTCCAAGACAATGAAATATTGTCATTGCCAGGAGCAAATGTCAAAGGACCACTTGAAGTATCTGAGTTAAGAATCTTAGTAGAAGATTCAGTTCCATTATTGTAATTAGGAATGAAGTTAATAAGTCTCCAAGCATCTTCAGAACCTACAAATTCTCTAAGACCAAGACCATTAGGTTTAGTAGTGTCTTTAGTTACTACATACAAACGATATTTGCCATCGGCCTTAGAATTAGGTAAAGCAGTTCCAGTAGAGCCATCAATATTATATGTGGAGATTACTTGACCTGGATAAGAAGGGTTATCAGGATTTCCAACATAATTCCAGGCTTCATCTAAATTTCTGAAAAGAGAATATGAATCAAGAGGCCACTTATTCAAACGAACAAATGACAAAGGAGTATTAAAAAGAGGTCTACCTACCTGTTGGTCATAATACTTAAAAATTTCTTTTATTTCAGGGTCAATATATGATGGCATACTACTAATCGTTATTTGTTATTTATGAATAGAAACCATTACAGAGTAAATGTTGGATAGATGATATTTGCACTTGCTCCTGCATTAACTTCCATGCAGAAAACATCTGTGTCTATTAAATAGTTATCATTTCCTTTAATACCTCCACACTTGATAGTTCCTTTATAAACAAATGCTACAGTTTCATCAACTCCAAGTTCATTTTTAATTTGAGTCAAAGTACCTTTAGTAAAAAAGTTAGGAACAAATACTAAACATTGCTTGGCTCCTCTTGGAAATGTAATAGAACCAAGTGCTAAAGAACCATTATCTTGATTAGGAACAAATCCACTCTTGATAATGTTAGAATTGTTCAATATCAAATCTTTAGTCCAAGTCACATCATTAAACTTAGCTGTAGATGAACAAACATAGTACTTGTATCTTCCATCTACATTGAATGTTTGAGTGAAGATATTGTTATGTGCATTCAAAGCTCCTACAGAATAAGCACCATGAGCACCTTTAGTTTCATAAGGTGGAACTTTAATCTCTTCTACATTAGCACTATATCCATATTCTTCTACAGTACTGTAAAATCCTTTTGCTTTGTTCAAACCACTTTCAGTATAAGCAGTTTGGTCATTTACTGCATTGAACTCTAAGAAGTTGTCTTTAAGGATAGGACCGGTCTCAGTATTTACTGTAACTTTAAATGCCATAGAACCTTTACCTATCGTTCCAGAAGCTTTGTAAGCATTAATCAGACCTGGATATTCAGTTGCATTCTCTGTAAAGTTGGTAAATAGACCGGCAGTTCCAGATTTAGTGATTACACTTGATATGATGTTTCCACCATGTCTAGTGTCAATGTTGTACTTAGAAGTAAGAGCATCAAATCTAGAAGTCACATATCCATTCTCTTTAGTAGCACCAAGTTCTTTAGGTGTTGGGTTTGTATATGTTGTTGTAATCTTAAGATTGATTGTAGAACCTACTTCATATGTAGTGAAACCTGTCTGTTGAGCTGCGTGTGTAGGACCTACATAAACAGGTGGCACTCTTTTTTGTAATAGTGTTTTCAAAACTTTATAGACATTTGTTTTGCTTGCAATGATTTTCATTTCATTACAATAATCTCCCATGTAGACATCTTTTTCAAGCATCACTTCGATGTCATCTGAATCATTGTTCTCTGCTGGGTCAGTGAACACTGCAGGATTAGGTGAATAACCTATTGAAGAGTCTGAAGCTGTCAGATAGTATTCATGGAATGTCTTGTAACCAAAGTTTCCTTTGTTGTACGCTGTTGGGTCTACTCCATGAGTAAGGTTCTCTACTTGAGTTCCTCTATGCAAAGCTGACTTGTCATTCAAGAAAAGTCCTGAACGCTCTGTCCTGATGTAAGGCTTATAGTTAATCATTGTATAAGAACTTACATCAAGCAAATATGAAGAATCAAAGACATATCCAGTGACTTTATAACCAAGCTTGAATGAAGAGTCTTTGATTTCTAAAGTCTGGATAGTTGCAGTAGAAGTGCATTTGAGAGTAGAGATGTCAGCATATGAAGCATTGAGGACCTTGACGTTGATAAGGTCAAACTGTTCAGGCAAGTCAGCTTCAATGATGTTTCTGACACGAGTAAGACGTTCACCGGTCGCTTCATCTCTTTTGTAACCTGTTATGACAAACCCTTTTCCTGCTTTGATTGGTTTAGCCTTTGGATTCTCTACAGAAGCAAAGAGTACTTCAGATTGGTCGCCTGTTGACGTCTCTATGATGAATTTCTGTCCGGTTAAGGATTTTTGCCCTACATACAAGTCTTCTCCAGTGAAGACGTAATTGTCTCCTACTAAAGACAATGCATTAGGGTTTTTCATGATAGAGGAATTCATCAAGTCCTCATATGAACCTCTATATAAATCAACAGGAATATAAAGCATAGTTAAAAATTCAAAAAGTTGATAGGTTAAAAAACCTTACTCAGAAGTATTTATGCTCTAGATAGCAAAAAAGAGGAACCTATAAAAAGTTCCTCTTTAACTTATCTTTAAAGAATCAGATTCTTAAAGTTCAATCCAAGTAAGTGCTGTGTCAGTATAAGTCTTAGCATTTGCTAAAGCATTGTTAGCTTTTGTTGTTGCGTCAGCAGAAGCTGCAGAGATAGCGGCTGATTGAGCAGCACTAGCTTTAGAAGTTGCAATTTCTGTAGCATGAGCTTTAACACCATAAAGAGTGATAGCAGAAGAAGCATCTGAACTAGCACCAGTCAACTGAGTCTTAACAGTATTAGCAGCACCAGCAGCATCATAGATTCCGGACTTAACACTGAAAGTAGTCACTTTACCAGCAACAGCTTGAGTGATAGTTGTCGTATCACCTTTGTAGACCATTGGAGCAGCAACTTCAGCTTGTAAAGCATCAATACTAGCATCAATTTCAGCTTTAGCAGCATTCAACTTAGTGTTCCAAGCCGTAGAAGCATTAGAAACAGCAGTTGAGATAGCAGAATCAATACCTTTAGAAGCTATACCATTAGCATCAACTGTCAAATATGCATCACCAGTCTTAACTTTAGCAGCAATAACTTTGTTAGTTACTGTGATACCATTACCAGCAGTATAAGTATCGATATACTTAGCAATGTTTACTTTAGTTGTAGTCTCTCCACTAGTAGTCTCGAATGTGAATACCAAGTTGTTAGAAGCATCTAAAGATACATCTTTCAAAAATTGGTCTTTAACAATCTCGATTGCATCTCCATAAGCAGTTCCAGTCCCATCAACAAGTTGGTATGCAGAAGCTAAAGAAGAATCGATATTTGTCATCTTCTTAAGACTTAATGAAGCTTTGACACCATTAGCACTTTGAGTCAAAGAAGCTCCATCTAACTTAAGAGAGATTGTCTGTCCAGAAACTGCAATAGCATTAGAGCCAGTATAAGCAGCTGGTTTAGCAACATACAAACCATTAGCATCTAAAGTAATCTGGTTGTTAGCAGCAGAGCTGATGTTAACTTTGATTGCTGTAGAAGCATTAGCAGTAGAGACATCAATAGATTTGTTAGCAGCCTTTATTTTATTAGAAGTTACTTGACCACTCAAGGTGTCCAATCTTGTGCTAACGTTAGCTATGTCTGTCTTATTCTTATTGATATCAGTTCTTAAAGTAGCTAAAAGAGAATTAACACCTGTTGCAGAAGCTACATCTTTAAAGTCTAATGAAATAGAAGTTCCATCAACTTTAGATACAGTAAGAACTTGGTCAGCAAATGTAGCATCAGCTACTTTAGAAGTGATGAGGTTATCACCTAAGTATAAAGCCTGTTTGTCGGTAGCTAAATAAAGAGTATTTTCATCTCTAGTAGCTGCTGTAACTTTAGCATAAGTTCCTCTAGCAAATTTTATCAGAGCCATAAAATATAATTAGTTTTTCTTAGTTTTAAAAAATTAATGCTGAAGAGTTTTTTAATTCCTCAGCATTATTTATGTTAATGCTTTTTAAGCAATTGTTCCCCACTGGATAGAAGCATAGATTCCATCAGCTTTAGCTTCGATGATATTGTCAGCTTCAGCACTGATAGCCAATCCTACTTTAGGATTCTTAGCATCAGAGTTGTCAACTGTGATTACAGTATCATTAGAAACTACAGATGCAACACCAGTATCAACAGTATCAATCTTACCAGCAATAGCTTCAATGGCAGCATCAATTGTAGTTGCTTCAGTAACTCCTAAAGATTCTACTGCTTTACCAACTTGGATATTGATACCTTTGACAGTAGCTTCAAGAGTTCCTGCATTGTCAGTAAATGCCTGACCATTTACTTTAGCAGCTTTCAACTTAGTAATATCAGCTTGCATAGCTTTATCAGCAGCAACAAGCTCACCAAGAGAAGTGTCTACATTACCAAGCTTAGTAACAATCTCGCCAAGAGAAGAATCAATTGCGGTGTCTTTAGCAACTAAGTCGGCAATATCAGCAACAAGTTCACCAAGAGAAGAATCGATAGAAGCATCTTTAGTAACTAAGTCAGCAATATCATTTTTGATAGATGTAATACTTGAATCGATAACATCAATCTTATCAGTAATTTCACCAATAGAAGCATCGATATCAGTAACAACATCAGACTTCAAGTCAGTAACTAACTTGTTGTAATCAAGAGCGATAATCTTGTTGTCAGTACCTGCACTTACAGTGATATAATCAGAACCAACATAAGTATCAACCAACTTGTTAACAGGAACATAAGTGATAGAAACACCACTTTCAAGTTCAATTTCCCAAGTAAACTTAAGATAAGGTTGTCCAACAACTACAGAGTCATCAATAGCTTTATCTTCAGCTGTTGCAGAATCAACAAAAGTAGCTTCTTTTAAGAACTGGTCTTTAGGAATATTGATAGTAGTTACTACAGAACCATCCTTAGTGAAGTTATACTGAGCTGCCCATTGAGCATCAGGAGACTGAACTGATTCTAAATTATAAACAGCAACATTTTTAACAGCAGTTTCAATTTCAGCAATGCTTGCATTGATAACATCTAAAGAAGCATCTACGGCAGTCTTATGTCCTGCAATTGCAGCAGCATTTGCTTTGATAGAAGCATCAAGAGCAGCAACAGAAGCATCTACAGTAGTCTTAAGTTCTCCAAGAGAAGCATCTACTTCGGATTTAAGAGTTTCATTAGCAACCTTAATTCTATTGTCGATAGAACCAGCAGTGTCAGCACTTGCTAACAATGTGTTCATCTGAGTCTTAAGAGCAGCAACATCAACAGCCAAGTCACCACTAGCAGTAGTCTCAGCTAATTTGTTCAATGAAGCTTGTTCCTTAATACCAGTAACAACATAAGCACCTAAAGAGTGTTCTTTTGAGTCACCTGTCATGATGAAGATGAAAGCACCAACATAAGCAGCGTCATGATTGGTAATGAATTCAACTGCTTCATCATAAGTGTCAAATAAAGAATATTTGTCGAGTGGAGCTGGTTTACCTCTTTCAATGGTTACAGGAAGAGCCATCTGTGATAAACCAGGAATATTGTCATACCATGCCATAATTCAAATAATAATTTGTTTTGGGTTTAGAATGTGATATTAATGGTTTCTTGTTCAGAAAGAGCTGGACGGCTGTAAACATAGATGTAGTAGTCACCTTGCCAAGCTGCAGTAGCACCATCTACTTTGATAGTATCGGCTTCTTTGATGAATGATGCAGTGATATTAGCACCAAGGTTACCTGAAGCACTTGTCAACGTAGCTTTTCTAGTTGCAACAATAGTTCTCATTGTTCCAGCAGGAGCATTGTAGTTAGCAGAAGCAACTCCTTCTTTGTACTTGTTTCCACTTCTGATTAAGGCAGAATTAATAGGAGTAGTATTGTCAGATACATGAACAATGAAGTTGTTAGCATAACCAGTGAAAGATTTAGAGCTTTCTACTGTAGTACCAGGAGGAATAGTGACTTTAGAGTTATTACCAAAGTTAGTCTTTGGAGTAACCGTAGAAGCACCATAAGTAGTTGTAGAAGCAAACTTCACAGTTTCAACTGCTAAAGTAAATGATTGAACTTCGCCTTCTTGGATGACTTCGTTACCTTTCTTGATAATAGTAGTTCCTTCAGCACAACCTGCAGCTACATTATAAGAATAACCAGATTGACCTACGAACTTACCATCAGTATAAGAATGAGTTGGAGTTACACTGATTGCTGTACCAGCTTCATAAGAACCTGCAGTAGGAGTTCCTGCAAGATTGAGAGTTGCAGTTGGTTTTGTAGCAGTAACGTCAATTTCTTTCATCAACATTTTCTGAAGGATTTCAGAAACTGAAGTTCCAGGAGCAATCACATCACCATCTTTAAAATTTCCAACAGTAACACCAGTAACAGTCACGCTAGAGTCAGTATAAAGTTTGTCAGTAACTGTAGAACCTACAATTTCTCCGCCTTTATAAATTGACCCAGCTTGCTTAGCACCCACTTGTTGCGTTGCACAGTAGATTGCATTCTCTTCTTTAGAAGCTGCATCATACTGAGCCTGAGTGCCATATTTAAAATCAACTTTTGCCATTAGATTTTATATAAGGGATTTCATTATTTTCTGGGATATTTATTGTTTTTTGTTTTTGGTTTTAAAACCAAAAACAAAAACTCATTTAAGTATTTTACTCTTATACCATTGGTTTCCACTCTGGAATAACATCAATAACAAGGTCATTCAAATCCTCTAACAATTTCTTGTTCCATTCTGATTGTGAGATTCTAGAAACTTCATGAGTATCTGGGTCTTCATAATCAGTATAGACATTCTCAGAATCTATTTCGATTACAGCAATTCTAGAATCAATCTCATCAGAAATCTTCTTAGAAGACCAAGTGCTCTTCAGACTCATCTTAGAGTCATCGATGATAGTAGTCCCAACGATGTCTTGCAAATATTCCTTGGTGAAAGGAATTACATCATTGCTAGCAGTCCACTTATCATTAAGTCTAGTTCTAGTAAGTTTTTTCCCATTCTCATCAGTAAAGACTTGGACTGTATTCCCTTCTTCATCTAAGTAGATTTCTAACTGAGCTAAAGTGTCATTATCATCATCAGTATGAATCTTGTATGTATAGATACCATTAGCATATTTTGGATAGTAGAAACCTTCAAATATCTTTGCTAAGTTGTTGCTATAGTCATAATCACCTAAAAAGTTGTTCAAATCTACAGCATTAGCTAAATAATTGAGAGCTGAAGTGATTGTGGTCAAATAGGTGATTTTTCCACTTTCATCCGTGATAGGAATGTTGATAGGTTCATCTCCAATTATAGAAGTAAGCATAGTGACTTCTTCTGGAGAGATTGATTCTGTAATTATGAGAGGTTGTGAAGAATTGTGTTTGTTACCAATACCGAGCATGACATGTTCAGTACGTGGATTCCCTGAATAGTAGAAGACTACAGCTGGTTCAGCCTCTAAGAGGTTTTTATTGATTAATGCTCTCTTTGCATCATCATAAGTCAAGTAAGTCTTATGTTGGAATGTAAATTGAACACTTTGTGGATAACGTTGACAAGAAGCCGCCATATCGATTATTAATTTATTCTAATGAAAATATTCTGGAATATTTATTGGCTATGTACTGTCTAGGAAAGAAAAGAGAAAGTCCTAAAAGTCACTTAGTACTGATGGGATATTTATCCCATCAGTAAGATGGAAATACAGTAATATGTCAGGAAAAATAGCTACAGAATTAGAAGCTAGATTAATAGGAAACAAAGATGGTGGATTTCCAAGTGATGTTAAATGTTGTTCTGCTATAAGAGCCTCATCATTTGGATGTGAATATCCTTCTGAATATAGTGGATATAGGTTAGTACCTAAAAATGTTTTAACTGCCAGTGCACCTAGGTTTATGTTCTATGGAACTAAAGTAGTAACATCTCCTTTTTTACAATTGTCATTTTCGTTTGAAAATACTGTTAGTTGTTACATATTTTTCAATTTTAGTAGTTATTCAGCTTCAAGTTCTACAACTACTATTTTTATTGACCGAATTAGAGTAAAGGTAGTAAACCCTCAAAGTTCTTCAAATCTTATTTCAAGTGGAACTCATACTTGTGAATTTAATTGTAGAGATACCAATCTATATTGTGAAATACTTTTTAACATCAACACAAGGATAGACACAATTTGTACAATAACTGGTAAATCAGCAAATTGGAATCCACAAACTGAATGGAATTAAAAAGAACTACTTTCACAAGCAGTTCTTTTCTCTTTACACATTTCCAATTTACCTAATATTTACTTACCATTATGTCTAATAGGAACTAACTTCTAAAAGTCACTTCATACTGATGGGATATTTATCCCATCAGTATTGGAAAATTACATAATGACAAAGATAGCTAATGAGTTAGAAGCTAAAGAAATTGGTAAAGTAGTTAGTAGCATTACAGATAACAAACTTTGTACTGCAACCAGAGCAACAGAATTAGGATGTGAATATCCTTCTAAGTATATCGGAAAAAGATTAGTTCCTAAAGATGTTCTTACAGAAGCTGAAAATCTTCCAACTTTTATGTATAGTGGTGGATATAGAGATTATGTGAACCAACCAGAGTTTGAAATCTATTTTGATTACTATTCAGCAAAACCAGTAATGTTCATTTTTGAAATAGACCCTTGGGGTAGTGGAGTTATGGCCGATATTTGGGTCAATAGTAAAAAATACCAAGCAGATAAAAGTCCATTCAAAACTGGATTACAAGTAAAAGGCTATGGTGCAGTAACTGTAAAGTTCTATGACTTTCCTACTAGTAGTAATTACAGTACTATCAAGTTCAATAATGTTACTTACAAGAATGAGACTATTTGTGAATTCAATAGTTATCTTACAAATTGGATACCAGGCAATTGGCCTTAATAAGAAATTTTTACTTTACATATTTCCAAATTTACCTAAACAAAAGAGGACCACTTGTGAAAGCAGTCCTCTTTATTTTTGTATATAATTCTAAGTTAAGACTTAGACATGTCTCTCTTGAGAGTGATACGTGAGGCTATCCGTTCGCAACCTCTCGACATCACCACGGATGTATCCACGATTAATATGTCTTGGAACACAATTTCCTCTGGATTGTTTTCAGCATCACACTTGATTTCATAATCTTCAATAGCTCCAGATGTCAACATTGCTTCAAGGACTGGAGTAAGATTAGTTACAACAGCAGCCCTAGTGATAGCATTGTTATACTGGAATGTATAGTTATGAAGGATGTTTTCAATCTCAATTTCAAGAGTATTCAAGTTTTCACGAACATGAAGCTTGTTGAAGTCACTCTTAACAACTTGATAGGTTGTTTGGTTACCATAAATCATCACATTGCCATTACGAGTGATAATAGGATTGATACCCATTGGTTCAAGATATTCACGGTCTGTCAAATCAAACTTGTATTCTACTCCTGTCATGTATTGGTTGCTCAACAAACCATTCAAGTTAGCACAAATCATGTATGGGTCTCCACCTTGGAACTTTCTGACAAGAACGTTAGCAACATCTGCTGCGGGTGGCACTAAGATAGATTTTCCACTAACTGAATACTTCAAGTATGGACCAAACACTGCAGTAAACTTAGCACCATTGTCTTCATCAGGCAAGCTAAAGCTTCTAGTAGAATAAAGCTCATCATTACCACCTAATGGAATGTACTTACTGTCAAATGCAGGCTTGATATCAACACCATTTGTGAACGTGTCGCAGAAGTATGGGTCCGTTGAAGTAGTGAATTGCTTGATAGAAGGCAAGTTCAACAAAGCTGTACATTTGCCTTTAGCTTTTGCAAGTCTAGACAAGTACACTTTACCTCCAAGCATAGTGTTCAAACCATACCCCATTGAGTCAACAATGTATCTGAAATCAACCATTTCAGAATTGCAAAGACCTCTTTGCATTCCTTCTTCGTTGAGTACAGAATAGATTTTCTCAACTCCACCTTCTGCATCAATGTTTCCATCAGCATCATAACCAGGAAGATGTCTAGCAGAAATGCTCAAACCTCTCATAGGAATGAAGCTTAATGTAGTGCTAATTTCAAGGTCAGAGATAGCATATTGCTTGATAATCTTGCTGTCGGCAATCTTGACACCATCAATAGTAGTATAAAGATAGAAACCACAAGTTCCAAACTTAGCATCATAGATTGCAGGGCCAGTATATGTGAAAGTTCCAGTCTTGTAAACAAACTTACCAGTAACTTCAGTAGTCACATACCATTTTCCTGTTGCAGCAGCTTCTTCTGGGTCAATCTCAGGAAGGTCACCTTCAATCGTCAATGGAATGAAGATTTTCTTAGTGACTTTAGTAAGACCTGGAATGACTTGATATGTACATGCAGCAACGTTGTCACCAAATGCAATATTCTGAACTAAATCACCTTTGGCAATCTTGTCAGCTTCATCTCTGTCAGTGATGACAAATGAAGAGAAGATGTTGTCCTCAATAGGACCATTTCCTTCACCATCAGTTCCAACATTGAAGAAATATGCGGCATTAGTAGCTTCAACTAAAAGGTCTTCAGCACTTTCAACATTCTTGTTGTATGAAAGCATTCTGATACCATACTTAGTCTCTTTCTTGTATACTTGGTTTCTACTTGCATCAAGAACAGGAACGGTGTTTCCACTTGCATCGGTAGTAGTCTCAGGAACTTCAACCTCATAACCATTAGCAAACTCATGTCCAACCATATCAATTAAGAAGGTCTTAGAGTTTACTCCAGATTCACCAAGGCTAGAATCCATCTCACCACTTTCATCAAGGTCTAAGAACCAGCAACCTTCACCTGGAATGTTATTGTATTCTTCACCATTGTAGTCATAACGAAGGACAGCAGCGGCATCTTCATTGAAAGCAGCAAGCAACCCAGTTACCTGTACATTGTTGTTGATTTTAGGGATGATATATTGGTTAGAACCCATCTTGTCCTTGAAGTCAGGAATGATTGTTCCAATCCAAGAGCCAACCAATGTGATTCCATCCATTCCGATGAAGTCATTGACTTTGCTCTTTCTGATACCAGAAGCATCAAAGAACTCAGACCATGTTGGGTCTACAGACAAGTTCTTATAGTCAGTCCAATTTCCTTTGACAGCAAGAACCTGGATAAAGTAGTCAGCGATATAGTCAGAAGGTCTCATGAATCCAAATGGAATCTCATCTTCAGAACCATACCAGTCTTTACAAGTCACATCATAACCTGACAAGTTCTCAGGCTTGAAGACAAGTATAGAAATCTCTTCAGTTCCAGTATTAGCGAAGTTAAGGAAGTTAGTGTGTTCAAATGTAGTGACGTCAACAGTTCCAAGGTCTTTAGCAACAACTGCCATAAGATTGTCTTCTGAAGGATTCCAGAATTTAGAACGATCGAACAATGAAGCATAAGGAGTCTTACCAACATTCTCAATAGGTTTTCCATTAGTGTCGAATTCAACCCATTTTCCACTGTTAGTAGTTCCACGAACTTCAGGGTTAGGAACACCGGCAGCACATGACATTGCACCATAGTTTACTTGGTCTGGTCCTTGAACAGATTCATCGACATGCAAAAGATTAAGAGCAAGAATAGGAGAAGATGTCAAGAGTGTCTGAGCCATTCTGTTGAAATAGCAACCCTTACGTTCTAACTTCATATCAATGTCTCCAAAAACTTTAGCTCTGTCAGAATCAGAATTCAAAAAGACCGGAACATTGAAAGGTCCTTTCTTATTGAAACCAACAAGCAACCTTAGTGTATTAGCATCAGCAACGATAGGCTGCACCGTCATATCATTTTCGATGGTGTAGATGCCCGAAGCGACGAGACGACTAAGGTCTATAGAATTTTTTGTAGCCATTTAAAAACATAAATGATTTAGATTATTTATTGACTGATTAAAAATTCACTTCTGATAAATTCTTAAGAAAATCATACTCAACTATATATGTACCATTGTATTGTTTTTATTAAATAAGTTTTTTGATTAAATTAAATCAATCAAAACTTATATGACTCAGCTGAGATTTGATTGAAAAACAACTAGAAAACTCCAGATTGAATTTATCTAGAGAAAGTCTATACAACATTTTAGACTTTTTGAAAAAGTAATACAGCTCAATCAGGTCCTTATAAATCGGTTGTAACTCAAATTCTTCCAACGACTTGAGATACAACTCTCTAAAATCTACTAAACTTGGTCTAACTATATTCTTTCTTATTTCAAACTTTTTACTAACATATTGATTATAAAACTCAAAAGCGCGTCTTCCTATTTCTATAGAAGCTAAAATCATGTCAGGAAGATTAAGACTTCTATAAAGGAAATTACCTATAAAGGAACTATACTCTGGTTTAACTTTCAGAAATTTAATACCAAAAATATTACAACGCTTTTCTAGATTAGAAACTAAGTCAGTTCTAATCCATTGATTGTTAATTAACTTATTAAGAGATTTTCCTAATCCAGAGTCTTTAAACTGAATGTTCAAGTCTTCAACACTGAAAATCTGACACTTGTAATATAAAGCTTTGTTGATTAAGTTCTTAGAAACTTCAAAAACTTCAGTTCTTCTTTTATTTGAGAGATATTTCCTTTTAGAATGTTCAGAGCTTAACTTTAAATCTTTGAATTCTTTTTCCTTATCATTAAGATTTTTGAAATTATAGATTCCAGATTTTATGACTTTAAATTCTGAACTAGAAACCCAGTCAACTATAGACCAACCAATATAATTAGGGTTTAGGTCTAGAGCCATTACTCTATTAGAAATCTGATTTAATTCTTTATTTTCATTCTTTAAAATAGTTTCATCAAAAGACAAGTAAACAAAATCATTATCAAGATGATAAGTGATTGGATATTTCTTTTCTAAGAAACTCTTAATATAAAGTGCTTTTAATTCTCTTGAATATCTTTTCTTTTGAGAATCAAGAACTTCAAGGACAATATGTTCTTTTTTGGATGGTTTGAAAAGAATATTGAAGTCTTCTTGAATAGAAAACATGACATTGCCATGTTTTTCAGCCTGTCCAACACAACAAAGCTTTTGAAGTCTTCTTTCTCGAAGTTCTTCTTTTGAGATGTTGCCTTTGATTCTATCTAGAAAAGATTTTCTACCACCAAAAATTAAATGATTTTTGTTTTTAGATTTCTTAGAATCCCAGCTTTTTAATAAAGTTCTAGCTTCAGTTAAAGCTGAACCTTTAAAAGCAGAACTAACAAGTTCTGTATTATTAAGTTCTAAATGAAGAATTTCTTTAGAAGGCATTTTTTCTTGTAACCTATTAAAATAAACTTTAAAGACTGACGAGTACTGTCTTCTATACTCTTTGATTCGAGCAGAAGATTCTTCATCAGTTTTATATTTTAATTTTATAGTTATCAAGAAGAATAAAGGTATGTTCAGTATTATTTATCTAGAAATGTTTCAAACCAAATGAAAATAATCAATTTAAAGTGTTAAATTTTGTTAATATAATGAATATTTAGGATTCATTATTTTTACAAAATTACCAATCTGATAAATGAATGTTACTATGTCGGAATCCATTCTACTGAAAATTTACTTACCAAATATATTTACTTTACTTACCAGAAGAGGTCCACTTGTTGAAAGCAGACCTCTTTTTTATTTTTAATGGATTTCAATTGTTCCACTATACTCATAGACTTCAAACTGAGGTCCATAGTCATCTGAAATTCCTGTACATATCAGCTTGACTTTAGTGACCTTATAGTCTTTAGCCTTGATATAGAGGTGTTCATATGGATTGCTGTTTAGCTTGACTACAAAGTCATTGTCCTCATTTGCCTTTTCTAAAAGCAAAGTGACTACTACACCTACATTGCTGAGACTCAAGCTAAATGGTTTGCTATTGTCAATCTTGACATAGTTGCTTACACATTGGGTATAGTTGTACTTCTGGTTGTTCTTAATATCCCACAAGTCACTATTAACCTGCACTTTCTTAGAAAGCTCGGTAAAGCTCATACCATAATAGTTCAATGGATAACTGTACTTGATGACGTCTGACTTGAGAACATTCACATATTCAGTGTCTACTTTCTTCTTGAATGAATAAGTTCCTGTCTGCTGTATAGACTTGAGCATTTCAGGCTCTATGCCTAAGTCATTGGCTTTAGCTTGAATGTAATCATCATAAAGCATTCTTGCTGAAGAAGTTGAAGTGTCATTGATAGGATAGACATAATCTGGGTTATCTGGGTCTACTTGCCAATCAGGACTGCTGTACTTTATAGAAGCATCTATGACAGTTCCTGTAAGAGAGTCATTGTACTGACCACCATTAGGTTTCTTGATTGAAAGAGATTTCCAAAGAGTTGCTATAGAAGCATTCATGATAGCAAGAGTCTTAGGAAGACCTTTAATCATGTTGATGTCATGTGCATAGTAGTCTTCAGTAAGTCGTTCTTCAGGCAAGAAGTCATCAAACATTCTTTTACCTAAAGAATTATGCTCTACATTTTTGAGAAGGTCTCCTAAAGAACTAGAAGTATCTTTGATGTTGATACGGTCTACATCAATGTTCACAAAGTAACCCCAATGTGCACGGACCATGCCTGCAGACGCATCAACAGACTTGATAAGAACATTGTTAGAAGCATCAAAGATGTTGTCAAACTCCGCTGTTATGATTCTGTTGTTAGTGTTTACCACATTAGGTAAAGAACTTATTTGTGAATTTATTGTAATGTCTCTAAGACTACCTTTCATAGTTTAATCAAACTGAATGTCGAGGATATTTATGCTTGCATTTTTAATAAGTGACCTTGACATAAATAACTATGGTAAGTAAATAGAAATATGGTTAGGTGAATAGTAATCAAGACCTTTCTATAATTCTTTGTAGACTTGCATCAGTAAGTCTTTTTTTTGTTTTAGGTAAATTGGAAAGTAAGTAAATATATGGCAGGAAAATTAGCAACCCACCAGGAAATAGCAGACCTGGCTGGAATAGAAGTAGATTATCTTTATAAAGGTAATAAAATGATAGTTACAGAAGAGTATAGTAAATCTACATATAAAGATTATGTTCAGTATAATGGCTATGCTGATTATAATCAATTAATGTGTCTTGATGAATTTGTAGCTATAGAGATAGGTAAATTACACGTATTCTTTGATTATAATTATTATGGAAATGCATCCTTTGAGATTTATTGGTCTAGTGGACAAAGAATTGAATATGGTTTATTAAAAGAATTTGCTGGTGGTTCTTTTGAATATACAAATCAAAATGAAGCTTTATACACTAAATTTACTCTTTATGGAGATATTAGTTATATCCAAGTAACTTTTGAAAATCAATACTATAATATCTATGATAGTACTGACCAGTTTGTAGGATATGCTAATTCATCTTATGACCAATATTTAACAATAAATGTATATAGATAAAAATTAAAAAGGAGTGTCTTCTATGACACTCCTAATTCTTTCTTCCGGAACCTATGTGTTATGTTAGCATAGTACTTCCCATTTCGGATTTCATACATATTCTGGTTAGTCTTCTCTGAAGAGAGTGGACCCAAGTTCTTTATGTATGGGCCTATCTTGATATAGTCAAAATTATGTAAGTTTATAGCAGTATCTACATAAGTCCTGCCACTATACCATCCTATCTTCATTCTAGGCTCTGCCTCTTTAACTAATTGTGCAAGAAGATTAATCATAGCTGGATTAGCATCTCCGCCCATAAAACCCACACAGGTTATTCCTGGATGTTTCTCAATCTCATTCATGATATTCACTAAAGTTAGCGGCGTTCCTTTATCTTCAGCAAGATAACTTGAATGACATCCTTCACATCCACAAGGACAATTGCTTATGTTGAAAGCAAGTGTTATTTCATCAGGAAATTCTTGAAAGACTTCCTTGACTTCGACATATTTTAATTTTTTAGCCATAATTCAATTCACGTTTACGTCACATCTAGAAAAACAGTACATAGCGCCTACACGAAATTTCTTGAGATTCAATTTCTTTTCTCTCCAGGTAAATTTAATTTTATCCATAGTTGAAAACATTGTCTACTAATATTTTGGTTATAGAATTATTCTTCTGGTCATATTTTTCTGACCAAGTAGAGTTTTCATATCTTTCTAAAATAGAATCAGCGCTCACATTAGTCAGTGTCTTGATATGAGAATACTTATCTAACTTGTTGATATAGTATCCTTCTGGAACTATCTGAATACAATAATGCTTTCCAGAAGTTCCTTCAATAAGAACATCATCTTGGATAATAAAGTTGAAATCAATCTTATATTTCTCTAACCAGTAAGCAACTCTATAAGCAAAGTAACAACAACCACCAGAATTTAAGTGATAGTTCCTGTCAAACTCACTAGCCATATAATTAAGTTTAGCAACTAAAAATCTCATCTTGGAACTTTTTTAAATCAGAGATTTTATGAAAAGGAAAGTAAATCGATTAAGTGCCTAAAATCACTTTTAGTACCTGGGATAAATATCCCAGGTAATTGGAAAAATGGAAATATGTTTATAAAAAAGAAAGTCACTACTGGTAATGACTTCATTTACCAGTCTAGTATAGATGGGGATGACTACAATATAGAAAGATTTGCAGATTGTGCTAATGCATTCATGCAAAGCGGAGCTACTTGTATATCCTATTGTCATATTCAAGAAAGAATTGCAAATCCTATTGATAATGGACACTCTAAATATGTAATGTCTCCTGTTGTAGGAAGTTATTATGGAGAATCACAAAGATTCTTTTCTTTTAATTCAATGGTAGATGGTGAATGTCATTGTTATAAAATTCCAGGAGCAGATATTATGATAGTATCTTTAAAAGAAGTAAATTGTATATCTCTTTCAACAGATAATAAAGGGATTCAAAATAATGCTTATTGTAATGGATTTTTAATTTATTCTTTAACAGATTTGAAAGTGTTGGGTGGTACTTGTATTTCTTTTGACAAGTAAAATAAGTGCCTAAAGTCACTTTTAGTACCTGGGATATTTATCCCAGGTAATTGGAAATGACACAATGTTAAAAATAGCTACAGAAAAAGAGGCTCATGAATTAAGTCTCTTTGGTACTTATGATGCTAGTAGAGGGCTTACTGTAAAAAGAACAGACGCTTTAGCAGTTTACTGTACAGAACCTTATCATCCTAATAGATTAGTATCTTTAGACAAATTATTGGTTGTCAATAAATTACAGATAACAATTTCAGGTAGACAAATTAGAGTTAATTCTCAATATCCAGTGACATCAAAATTAACTATTGTTTTATTTGTGGATAATGAATTTGACAAAACTGTCACTATCAGTATAGGTAATTCTCAATCAACTATAGCTACAAGTACTAGTACTAAACCGACAGCAGACATAGCATCGGTTAATCCTCAAATGGATGCTACTTATTTTTACAAATAATTTTTCTCATTTAATATAATTTACTTACCAAAAAAGAAGAGGTCCACTTGTGAAAAGCAGACCTCTTTTGTTTCTATTTGCAAATCTGGTTAATTCTTTTTATAAGGTCCTTGAACTTGACTAAGTCATTTGCATCTTTAGCTATCTGGAACCTGTTTATTGAGAATGAATAGAACATGTCAAAAATATCTTTCCAAGTTTCGTCTGGCAATAATTTATTGTTTATATTGAAATCAATCCATGTACAATTCTTTTCTATTGTATTGATAGGAACATAATCTGTACTTCTATCAGACCAATCAGTTTTTTTGACTGGCAATGAACTGAAATAAAGAGAACCATTTTTCATAGACATGAAATCTGTTCCAAGAATCTTCTTGAAGTTCACATCTTTGTATTCATAGTAAACCTTAGATTCTCCATTCTTCCTAGGATATGTCTTGCCTTTGATAACCCAATAGTCATTCTTCTTAAGCCAGTTGAATAACTTAGGCAGAGCTTTTATCATATCTTGCTCTATCTTAGAAACTTCATTATACAAAGGTTCTAAAGCAAAACTTTCATTCTGGACTTTAGCTAAATCTCTATCAAGTTCATCAAGAAAGTCTAAGTTGATATAACTAATAGTGTCTTTATTTACTTCAAGCCAAGCCTCTTTTCTAAAATACTCTACACCTTTGTTTCTGATATAAGCTTCTGGATTGCCATAACCTTGACTAAGCTTAATCATGCTCTCTATAAAAGAAGCTTTGTCATAAAATTCAGGATACTGATAATGGCTACTATTAGACAATACTTGATAAGTAACACAATCTACATTTCCATCTACACTATCAGGATACAATACTGAAGTTCCTCTAATGAATTGAACCTCAAAAACATTCCAATCATTATCTTCAATCAGAAGACTATTGTTTCCTATTGAGCAAGATAATCCTTTATGGACACCATCTCTACTGTTGAAATATTTTGGATTGCCGTAGTTGTGCTTGCAGAAATTAGCAAACTTAGCTATGATAGATTTGAGAAGATTTGGGAGATTAGAAAGCATCTTCTGCTTTCTGAGATTGTCGGCAAAATCTTGGTCAAATTTGTCATCGGCTTCTTCATTGTCAAAATCAAAAGATTCGTATAGTGGTTGTTTGTATTTAAGAACTTTAATAGACATTGGGATTAAAAACAAAAATGCTCAAGATATTTATAAAACACCCTGAGCATTTAAAAAATTTAAGAGATGAAAAAGAACCTTAATCGCCTAAATCCATTCCAAAGTATTTTCCACTCCATAAATCTCTAAATTTAACTTTTTTAATTCATCTAAATGATTGATAAGTTTATCATAACATTTTTCAATCCAAAGTTCTTTATCTTTTAAATAATACTCTTTTATTTCAGGTAATAAAAAATGATAAAGACTCAAAGTATAATTTCTACCTTTAGAATCAGAATATGCTTTTAAATAATAATAATCTGATATAAAATGACCATTAATAACAAGTTTATGGTTTAAATCTCTAAAAGCAGTATTAAATATTTCTTTTAATTTATATGGTTGTTTATTTTTCTTCCATCTACTAAAAATAAATCCAGGAACCCAACCTTCTGGTAATTTTAATACTCTTTTGTCTATTATACAAGATACTCCATATTCTTCATTTTTAATAGAACGTCTTTGTTGTTCTTTTAGAGTCTTTTTAATCTTTTCTTTAATTTCTTCTGGGATTTTAGGCATCCCATGATACCAATCTTCTCCAAAAGGTTCCATACCAAGAAACCATTTCCTTTTCTCTCCAGTAATTTTATTAGTATACCATTTAGAATGTAATACACCTTTTCTTCTTAATTTAGCTTTTTCTGGGTCTTGCATTCCTTTTTTAGTTCCTTTAGATACATTTTTTCTTTCTTGTTCTGTATACTTTTTTCCTTTCTTAGCTTTAATACATTCTAACTTTGCCCAATTATAATCTCTAGAAGATATTATACAAACTTTCTTAGGATTTTCAATAAAAAAATTTATACGATTTAATACTCTAGGGTCTTTAGATTTTATTTCTTTCTTTAAATATTTTTTATAAGCTTGCATTGTAGTTATAACTATCAACCAAATAGCAGTTTTTAATTTAGTATTATCTGGATAAATTAAAACTAATAATTTATGAGCAATAAAATGTTCTCTAAGAGTTAATAAAACTAAATTAGATTCATCATTAGAACCATTCATACACCTTGGAACTATATGATGTTGTTCATATCCAATATGTTCTTCTATTTTTCTATTACGAGCTTTGTTAATTAAATTATCATACAATTTTTTATAATCCATAATAAACAATAAGTGCGAGTTAAAATATTTATTTTAACTCGCACTATAGGATTTAGGTTATTATACTTTAGGTCTAGTAAAAACTTAATCTCTTAAATCAAATTTAGTATAAACTCTTCTAGAAGCTTCTAATTGTCTAGAAGCACTAAATCCAGAAATCTTTTTTAAATATCCAATTATACGTGTCAAATAATCTAAATCTTTACTTCCGCATTTTGGACATTTATCCAAAGTATGTTTGCTAATATAACCACAATTTGCACAATAGGTATTTTTCACATTAAAACAAAAATATGTGCAGCCTTGTTTTATCGCATATTTAATTAAATAAGAATATTGTTCTTTAGACAAGTGTTCTTCAAGATTACAATGTAATGCAACACCACCATCTAAGTTCTTAGTATATCTTTCTCCTTGTAATCTGAATTTTTCAAGAACACTTGTATTAGGATTGTCTGGCAAATAGAAATAACTGTTATAAGCATTTCTATCTTTAGGAACTTTATAACCATCTTCTTTATCCCAACGATAATTTTTAACACCTAAGTTTTCGGCTGGGACATATTCTTGATTGAACTTAAGTTCATCTGTTTTATGTAATACATTCTGTTCGGAAATAGTAGAACAAATTAAATTGATAAAATTCTCATAATCTTTATTATCAGAACATTCAAATCCAAGGAATTCGGCTGCTTCATTCATACCATTGATGCCAATAGTCAAGAATTGTTGTTTCAAACTAATGAATCCTGCATCATAAACAGGAAGCATCTTCTTAGCTTGTAAGTCTTTAAGTAATTCATTATATGCTGTATGATACTTATAGACTCTATCAAGAATATTGACTAAGTACTGTTTCAAATAACAATTCTCATCATTACAGAATGTCTGGCCAACTGGAATCTTGTCATTCTTAAGGTCTTTGTACCATTTCTTGTTAGCATCTTGTGTGATACGATTAAGGTTAAGAGTGATTACAGATTTAGAACCTGTAGCTACACCAGTAAGACCATTTGTAAAACTGAATTCATTTTTGTCGATTTCATTTCTTAAGCGGCAGTTATGAGTAATAAGGCCATTCTCTAATAAGAAATAAGGCATGATTTCATCTTCAAACTCAAAGCAATATACTGGAATTAGCTCAGTAGAATGAATTGTTTCTATGTTAGTGATTTTCTTATAAGTCAAAGTTCCATCAGCAATAGTGTTGGTCATTTTGCTTCTGTTGAAAACTAGCTTATCTCCTACTTCTAAATGTCCTGCTTTAACGTCTCCTCTTTTCTTAGTAGGGAATATATGGTCTAATGTACATGTAATAGGTTCTGGAATATCTTCTAAAGTAATCTTAACTATTTGATTTACAGCACTTTGTACAAGCTTAGCATATTTCCATTCTCCATCACAAGTAATAGGATTCTGTTGGAATATCTTGAACTTACTATCAGGATATAATCTTGCTAAGTCAACAAAGTTCAATCTCATTTCATAATCTTTATCAGTCTCAATCTGATAAACTGGTTCTACATCTCCAGTAAAGCAACATGAACTAAGGCCATTTGGGTTGTTGCTAATATAAGTGAAAAATGAATGACCTTCAGCATACATCTCTGCTGTAAAGTCAGCATACTCTTCATCCAAAACTTTATCTTTACCATCAGAAAGTAAAGCCATAGTCTCTACTGGGAAAGTCAAAACACATTTAGTTCGTTCTTTGTTAAACCATTTCATAAACTTCTTTTGGAGGTAGGAGACGGATTCCCATTGGGGTTTAGTTCCATCAGGAAAATAAAAATCCGCGAACAGAGCGTCCCAGTAGTTCTTATCGTAATAACTTACATTAGTAAATGGTGATTGGTATCCACGGTTTCCAGCTGGTTGATTCAATCCATAGACAATTTGTTGGAAATACTGTTCAATTTGCTTAGAGATAGAAACTTCTTTAGTAACATAATTGCCAGTTTCATCTTTAACATATTTGATATGTGCTGGTTTTTGGTCATGCTTATAGTAATGGTCTCCCCATTCTTTACGAGCATAATAATCAAAACAATTGAAGAACTCACCAAAAGCAACGGCTCCAGCAAATTGAGAAGCTAAAGCAAAAACAAGATGTAAGAACATTCCACAGAAAGAATCAAGATTCTTAGGTGCTGCAGAAAGTCCACCAATATCTTGAAGACCTCTCAACAAATAAGGATACATTGTTACAGCACAACAATAAGGATATACAGCAGGACCTGTTTCATCATGCTTGTAAATGATATGCTTTGTTAAATCTTTCTCATATTGTTTTGCATTAAAGTTAGGATAAAGTTCTCTTAATTTCTCTGTAACTCTCTTTCTATTAAGACGAAGATAATCTAACTTAGGAAGTTCTCCACAAAGAGTAGAAATGTTTTTCTCTGTTACATTAGCATTAGCATCATACTTGGCTCCAGTAGCAGCATTAGAAGAAGCTATATAATAATTCATAAATTCTTCTTTTTCAAGAATGCTTCTAAGCTCTTTATGTTTCTCTCTGTAAAGAATAAAACTTCTGACAGTATCATACTGATGTTGTTCCATCAAATACTTCTCAATAAAGTCTTGAATGTCTTCAACACTCATTCTGGCTTTAGGACTTTCAGAAATCTTAGTGATTATATCATTGATTAGGTTCTCATCTACAGCAACATCTACAGATTTCATTGCGTTAGATACGGCCGTAAAAATACGAGCAGAATCAAAGGCTTCTACTCGTCCATCTCTTTTTTTAACGAAGTTTACCATGCAAAATTTTTGGATTTTAAATTTGGTTCATTATGTATTTTTAAAAATTGGGAACCTTCAAGGTTACTTAAAATAAGGTTTCTTAAACTCTTCCATAAGTTCTTCTTTTCTCTTTATCATATTGTTAAGACATTCAATGTTAGGTTGTTCTTTCTTGCTTTCTTCTTGAATAGCTTGTTGTAGAACTAATATCTCTAATAATGCTTCTGCAATCATATTCACTATGTTTTCTTGTTCGTTGATTATATGACAAAAAGGCGGACCTATTTTTGATTTAGGTCCGCCTTTTTGAAGAAATATTATATGTAACTTACTTAGCCACTTCTTTTTTCAGGGTATCCATAGGAACAACCACAGTAGATTTGAAATGGTCTATTTTCTCATTCATTATGTTTAACTCAATTCTAATCTCTGTAATGTTCTTGGATATATTAGGTTTTGTGTAACATAAATCGTAAATAATAGAACCAAGAACAAAGACTACAATTAAAACCGACAGAACACAACTGAATGAATTGTAACATTTGTTGCTATCATTACGCATTGTTTATATTTGGGTCATTTGTTTTTTACTACATCTTCTTTCAATGACTTGACAAGATATTCAGTCTTGTTAACATCTTTGAAAAGAAGAGAACGTTTGAAATAAGCAGAACAAATTTGCCTGAAATATTTCTTATTCTGCCTTAAGCTATTTTCTAAATAGCTTAATTCTCTAGAAGGTCCATTCACATGTTTGAGATATTCCAAGAATAAGTTTATCTGCTCATCATGCATCTCAACAAGTTCATCATTCATTTCTTTTATCAGTATGAACTCTCTTATGAACATCTCATAATCTTGATTGTATATCTCAAGATTAAGGACTGAATTGTCCATTTTCTGTTTAGTTTCAGCAAGCTCTACTTGTAATCTCTTAAGCTCATTAAGTTGGTCGTTATACAAGTATCCTTGACAAAAACCAAAATAGACAATTGCACCAACAAAGGAAAGAACAACTAAAATCTTCAACCATCTAGGTATGTCCAAGAAACATCTAACAATTGCTCCTAAGACTTTCTGATTACTAAAATCAACCTTGAAATCAATAATTCCCATAGGAGCTCGATCTTCGTTATCTGTTTTTCTTGTATTTTATCTATTAGGTTTTAGTAGAATTTTCTAGAGTATTTAAAATGAAGAACTTTAGCTTATACAGCTAAAGTTCTTACAGTATCTTTAGGTAGTTCAACTACTCTAGGCTTTTCAGATTCAAGGTCTATGATGCATCTGATAGGCTCATTTCCTGCTAATGCATTTGAATAGTCAACAGCATTAATCAAGATGTTAGAAGAAGCTTGGTTTCCATTCAAGTAAACACCTTCAATATAATCATCTATATTAGCAAATGAGTTTATATCTTCAAAAAGCTTTACATTCTTTTTAGGTATCAAGATTCTAGCACCTTCATTGATGACAGTCACATTCTGATAGTCTTTCTTTCTTTCATATTCAGCATAATTGACTGCACAAGTATCAGCAGTAACTCTCACACCTGACTGGTAAATTCCACAAGGAATCCATTGTTCATAAAGAGCTGCTAAAGTCTTAGGGTCATACTTGAAAGGAGCTTTCATAGTATCAACTCTGCTAGTAGTGATTTTTACTTCTCTTGGTGAACAGTCAACGGTCATCCCTTCAACCATAAGAGTAAGAGTTCCATCTGCATTTACTGATTGGACTACTCCTCTTTTTCCTTTGAACTCAACAGTGTCATTAGGTTCTGGAATTAATGGAATAGGACTAGCAGCTTCATTTATTTTTTTAAGTCTAATCTTTGGAAGTTCAGGCTTGTCAGATTCTGAAGTTTCTTCAGCAGGTTTTTCTTCCTCTTCTTTCTTTTCAGATTCTTCTTTAGCTTTCTTTATTTCTTCTTCGAATTTCTGTTCTTCTTCAGAACCTTCTTTTGCTTCTTCATCTTTGAGAGATTCAGCTCCAGTCAAATCAACAATATCATCTTTCTTATCAGAATCTTTCTTGATTCTGACTTTGATGCTTTCATTCATGTCTTCATCTTCTTCTTGCTCAGAAGAATCATCAAAACTGAATTGTTCACCTGTCTCTACAGAAATCACATCAGTAAGAAGGTTTATAAGTTCTTGAGTAGAAGCTTCTGCTTTGACTGACTCAACTTCATCATTATCTGATAAGAAATCACCAAACTCTTCTGAAGAGTCACACGCATCAAGAGCATCTAAGAAAGTGTCTTTCTGAACTGAGTAAATCTTGTTATTGAACTCAAAGAAAGCCCAATCATTGTCATTGATTCTGAAAGTGAAATATTTTATAGCAGAGAAGTTAGTGTCTTCTGTATCAACATCAGTCACTTCTGCATCTGGATTCTCGTCATCAATATAAGATTCTGCAGCATTCTGTATTTTCTCAAGAGCAGTCCTGTCATCGTCATCGTCAACAAATTCAGACTTGTCTATATTGTCATCAGGAAGAACTTCATCTTCGGGTTCTGGAACTTCTAAAGCAGAATTGAGGACATTGTCATATGCTTCACTGATGACTCCACTCTTATTTAGAAAAAGCTTTTTCTTTGACTCATTAAGAGTAAACTGACCTGCAAGACCAGTAATAAGCTTAGCTTCAGCTAAAGCATTCTCATCTTTAGGCAACCATCTGCTGATTCCACTAGGTGCAGGTTTTTCTTCAAAAAAATCTTCAGGAACATCATCAATGTTTTCTTCAGGTTCAGGTTTTTCTAATGCTTGTCCTTCCATTGAAGAATCCACCATTGGATTGTTGAAATTCCCGTCAGTGTCAGCACCATATGAGTTAGAGTTTATCTCATTCTTTCTTGGGTCTGTCTCAATGGCATTCAAGATTGATGTGTAAAGCTCAGCAGTCATTCCAGTGTTGTTGAGGATAATCTTTCCTTCATTATCAACATAGAACTGGATGGTCTGTGTTTCAGAAACTAAGTTGCCATCAGAATCAACCATAGGAACAATCACAATGACATTACCTGTATTAGACTGTTCACCTGTCTTGAGATTCTTAGCAAAGTCTACACGTACAATCTGGAATCTTTCATTTGATTCAAGAGATTGTTCTTGTTGAGCTGCTTCAGGTGCAGGTTCTGCAATAGGTTCTTCTTCAAATTCAGGAGTGTCAGAAAGAGGTTCTTCTAAGTTGTCTTCTTCAGACCCAGCATCATCTTTTTCAATAGAGATAATGTCTTCCTTAGAACCTTCTTCATCATCTTCTTTATACTTGTCACTTAAAGAATCTGTTTCAGAATCAGCTTCATCTCCATTACTGAACTTGTCAGCTTGTTCTTGCCATTCTTTGTATTCTTTTTCTGTATCTTTGATATCAGAATCAATGTCAGCAAGAGCAGCCTTTATAGATTCTTCATCATCAGCTTCAGACATTACAGACTCAAGCTCTTCTTTCTTTTCTTTCAGAGCCTTAATTCTTTCTTCATAAGCTTCCTTAGTTTCTTTAAGGCCTTTCTTTATCTTGTCTTGATTTGGCATTAAGTCTTCAAACAAAGCTTCAGCCTCTATGTTGAGATGCTCATTAATAATGTTAGCACATTGGATAGGATTCACATTCCTGTAGAATGTATGTTGTCTGAGAACATTATTGTGAGTTGTGATGAAAATGTTATTCTTGATTTTGAACAAGTCTAAAGAAAGGTCTTCAGATTCATTCAAAGAGATATGCTTAACAAAAGGAACTTCTGCAATCTTGTTGAAGTTCTCAAGAAGAAGAGAAGACATGACATAAAGTTCTGTGTCATAGTTGTCATACTTGACATACATCTCATTAAGTCTTCTTAAAGATTCTTTAGATTCAGGTGCAGCACCATTGATGATTGCTTCAGATTCATTAATCTTGACAACATTGTTCTTATGGTATAACATGATGAAATCATCTGTAATCTCAACTCTTGGGTCATTGACTAACTGGCAGAGAGCTACAAATGATTCATTAAGAGAACCTATATTATCTTTTGCTAATTTCGAAACATGATTGCCTTTCTTGATATAGAATGTATTGTTAACATTGAAGACACATTCATTCTCACGTATGTACTGGACGGGTGAGTAGACTTTTTCAGTATGAGCTTTAGTGTTTGCTCCATACTCTAAGCTTTCAGAAACCATAAGACCTGGAAGTTCATTATCAAGATTCACACAGTTGATGATTTGACGAACATAAGGGTCATGTTGGAAAGTGTTCAAATGATGGATAAGAAGAACTCTCTTGTTAGGAGTCTTCTCTTTCATATAGTCAACTATATCAGATTCTATCAATGGAACAATATAATAAGATGTTGTATTGTTCATGATTTCAAGAATCTTAGTGAGGTCTATATTTTGTTTAGCTTTTCCAATTCTTTCCTTTAATGCAGAAAGTTCAGTATCTACAGCACGAAGATATCCAAACTGTCCAAGACCTTGAGTGAAAGTCTCATAAAGCATTTCTTCTCTACAGCCATCAGCTATAGCATTTTTATATTGAGTGACAAAGCTAACAAGTTGGTTGTTAGAACCTTCTTTAGCAAGAATGTTATCTATAGATTCTACTAACTTAATACCATTATCTATACTAGAGAGATTTAATGGTTTGTTAGTTTCTTCTTTTAAGTTTTCATCAAGAAAGTTACTAAACTTGCTTAACAAATCATCTTTCTTATTAGGCATATCTTAATTTTCGAAAAATCGTTTTCGTTTATGGTGTATTTATTGCTCAATTTTTAAAATTTTTTGGAAATGGAACCTAAATAATTGTCACAGACTCCATTACATATTCTAATTCTGGATGTAAAGTATCAGATATTTTTATATTGACTACTTCAGGTTCTATAGCTCCAAGGAAATCAAAAGGTTCGAAGCTAGCAGGGTTCTTAGAGTCAAGCTGGCAATTGTAAATGTTAAGCCAAATGCTTTTCTCTATAGTCTTTCCAGATTTGTCTTGATAATAAAGAAGAGCTTCTATAGTATCATTCTCAAGTTCAGTCAAGAAGAAACCAGTGTTTTCAACAAAGACCATGTTAGGAGAAACCTTCTTAGTCTTAGGGTCTGGAATTATCTTAATAAGAGGTTTCTTATGCACTTTACAATGGTCATTGTTAAGAAGAACTACCTCAATAGGCTTGAACTTAGTGAATCCTTCAGGAATTTCCCAGACAAAAGATAATGTATTATAGAGAGTAGCAATATGTTCTTTAGTGTTATCAGCCTTGTACACATCAATGTTTACTGTACGCATGTCACCAATGTCTTTGATATAGTTCCATTGCAAATACAGCTTAATACCTGAAGGTATCACACTATTAGAATAGTCAACAACAGGCTTGATATATCCTATGGCTTTATTGTCTTCTATAGTAGCATCATAAGCAAAGTCTTTGATAGTGTTAGAAGCTTTCATCTCAGTAGTTGGGTCAAATACAGGCTGGTATGTCTCTATGACTACAGAAAAGCTTAATGTAATGTTTCTGTCAGCATCAGTAGCACCCATCTTGTATGAGACTGTCTTGTCTGAAGAGATGTTTTCTGGAAATCCTGCTCGACATCCTACTTTCATCCCTCTATAGAGAATCCAAAATGTCTTGTTCTTGTAGAAGAATTCACGAATAGCTTGCTCGAGTTTAAAAGATGTTATAAGTGTATCAACTTTGACTGAGACTTCAAAGTTCATAGTAAGTGGAATTGAATACAAGAAAGATACATAAGATTCAAAAGAACCATCAGGTTCTTTTCTTGTATAGTTTCCAAGGACAAACCTGTTTGTTATGTTAGCTGCATCGATAGAAGAACCTGTATATCTGACAGTTCCTCTAGGAAACATATCAAAGTTACCTATTATTTTAGGAAATTCACAAGTATCTCCAAAGAGAACATAATTGTCTTGAATGAACTTTTCAGTATTAGAAGTTCCCATTTCATAAAGAAATGGAACTGTCACTTTCTGGATTCCTGTATTCGAGTCTTCCCAGACTTGTTCATAAGTCAAAGTATTGTTAAGCAAGTTCAAGAGACCTGCTATGACAAGTCTGTTGAAGACATCTGTATCATTTCTTCTTTCTCCTAAAGTTCTTGGATTTATTTGGGTAAACATTTACTTAACTTAGTGAACTACTCTATGTATTTACAAATGAAGAGGTCCGCTAAAAATAGCGGACCTCTTCAAATTAGTTACTTAGAATTATTTACTTAGATTCGAGTTCTTTAATCTTGTCATAAAGAAGTTCTACACCAAGTAAAGCAATAATAGCAAGTTTGTTATATTGAACTCCCATAAATCCAGATTCAATATCTTCATCTACAAGTTCTGGGAATTTCTTCTTGACTTCTTGAGCAATAGTACCAATCTTGACTTCTTGATTCTTATCATTTTTGAAAGTGAAGTATTTCTTAGGAATTGAAATAATGTCTTCAATAGAAATCTTTTCTTTCAAGTCACTGATAATGTTCTTCAGGTTAACGTCTGAAGCTTCATAGAATGCTGGAGCATAAACAGTATAATTAGTACCAATATTTCCTGCAGAAGATGAAGAACCCGTTCCTGAAGAGAAATAAGGAGTTCCTGAAGGACCTTGATATCCCTGAGGACCTCTTGAACCATTAGTTCCTGTTGGTCCTTGATAACCTTGATAACCTCTTGCTCCAGAACCACCTGTTGGCCCTTGCAAACCTTGATAACCTCTTGCTCCAGAACCACCTGTTTGCCCAGTAGGTCCTTGATAACCTTGTGGTCCTCTAGTTCCTTGTCCACCACCAGGTCCTTGATATCCTTGAGGACCACGAACAGTAGAAGCAGCTCCTGTTGGACCGGTCGGACCTTGATAACCTTGTGGTCCTCTAGTTCCTTGTCCACCACCAGGTCCTTGATAACCTTGATAACCTCTAGGACCTTGAATACCTTGTCCACCACCAGGACCTTGAAGACCTTGAAGACCTTGGTAACCTCTAGGACCTTGTGTACCTTGACTACCAGGATTTCCTGTATTTCCAGTAGGTCCTTGATAACCTTGATAACCTCTTGCTCCAGAACCACCTGTTGGCCCTTGCAAACCTTGTGGACCTCTAACCGTACTAGCTGCGCCAGTTGGACCGGTCGGACCTTGATATCCTTGAGGACCTCTAGCACCAGTAGCACCTACACCACCAGTATTTCCTGTTGGCCCAGTAGGACCTTGATATCCTTGAGGACCTCTTACAGTTGATGCGGCTCCTGTATCTCCTTTAGGTCCAGTAGGACCTTGATATCCTTGAGGACCTCTATCACCAGTAGCACCTACACCACCAGTATTTCCTGTTGGCCCAGTAGGACCTTGATACCCCTGAGGACCACGAACAGTAGAAGCAGCTCCTGTTGGACCAGTTGGACCTTGATATCCTTGAGGACCTCTTACTGTACTAGCTGCACCTGTAGGTCCAGTAGGACCTTGAAATCCCTGGAATCCTTGGAAACCTCTTACACCAGTAACACCAGTTGGTCCAACAGGACCTTGATATCCTTGATAACCTTGATATCCACGAGCACCTGTAGGTCCAGTAGGACCTTGATGGCCTTGATATCCTCTTACTCCTTGAGGACCAGTAAATCCTTGGAAACCTTGGAAACCTCTGTCTCCTTTTATATTAGTAGTCCCCCACGTTGGTGCTTTTCCAGGTCCTTGAGACATCAAATATTGACCTGAAGTACCAGCAACTTCAGGAACGTAAATACTTTTTTGACTAGTCGCAGTGCCTGAAACTTCATTAATTGTAGGGTTCTTTTGTCCTACCAAAACATTAGCATTAGCTATAGAGTTTTTTCTAGCTTTGATAGTTCCTTGTGAAACATCAACTATGAGTCCTTCTCTACTTCCAACACTAACGTCATCCTTTTTGGTAATGATGAAGTTAATCTGTGGCATATAGTAAAATCGATTCGATTAATTTAAAAATCTTCAGAAGTATTTATTGCCGGAAATATCATCTTTAACAAAAGTCACAATAGATAGGTTGAAGAAAAGATAGTCTATTCTAAAGAATTTCACATGCCTAAGAAATATATTTTAAAGAGTTTTGCACCAGGCTCTACAAAGAACAATAAAAGAGGTTTCTCTAACTTGTTCAATCTTTCTAAGATTGGTCTTGATTGGAACACTTCTCTTATCAAGTCTTCTATAGCTCTTGGTGTCAGTGAGACTTCTGAAAATAAGAATCTTGCTTATGATACTGGAGATTCTTTGTTTGCTAAAGCTTCTGACCTCACTAAAGTCAATGGTGATTATGTTGCTTTCTTTGACAAGTCTTATCCTTTAAGAAGAGAATATCTTAGAATGTTTGCTCTTAATGGAGAGATAAACTTTGTGCTTGATACTATTGCAGATGAAGCTATAGTTCAAGATGAGAACAATTACTTTGCTTATCCAGATATAGACCAGCTTAAAGCTAAACTTAAAGCTTCAGAAGAATCTAGAGAAGTCATCAATATCATTAATGAATCTTTCAGAAAGGTCTACCAGTTATATGGATGGAATGAGTCTAATGATGCATGGCAGTATTTCAAAAAATTCTTGATAGATGGTTTCTTAGCATTTGAGATTATCTTCAATTTTGAGCACAACTCATATAAAGCTACAGACATACTTGGTTTTAAAGAACTAGACCCAGTCACACTTGAACCTGCTATTGTCAAAGATGAGAATGGATATGACATTAAAGTTTGGTACCAGTTCAAGGGAGACCCTGAAAAAGAGAGGATAATTCCTGATTCTAACATGATTTATATCTCTTGGGCTAAAGGAAACTTTCCATCTCGTGTCTCTTATCTTGAAGGTCTGACCCGTTCATTCAACATGTTGAGACAACTTGAAAATTCTCGTATCATTTGGAATGTCCAGAATGCCCAAAAGAGAATCAAGATGGTAGTTCCTATAGGTGCTCAGAATGAAGACAGAGCAAGAACTAGACTCAGACAGTTGCAAGCTTACTATAATGAAGATGTCAACATTGATGATTTCAGTGGTGAGATGACTGTCAATGGTCAAGCTAAGTTTTCTTTTGCTAAGACTTACATATTCCCGAGCAAAGAAGGAACACAGACAGAGATTAGTGAATTAGGCGTTGAGGGATACGATTTCAACTCTATAGAGACACTTAAATACTTCTGGCGTAGATTTATTATAGAGACTAAGGTTCCCGCTAACAGATTCACTCTAGACATCAATGCTCCTGCTAACCAACCTGAAAATGGTGAAGCTTCTATAACACGTGAAGAATATGCTTTCTCTAGATTCATATATAGGCTTCAGTCTATCTTCCAGGAAATATTGTTGAAGCCTACTTGGATATTGTTCAGTATCAAAAAACCTTCTCTTGCTTCTAATAACCTTATCAAGAGTTGTATTGGTATTGTCTATAATGATGAGAACTTGTTTACATTAAGTAAAGAACGTTCTATAGCTAGTGAAGGTGCTCAGACAATCCAGACTTTACAAAGCATTCAAGATGCTCAACAAAAACCTTATTTCAGTACACAATTCTTGATTGAGAAATACTTAGGTTTGAGTAATGATGACTTGAAACTTAATGAGAAATACAAACTCAAAGAAGCAGTTAAAGAAGTCAAGAATAAAGTTGAGAATCCTGAACCAGAAATTGGAGGTATGCCAGATGCTGGTGGATTTGACATGGGCCTGGGTGGTGCTGACACTGGTGATTTTGGTCAAGAACCTGAAGCAGGCGGTGCACCTGAAGAAAGTCCTGAAATGGCTCCGGAACCTACAGCATAAGATTAAAGATATACTTAAAAAACAAAAGCCAGAACTTTCACAAGCTCTGGCTTTTCTGAAACTTAAAAATTAGAAAAATCACAATCAATTGCCATTCAGAATAATCTGAAGTTTGAATATCAAACTTAGCAAAGTAACCATCTTGTCTGGTACTTGGTTCAATTGAAAAGCATGTTCTCCAATTGTGATTATAGCTAATGGCAACTTCATAATCTTATCTGGGGCATTCATTCGCAAGTACTCAGGAAAATCTTTTCCAAATGCAAGAATGCAATCATCGGCTTTGTTAGCCCAGTCAGCAACCACCATCTTATAATTGTCCCATGGATTTCCTGGACTCAAGCACATTCTGAACAAAGATTCATAATCAAAATTTCCATTCAAAGATTCTTTTGAAAGTTCTTTTTCTCCTCTATTATAGATGGATTGGACTTTATTCAGGATTGTTCTCATATCAGGAAAATCCATCTTGATGAAATCTTTGAGGGTTTCTTCTTGATATTGGATTCCAAGTTTAGTCAGAATCAATGCAACTCTTTTTGCATATTCATCAATCAGATATTCTTCTTCCTCTTTGTTTATAGGATAAAGTGATATGACATTGAAACGACTCAAGATAGGTGCTGGAATCTTTTCAGGATAATTACAGTTTGCAACAAAACGAACAGTCTTATGAAAACGTTCCATTGTTGCTCTCATGGCCATCCAAGCATCATTTGTAAGTCCATCACACTCTTCAAGAACAACAATCTTCATTTGCTGTTTACCTTCCATCAATGAAAGAGAAGAAGCAAAACTGATAATTGAATCTCGAATGACATCAATACCCCTTTCAGCAGAAGCATTAATCTCTAGAATCTCAGTATAAGGTTGTGTGAGTATTCTAGTCATGACAGTCTTGCCTATACCACACGGGCCAGCAAATAACATATTGGTAGTCACACCTTTAGCTAATTCTTCTCTAACTCTTGGAGCTAATATAGCTTGGTCTATTGATTTAGGCCTAAATATCTCTGTAAATAAATCTGAAATTGCCTGTGACATATTTTAATCTTGTAAAAGTTCATCAAATTCTTTTGCTAACAAAAACTCCATTGCCTCTTTAAGAGCTTCTTCAAGAGCAACTTCATATGTCAAGTGCATATACCTGTCACTTTCTGGTTTCATGCCGACTTGATGAAGATTTGAATACCAAAAAGTCAATCCAAATCTATTGTCTGTTTTAGCAATAACATAGACATTACATTTCTTGTACTCTCTAAGAGAGCTTTGTAAATCAGCTAAAGTGCAGACTTCAATTTTTTCTTTTGGAAATCCAAGCTTGACTGCAAGCTCTTTAAGCTCATCGGTTATAATCCAATCTCTGCTTATATCTAAATCTTTCATGATTTTAAAACTTCTTGGTTAGACAAATTGTTTTGATAGTTTTCTCCAGTTATAATGAATTTGAGAGCTTCGATTAAACCAACCTTAAAAGCTTCTTCATATGTCTTCCAATCTTTGACTATTTTATCATTTACATAAAGTTCTTCAGTTTCATAACAACGACTTCTCATTACCTTATGACAATATTCTTTATCTGGAATTTCTTGAATATAAACTTCCCAAGGACAATATCCATAGAAGGAATCAAAGTTTTGGGGCTGGACATCAATATGAATATGGTGTTGTTCTCTAATCCACCTTTGTAGTTCTGAAAAATTTCCAGACACACAATAACCAGCTTTAGCTGCCAATGCTACTATAATACTATCTTTGTTCATATCAAATCATTTTTTCATTAGATTATCAAAGCAGGCTCCACACATTCCACTTATCATAAGTTCTCTTTCATCAGCACTTAGATAAGGAAAGCATTCTTGTACACTTGCCTCGTTGTTCAAAAATGAGTCATAATCTTCAGCTTCTACTGTGATTTTGAAATCATTCTTACAAACATCACATCTGAACAACAATTCTATAGGTGTTTTAAACTTTTTCATAAACAATATTTTGTTCTTTTTTGTTAATCCATTCTACCAACTCTCGATAAGCCGGTTCTTCTTTATAATCAGAAAATCCTTTCTTTTGAAAAATCATTTCTATCTGTTCTTTAGCATTCTCAAAATCAGTAGAAGTTCTAAAAGAAAACAATTCTACTAATTCTGTCTTGATAGATTTAACCAGCATCTGATTAAGACCTATTATTTCTCTTTCCTTTTGGATAATCACTTTAATCAATTCTTCAGGTTTCATAATGCTTTTATTTTTATTTGCTGTAAATCTAAAACAAAAAATCGAACCTAAAAAATTTAGATTCGATTTTTAACTTTCTTTAATATGTGTCTAGGCTTCTCTATGACTTCTTCTTGTGAGGCTGATAATATTCTTGTTTGAAATCATTAATGCTGCCAGGAACGCCTAGATTATATCCTGACGTATGTCCTAAAGCTTCTGCTTGAAATGGATTCTTCTGATTTCCACTATAAGCTTTCTGAAGGCCTGTAAAGACCTTCATGTTAGAATCAGGAACATAGAATGGACAGTTATCTAACTGATGGTTGTTCTCATTGTAAGCCATATACTTAAGGTTCTGGTTCTTCTGTGCTTGTAGAACTATCCTTAGGGATATTGATTACTGTTGAAATGACTCCATAAATTCTGTCACCTGGCTTTACGGATGAATCAATAGGATATTTTGAATCTTCTAATCTTGTTGATATAGGACAAATAGGGGTTTCCATACTTAATATTTAAAAACTTAAAATCTATCTTATCTATTGCTATCTCTTCACTGTATTGTTTTTGTATAAATAAATTTTTAATTAAATTAATCAAAAACTTATATGACTCAGCTGAGATTTGATTGAAAAACAACTAGAAAACTCCAGATTGAATTTATCTAGAGAAAGTCTATACAACATTTTAGACTTTTTGAAAAAGTAATACAGCTCAATCAGGTCCTTATAAATCGGTTGTAACTCAAATTCTTCCAACGACTTGAGGTATAACTCTCTAAAATCTACTAGACTTGGTCTGACTATATTCTTTCTTATTTCGAATTTTTTAGAAACATACTGGTTATAATATTCAAAAGCTCTACGAGAAATTTCTATAGAAGCTAAAACCATATCAGGAAGATTAAGACTTCTATATAAGAAATTACCTATAAAGGAACTATATTCAGGTTTGACTTTCAGAAATTTAATTCCAAATATGTTACAGCGTTTTTGGAGATTTAAAATTAAATCAGTTCTAATCCATTGGTTATTGATTAACTTATTAAAAGATTTTCCTAAATTTGTGTCTTTAGTTTGAATGTTCAAATCTTCAACACTGAAAATCTGACACTTATAATACAAAGCTTTGTTTATTAAGTTCTTAGAAACTTCAAAAACTTCTGTTCTTCTTTTGTTATTCAGATATTTTCTTTTAGGATGAGAACTATCTAATTTTAAATCTTTGAGTTCTTTTTCCTTATCATTTAAACTTTTGAAATTATAAATTCCAGATTTGACTATTTTGAATTCAGAACTAGAAACCCAGTCAACTATAGACCAACCTATATAATTAGGATTTAGGTCTAGAGCCATTACTCTATTAGAAATTGTCTCTAGTTCTTTATTTTCATTCTTTAAAATTATTTCATCAAAAGTCAGATAAACAAACTCATTATCAAGATGATAAGTTATAGGATATTTCTTCTCTAAGAAGCTCTTTATGTAAATAGCTTTTAATTCTCTTGCATATCTTTTCTTTTGGCTTTCAAGAAATTCAAGGACTATATGTTCTTGTCTTGTCGGTTTAAAAAGAATATTAAAGTCTTCTTGAATAGAAAACATAACATTGCCGTGCTTTTCTGCTTGACCAATGCAACAAAGTTTTTGTAGTCTTCTTTCTTTAAGCTCTTCTTTTGAAATGTTTCCTTTGATTCTATCTAAAAAAGATTTTCTTCCACCAAAGATTAAATGATTTTTGTCTTGAGATTTCTTTGATTCCCAGGCCTTCAATAAAGTTCTAGCTTCTTGAAGAGCTGAACCTTTAAAAGATGAGCTTATTAATTCAACATTATTAAGTTCTAAATGAAGAATCTCTTTAGAAGGTATTCCTTCTAATAACCTATTAAAATATACTTTAAAGACTGACGAGTATTGTCTTCTATATTCTTTAAGTTTTATAGAAGATTTTTCATCAGTCTTATATTTTAATTTTATAGTTATCAAGAAGAATAAAAGTATGTTCAGTATTATTTATCTTGAAATGTTTTGAGAAAAATGAAAATAATCAATTTTAAATGTTAAATTTTGTTAATATAATTAGGATTCATTAAAGACCCATAAGTGAAAGAACCTGGTAAACCAGGTGTACTTTGAGAACTATAAGGATTCTTGATGTTAGAGCTATATGGATTTCTCATTGGGTTGTTGTGGTTATAAGAAGTAGAACCTAAATAAGAATTAGTGAATTCAGAATCAGACATATCAGGTTCACCTTCATCATATCTTCTAAGACAATACATAATCTTACTCTTAAGAGCAGAATCTTCTAATTCTGAAAGGTACTGGTCAAGCCATTCAATGAATTCTTCTTCCTCAAAAGCTCTGCATAAGAAAAGGACCGTAACCGCTATGTCATCATGCAAAGCAATTCCAGCATACACACCTTTTCTTTTTGCAAATGCATTAAGCTGAGCTATTGTGCATATGTTGTCTTTCTTATTATATTGAGAAACTATAATCTGTCTTTGACCTATCATCTTAGCACCTAACTCACAATAATAATTTTTTCCATGTTTTCCTCCAGTAGTTTTATATCCAAGTTTTTTCTTTGGATTTTCTCCAGGAACTGGTTTAGTATGATGAGTTTTAATTATGATTCCATCATAATAATTTTTATGGGTTATTACTTTATTACAAAAATTCTTCCCATTAAAATTCATTTCAAGTAATATACGACAATTGTCTATAGGACCTTCACCGCATCCAAACAAATCGAAAACTAATTTTTTAAGAACTTCTGCAGAAGCTTCTTCATCATTATCATTATCAATATACATTCCTACTTGAACTAATCTAAAACAATCTTTAATTTCAAGTTTTCCTTTCTTTTTAATAATCTTTCTAATATTAGCAAATGAATTTAACTGAATTTTAAAAATATTGATTACATTATAATCAGAATCTTTCTTACCAGTAGTTCCTTCATCAATTCCTTCAGCAGTATCTACACTAAATAAAAAATAATTTCTTTCTATATCATATAAAGGATTAAAATTAGGATGCCAATATAAATTTGAGGTTTCTTTATTACTAAATAAAGATAAGTTTCTATGAACAAATTCTTTTTTAATTCTTTTAAAGAATTGTAAATCTTTTCCTGATAATAATTTAGATGTAGAAGACTCAAATGACAAAGCAAATTCTTGTTCAAATTCTTCATCACCAAAATCTCTTCTTTGTTTTTCTGCCCATTCATCATCATGACCCGGAACTTGCCACCAGTCTACTCTGAAATTGACAAAACTGTTAGTTCCTTTTTGAGAACCATCCCAGATTCTATAGAACAAATTTTCTGTTCCGTCTGGTGTAGATGTCAATATGATTTGAGCAAGATTTGAAGAAGACAATGTTGGATAGATTGATTTCCAAAAGTCATCAGAAATATTCTTAGGTATCTTAGCAACCTCATCAAAGTATAAGACATGAATAGTATCACCAGTAGCAGAAGTCTTGTTAGTAGTCTTACAAGTCAAAGAACATCCATTATCAAGTAATATTTTCTTTTGATTCCAAACTATAATGCCGGGTTTAAGCCAGAATGGTAATGTCTTATAAGCATCTTTTAACTTTTTAGTAATCTCACCAGCAGTTTCTCCTTTATTAGCAACAATAAGAATATTTCTATCAACATGAAAACAGAGATACCACAGAAGATATGCTACAGTAGTTGTAGTATTATGACTTAATATACCATTAGTATAATATGAGTGGTCATTTTCTTCTATTTCTAAGTCGCTCATAAAAGATTTGAAACCTAAATTATAAACATTAGAGACTTTAGAAAGACCTTCATCGGTCTTTACATAATCTTCATCGGTCAAATCTTTGACATATTTTTGTATTCCATTTTTACAAAATACTATATGAGTATCAGCACATTCTAGATATCTCTTATTCTCTAATTCTAATCGATAAACATCAAGTGGTCTAGTCTTAAAGAAATTGATAGCTTTATTATATTGATGTTCAGACTTTACTTTATATTCAATTGAATACTCTTCTATAATCTTTCCTTCACCAAGTTCTTTGTATTGGGACTTATCTAAATAATAAATCAAAGAACCTATTAATCTTCTCAACAAATTTTTCATTTCAAGAAAGAGTATAATTTGTATAATTTATATATGAGTATGTCTTTGAAAGTAATATTTTTCTTAATATTACAGTAATACAGTTCATATAAAGGTACTTCTTTCTTTTTTAGAACCTTTTCTTTAGATAAAGATTTTCGAATCAGAATACGAATTTTATCAATTAGTTTTTTCATTAGTACCAAATAAGAATTCTTTTGCTTTTTTAACTATTAGGTCTTTATTTGTTCTATAATCACTTTCCCAAATAACCATAATCTGATATCCTTCTTTTTCTAAAAATTTTCTTTTCTTATCATCATAATCCCAAATTTCTTTAGCATATTTTCTTTTATTACGATTATAATAATCTTCTTCGTATATCATAGGATTACAATGCCAATAATCTCCATTAAATTCTATAGCTTTCTTTTCTTTAATATTACACAAATCTAGTAAATAAAATTTCTTTATTTCAGGAATGTAAATTCTGAATTCATCATCACCAAATTTAAAATTTTCTGGATTAATATTCTCATTTTCTAATATAGAAGAAATCATTTCATCTGAAATTTTAGAGTGAGTATGTCCAGTAAATATTTTATTTGCCCATTTTAAAATCCTTTCTTTATATTTTTTAGGACCGTCTTCCTCTCCATATTTTTTAATATAATAAGCAAGTCCATTAGAAACACATCTAGTATGAATAATTTCCTTTGCCTCTTCTTCTGAATATCCTCTTTTTAGATAATATTCTACAGTCATAGATTTTTCTCTATACTTAGCCTTAGACTTTTCTTTTTCAATAAAATCTATATAGTCTTGTTCACTTTTTCCACGTTTCAACCAAAATTCTAAACAATAAGGACTTCTATTTCTAATCTCTTCGTCGGTTGAATTTCTTTTAGAACATGGATTATTTTGTCCATCTAAATTATCTTCAATAAATTTTTTACAAGTTATTGGGCTATCTGGATAAAGTTTCCTAAATTCATCTACTGTTAAATTATGATGGTCTCTTAAATGTGCTCTAGCTATTTGAGTAAATTTAGTATGACATATTGGGCATTCTACATAATCATATCCTAAAATCCCACTTTCGAATTTCTTTTGTCTTCTTTGATTTCTATCATTCCAGACCTTTCTTCTTGCAAATTCTCTACCACAGGTTTTACTACAAAAATTATAGCTTTTATGATGTTCATCCCTAACATATTCTTTATTACAAACTTGACAAGTATAAACTTTTTTATCTTTAGCTAATTGCCATTCTTCTTTCGCTCTCCTTTTTGTATATGTCTTTTTACACTCTTTGCTACAATATATAGCGTTCGTACATTTAGTTTCAAATTCTTTATGACATTCTATACAAGTTCTTTTAACCATAATAAAAATATATCAAATTTCTTTAAGAAAAAATTCTTTAAAGAAACATTTGATATATTTATCTGGATACTGTCATCTAATGTTATTGCAGTCGCGGGATTAAAACATTTCGAGGATTGTCTGCTTTGCATACAGCAGATATTGCGATTTTTTGGAACAAATTCATTAAGGTCTTCATTATAAACTTCATCTGCTACCAGATGGATATAATCTCTTTGATAATCTCTTAATTTAACAAGAGTTCGTCCATTGTCAGTCATAAACTGAACTTGCTCTTCGATAAAAGGTTCAGCATTACCGGAATACTCTAACCACTTTGCATACTCCTCTTCGGTAAGTTTAAAAGGAACATTGCCATCTCTAAGCTCTATATCATTTTCAAAGAAAGGTCCCATATCAACATCATACCCTTTCTTCAGGTCAGTAATAAGGTCCTTTATCTTCTCAGTAGTATAGATTCTAACCTTCTTTCTCTCTTTTTGCTCTTCGGGTTGAGTTCTCTTTTGAAATGAATTACTATTAAAAGGTTGATTATAAGCCACTTACATAGAAAGTCTTTTTCTCTAATCTATGTATTCTTTAAATCCAAAAGTTCATTATAGAGGTATAGGCTTCTCAGTAAAACAAAGATAAACAAAAAAGTTGAACCTAGAAAATCTAAGTCCAACTTTTAACACTCTTTAAATTATTTCTTAAGAAAGAATAGCTCTGACATTTTCTACTGAATCACAAAGGTTGATTGTTCTATCAGAATTTTCAGCTCCCATCTTTATATAAACTTCATAAGCTTCTGGGAATTCACTCTTAAGTTTTGTAGGAGACCATTTAACAGAGTCAAACAAACATTTCAGTTTCTTCTTGGTTTCACTTTGTTTTTCAGAAAGAATGACATAATCAGTCAGAAGTGTTTTCAATGTTTCAAGTTCTTCAGGTTTAGTAGCCATTTTCTCTTTGAAAAGCTTTTTAATTTCTTTATTGAAAAGAATTCTTTTTGACGCAAGATAAATGGTATTCCATTCCTTGTAACCTACATTGAAATACTTCTTATGAAGGTCTTTGTCAAAAAAATTTTTAAAAATGTCATCATTATAAGTTAATGACAAACTTGTAGAGGTCACAAACATTTCAGGCATAGCCTTGAAAAGACTCTTAACCTCTTCTGAAGGCAACAGTTCATTAAAAACTCTTATGATTTCTTTCCGGCACTTTTCAGTTAAATCATTAAGTTCTTTTCCAAATTTGTTCTCAATAAGGGTTTTTTGAAGCATTTCCTTTTCTCCGCTTCTCAAGTAAGTGTTAGCCATTTTCTTTTTTGTTTAAATGATAAAAATATTTTTTAGTACTTCTCTAGAATTTCTTTTATGATAATTGAAGCAAGTTTTCCATCATATTGATTAGGGTATTTGCTTTTAAGTTCTTGCATGATAGAACCAATGTTAGGTTTCTTATCTTTAGACATAATCATCTTTCCGATAACCTCTTCGAGTTCATCTTCAGACATAACTTTGATTATATAGTCTTCAAGGAATTTAATTTCTTCAGGACTATTGATTTCTTTTGCGGCCTCATAAAGTTTCTTGATAACTTTATAAATGTCCTGTTCAGAAGGTTGTTCAGTTCTTGGAATAGGTAATCTGTCTAATTCACCAAGAATAGTTCCAATCAACATATAAACCGTATCATTTCCTCTATGAAGCTTTCTTTCTTCTTTGATTTGCTCAACTGATATAAATTTCTTCATTTTATTTTCTTTTAACTGGTTTCCAAAAATCGTTGACCTTGACAAAGGTATCATCTTCTTTAAGATAAAAATAAACTTTACCAATAATACCTATTATGATGAATAGGATTGAAACGATTAAAACATCTTTCATAATTAACAATTTTTATTTTTCAAAATAACATGTTTGCCATTAACCATTACTGGCATTCCTACATAGAAGGTTGAATCTATCAATAAAGTATCCTTAAGGATTATTCGAGAGTCTATAGGTAATATTGGATTTCTTTTAGCTGAATAAGGTATTCCAATAGGACCTTTCATTCCTTGTGGTCCAAAAGAACCTTCAACTCCTAAAGAATCCATTTTATCTAGGTTTAATCCAATACTTCTATAATGCTTCTTGATTTCAGATTCAACCTTAGCCTTTCTAACAGACTCTGCAAATTCTGAATCTATATCATCATCAGAAAAATCAAAAGAAGATTGTTCAGGTTCTTCTAAAACTTCTGGTACTATAACTTCCGATTCTTTTACATGGTGTTCCTTTTCTACTTTTTTCTTAGGATAATAGTAAAGCCAACAAATTACAATAAGACTGATTATCCAACCTATGAAAAATATCATCATCTCAATCTTCTTCTACTGTTTCAGTTGCTTTCATATTGACTACTGGCTTTATCATATAAAGAACTTCACAAGTGTCTTGAATCAAATCAAGAATAGTTTCAGTATCTTTATAAGCACCAGGAGCTTCATCAAGAGTTCCTCTGCATACAGAAGTTGAGTACACATCTTTCATGGTCTCAGTGAATTCATCAAGACTAAGTTCCTTTTTAGCTGCTGACCTTGAAAGTTTTCTGCCAGCACCATGTGAACATGAGCAGTTCCAATCTTCATTTGATTTGCCTACACAAATAGCAAGACCATCTCTCATATTGAATGGAACTACCATTCTTTCATATTCATAAGAACGAATAGCTCCTTTACGAATCATGTGGTCTTGAAAGTCTACATAATTATGGACTGACTTGATTTTGTCAACAACTTTACCCCCATTTACTTTTCTGAAAATATCAGCAATGATATGAGCAAGCAACTCATGGTTATAAGCAGCATAAGCTGTAGCAATAACCATATCACTCAAATATCCTTTCATGTCTTCTCCTTTGAGATAGCCTTGAGGTGTCCCTATTTCATATTCTCGCTTTAGCTGTTTGATTTTCTCAGGCAAAGTAGTTTTATCTACAGTAGAAGCTTTGAGTTCGTCTAGGGCCTTAGAAAAAGCTGTTCTATCAATCTTAACTTCTTTAGCAACACGTTCCCAGTACTTGCAAACCTTGACTCCAAAGTTACGAGAACCACAGTGGATAGTGAATGTATAATGTCCATTACAGTCACCTAGTTCCAAAAAATGATTACCCGAACCAACTGAACCGAGGCTCTTGTAAAAGATTCCTTCATCCATTCCTATTCTCTGGAGCATTTTAGAAATACCTTTTTCAGATAGGTCTCTTTCTCCAATCATCTCAGGCCAGCTGGACTTAGCTTTGTTATATTCAATTCTCAAGAACTTTAAGAAATCTTTCATCTCAAAGATTCTTTTTTCCTGAATATTGAATCCAAGAGGACATTTCTGTCTGATTTTATGCTCTAATATAGGATATTCTTCTGGATTGATTTTAGCATCTGTTATGTAAGTTGAGATACTACAACCTATATCTACACCTACATGACTCGGACAAATCATATTTGTGATAGGTGCAGTAAATCCAATGACTATCGATTTGCCCAAATGTACATCTGGCATGATTCTTACAGGAACATTCTCAAATACTGGAACATTCAATAATGAATAAATCAATGTTATTGCATCTTCTTCAATTTCATCATTGAAGATTTTGCAATCCTTGTTATATTGTCCTTTCAATTCAATCATTTTTCTTTTCTTTTAAAAGTTTCTCAATATCTTGTAACTTCTGGTATACTTGGACAATCAGCCAACAAAAAGCTATATAGACTTGACATCCAATCAACCATAACCAGAATTCACTTCTTTCATCCCAAAAATAAAAGAACATCAATACAATTGGTATAAACACATAATACAGAGTTATTGCCTTCATATTCATATTGTATTTTTAAAGTGTATAAACAATCGATGAATTTCCATTCAGACATGCTCCAGTCTGGCTAGCACCAAATGTATAGTACTCATTGGATTCCATAGGACCAAAAATCTCAAGAAGTTTTCTTTCTGCTTCAGCTTGATAATCTGCTAAAATCATCACGGTCTTATCCAAAGTAATAAGTCGAAAAATAAAAATCATAATTCCAAAGTTTTTTATTTGATGCAAATCTAACACAAATTATCGAAGCAGAAAAATCCTATTAGAGAGTTTAACTCATTTTAACTTATTGAATCTTCTTCTGATTTTTTAAGATAGTTCTTAACAAAATCTAGATTAGGCCATCCGCTCTCAGTCACAATCTTTCCATTGATTGAATCATGATTGACAAGTTCATCAAAGTAATCAATAAGCTGGATGATTGCTTCATCTTCAGTTGGACCAGTAAATGCTCTACCACCAAAAGTTCCACACAGCCATTCATTAGTAACCCACCATTCATCTTCTTCTTGCCATAAATAACTAGAAACTTCTGGTAAACTTTTGATAAGTTCTTTGACTTTGGAAAGAATTTCTTCATCTTTAGCTAAAACTATTTTGATATAGACTGATGGAATTTGGTTATTACCATAACAAGAATAGTTTATCAATTTCAAAGCATTTTTGATAGTCTTATATTCTTCCTTATTACAATATATTTCTACGGTGCTTTGTAAAGTACCATCAGATGTATTATAAGTTCTCAATTCATATTTCCTTTTCATTGTATTGTTTTTTATTAAGTTTATAATCCATTTTTTAATTTACATTGCAAATATACTAAAAATTTCTTATTCAAAAATGTTTTTAATATATTTTAACTAAATTCTTAAATTAAATTATAAACACTCAATTGAGATTTGATTGAAAAACAACTAGAAAACTTTAGATTGAATTTATCTAAAGAAAGTCTATACAACAATTTAAACTTTTTGAAAAAGTAATACAGTTCAATCAGGTCCTTGTAGACAGGTTGTAACTCAAATTCTTCCAACGACTTGAGGTACAACGTTCTAAAATCTATGAGACTTGGTCTAACTATATTCTTTCTTGTTTCTTTTGATTTAGTAATGTATTGATTATAATATTCAAAAGCACGTCTTCCTATTTCTATAGAAGCTAAAACCATATCAGGAAGATTAAGGCTTCTATATAAGAAGTTCCCTATAAAAGAACTATATTCTGGTTTTACTTTCAGAAATTTGAACCCGAATATGCTGCACCGTTTTTCTAGATTTGAAACTAAGTCAGTTCTAATCCATTGATTATTGACTAATTTGTTGAAGTTCTTTCCTAAACCAGAATCTTTAGTCTTAATATTCAAATCTTCGACACTAAAAATCTGACACTTATAATATAAAGCTTTGTTTATGAGATTCTTAGATACTTCAAAAATTTCAGTTCTTCTTTTATTAGAAAGATATTTCCTTTTTGGATGTTCTGAACTTAACTTTAAATTCTTTAGTTCTTTTTCTTTATCATTTAAAGATTTGAAATTATAAATTCCAGATTTTATAACTTTAAACTCTGAGCTAGATTTCCAGTCAACTATAGACCAACCTATATAATTAGGATTCAAGTCTAGAGCAATGACTCTATTAGGAATTGAATCTAGTTCTTTCTTATCGTTTTTTAAAATAGTTTCATCAAAAGTTAGATAAACAAATTCATTGTCAAGATGATATGTAATAGGATATTTCTTTTCTAGAAAACTCTTTATATAAATTGCTTTTAATTCTCTTGAATATCTTTTCTTTTGAGAATCTAAAACTTCGAGTATTATATGTTCTTTTCTAGATGGTTTGAAAAGAACATTAAAGTCTTCTTGGATAGAGAACATAATATTCCCACGCTTTTCTGCTTGTCCAACACAACAAATCTTTTGTAACCTTCTTTCTTTAAGTTCTTCTTTTGAAATATTTCCTTTAATTCTATCTAAGAAAGATTTTCTTCCCCCAAAGATTAAATGATTTTTATCTTGTGATTTCTTTGATTCCCATACCTTCAATAAAGTTCTAGCTTCAGTTAAAGCAGAACCTTTAAAAGCAGAACTAACAAGATTTGTATTATTAAGTTTTAAATGAAGAATTTCTTTAGAAGCCATTCCTTCTTGTAACCTATTAAAATATACTTTAAAGACTGACGAATATTGTCTTCTATATTCTTTAAGTTTTATAGAAGATTCTTCATCAGTCTTATATTTTAATTTTATAGTTATCAAGAAGAATAAAAGTATGTTCAGTATTATTTATCTAGAGATAATTTGAGAAAAATGAAAATAATCAATTTAAAGTGTTAAATTTTGTTAATATAATGAATAATCATAATTCATCTTTTAAACTTATTTGTTCTTGACCGTAGCAAACCACCTGTCTTCAGTAGCAAATAAAGGAAACTTATGCATCTTGTACCATAAAGCTCCTCGAGAACTAGCACCCCAATTAACATAGAACTTATTTAGGTCATTTCTCATCCACAATTGCTCGAAAGTAATATAATCAATGTATAAGCATAAGTTCCGCCAACCCGCGCCATCAGGCGATTCAGTAATGCACTTCCTAATCAAATATTTGTATTCTCCATTTATATCAGGTTCTTTCTCAATGACTGAATAACCCATGAGAGTTCCTTGATAGACAAAGAATAGGACTTGATACTCATCTTGCTCTTCAGGTTTCATCTTGAAGAACCTTTCAAAGAAAGCTTTGTCAATACCTGCATGTTCTTGCCATCCATACTTCATACCACCTTTATCTGAGTAGCGCCAAACCTCAATCATCTTGACAATATCTTCTTGAAGCTTTTTATAGTCTGCTGGATTCACTTGAGAGAATTCAATAATCTTAAGTTCTTCTCTGTTGATTCTGTACTTACGTAAAGTCTGATAAAGCTCTTTGTCTGTACATAATCTGATATTCCTGAAATACTTGTTGTCAAATACAGAGATGACTTCAGACATCTTGTACATGCCTTTAATCTTTCTTTCAGGTTTCTCATCTAAGTACATGTAGTTGACTTCAGCATATTTAGCTTCATCTTCTTCAGAAAGTTCTTTAAAGAACACTACTTTGTTCTTTGCCTTAGTCTTATAAAAAGAAAGCTCGGTAACATCAATATTCAGATAAGCATTCTTATTCATAAGACCAAGTATGGAATGTTTGTTGATATAGTTACTCATGGTTCTACTAATTTAAAAAATTATTCTTTTGTATATACTAAAACATATTCAGAATTCTTAGTAAGTTCTCCAGTCTTTATCTTGCCACTCAGATGGTTCTTTGAAGTCTTGTACTGGAACATCTCTTCACTTATAAAACCATTCTCAAACAGAATTTGTTCCATGTTCTTTTTTATCTCAAACTTCTTATATGAATCTTTTATGATAAGGACAAACTTTCCACCTTCTTTTAATATCTTATAACAATTCTGAACTGTTCCTCTCCAATACTTCTCAATCCAATCCTTATATTCATCAAACTGATTGTATGACTGTGTCTTGTCTTCTGAGTACCTTTCTAAAGTGAAGTATGGTGGACAACTTAGACACATGTCTACTTTAGGAACCAGGTCACAAATCTCTTCATTCTCTGAACCAAGATTATAACATCTTCCTTCTCCATTATAAAAAGTCAGCATCTTATTTACTGCTTCATGAGTCAATGGGTCTGTAGCATAATACTTGATTCCTAAAGACATCGCAGCTAATGCTCTAGCACCCCAGCCTGCACTATAGTCAAACACTTTAGGTTCTTTTATTCCTTTCAAGTACTTCTCATAGAAAAACTTAGCAATAGTTGGCCTAAAATTAGAAACGCCATACCCTAAACCTGAATTCTTGATTCCATCTCTGATTGCCTTATCTGAAATCCCAAACATATAAGGTCTTTCAGTTCCATCTTCCTTTGAAGTGTTCCAACCCATCCTATTCTTAAGAACCTTGATGAACAACTCATCATTCCCAAAGACTTCTTCTATGCTTATACTCCTAGTATCACCTTTAGCTTTCCAGAAATTGTCTTTATTGAAATGCCTACACACATCAAGACATAAATTCCCACTATTAGAAATGAAACCTTCAGGTGTCAGAATCTTCTTGCTGTCATAACTCTTGAGCTTTTTGAACTCATTAATCAAATCCTTCTCATCAAGAACTTCATATGGAAATCCTTTTTCTCTGTAATAGTCAAAGACTTTCTTTAATAACTTTTCTCTTTCTTCTGCATTCAAACTCCATATGTACCCAGCTGAAATGCTCTGACCATCTATCGTGATAAGAGAATCCCGACCTTCTTTACTCTTTGGGTCCATAATCCAAGGATTAGAAGAGTTCTCATATGTGTATGGTGTTTCTAAATTAACTGGCATATAGTTCTTCTATTTTAAATTGACAAAATCTTCAACATCAAGATAATCCATGTTCTCATCAAAGTTCTCTGCTGTCTTCTTGTCTGAATTAGAGAACTGACCAGTCTTTCCACTGGCATCACCAACCATCAACATCTCTTCTGAACTGGTTCCTTCAATCCAATAGAAGTATTTAGCAACAAGGTCTTGGAGCATACCTGAATTAGGCTTGCGACTTGGACATTCTTTCTCATTGCTAGTGCAATATGCATAATCGATTATAGATGAATAATGAAGTTTCTCTTTTAAGTACTGGACTATAAGCTTGATTTTAGCTTCAAAACCTTCTTGAGTCATGTATCCAAGGTCAATACCACCTTGATTGGAGACTATGAAAAGGAACTTAGGTTGTTTGTGGTTTGGATAAATGCAAGCATTGAGAGACCAATTTTCTAGTTTCTGAACAACATCATCTTTGATTTTGAAGTCTAAGAGGTTTCTAGGAAATGTATCTCCAGAAGCAGGTTCAATGAGAGTTCCATCTAAGTCAATGAAAATGACCCTTTTATTATTTAAGGCTTGGATGTTCATAATGTTTTTTTGGAATTTTTAGTGATATTGATTATATGTTATGAGGTTTAATTTGATTGTTCTCTAGGACTAATTTCATAGTTCCTGTACTGTAGCATTTGAAAATTTTTCTTCCTTTGTTTTCTTTCTTGATAAAATCCTCTTCATCTTTTCTGTATCGCTTACCTTTCCAAAAAAGTCTCCAATCATAATCTAAAGAGTCTTCTTGGAATCCAGCTTCTATAAATTCATTGTAATCTTCAACATCACAGTTTATACTAGCTCTTAGTTTTTCTTCTGGATTATCTTTAAAGAATTCTTGAGTAAGCAAAGCTAAATCACCTTCTATTTTATAATTTCTATTTTTAACATAAGTCACTAAAGAAAACTCATTTAAAGAAATTGCACTTACTAATTCATCTTTGTAATAAAGACAATAATTTGAAGTTTGAACAGAATATCCATCTATAAAATTTGAATCAATAAAAGACCTAAGTTCTTCTTCAGGAATATTCTTTTTGATGATGCAATCTTTAAGAGGAATAGTTTTAGTAAATATTCCAAGTTTAGAATTGATAAGAGATTTGACTAAGTCTTTCTTGAAGTTCCAATCATCTTCCCAAACTGATATAAGAAGAATTCCTTTATTTCTAGCTCTAGTGAATTTGTTTTGATGATATGTTTCTTTCTTAGCAAATCTATCACAATGAAACCAAACCCCATTAAACTCAATAGCTAAATTATTCACAGGAAAATAAAAATCAAATTCTCCTTTAATAATGTGTTGTTTATTTCTTTCAAATGGTATGTTTAAAGTTTCTATATAATCTTTTAATTCAAGTTCTACTCCAGAAGCATTATAACCAACTACATGTTTAGAACAAAACAAATTAAAATCCCAAGAATCGGTTCTAGAAAAATCAGTATGGTTATTACATCCAGGATGTCGACAAATTGGAGCTTCTGTCAAATTATTCATAAAGACATAATAAACTCCTCGTTGTATAACATCATTTACCTTTCCAAAATATTTCTCATAATGTAAGGTTAAGATTTTAAGATATTTAGGATAATATAACATCCACCAGCTTCTTTTCAAAGCATAATGATGTTTCTTGTAGAATTCTGGAAATATTGCCCTAAAATCTTCTATTTCTTTTTCTGTAGGAATATAAGTATCAAATATTTCTTGATTACATTTAGGACATATATTATCAAACATCTCATTATTAAACTTTTTTGTAAGCAAATTACCATAGATTTTTAAATCTCCATGCTTACAAAAATTATGTAAGATAAAGTAATTAGTTTCTTTTTCATAATCATATTTTAAAAGAAATTTTTTAAATGGGTCTGTGGTATTTTTGTTTTTCTCTTTTTTATATTCTTGAAGAGCTTTAGAAATATTATTCCTAAAATCTTTAGAATATCTTTGCCATTCATTTTGACATTCAACACAGCAAAAATTTTGAAATCCTTTTTGTAGATTTCTTAAAATTGTATGATTAGAACATTTTTCATTCTTACATGTAGGTATAGATTCAATATTAAAGAAAATACAATATATTATTTCCTTTTGAATATCTAAATCATTATTATTTACTATCAACTGATAAAGTTCTGGAAATTTCTTACTTAAAACTTTTGTATTATATCTTTTACCATTTATATTATTTTTAGCTTCTTTAAAATAATCTCTAATACTTTCTCTATATAAGAAATATTTTTTATCTAATACTCTTTCCATTTTTATTATTATGGCTATTATTTAATAATATAAAGTATTTATGAAACGATTAGGTCAAAAAATAAAATCCTGCTCGGTTAATTTTAGTAATATTAATTAAAACAAAAAAGGAGCTCATTTGAGCTCCTTTTTAATATTTTGGTATATTCAGTTTAGAACATTCCAGCAAAATCAACCACAAAAGTAACATATTGTGTTTCTGGATAGAAACCAACATCTACAAGAGCATAGCGAGATTTAACAACTACCTTAGGAGCAGCTGTTCCTTCAGCAATCATCTTAACCGATTCAGCCATAAGGTATGGACATAAATGTACAGATGGTTCAGAGGCAGCACCTTTACGTCCTACCAAGATTCTCGTATCATTACCAGCCATCAATGGGTCTACATAAATCGTAATACCAGCGATAGTTCCTACAGGATACAAGCTGTTGCCTGCCTGGCTGATGTTGTTAGCAATAGGGCTGAAGCTGTACTGAGCATTGCTTTGAAGAGCTGTTGCAACAGTAATGTTAGTCACAGCGAATGTAGCCTGTCCCCAACGACCTCTCTGAAGAATCCAGTTAGATGCCATCAAGAAGTTAGTAAACAATCTCTTAAGCAAGGTATCTTGGTTTTCAAATGTTGCATTAGCATTCATGTACAATGGTTTAAAGTTCATTGCAACGTTGCTCCAAGCTTTACCATCTTCTTCAATAGGAAGAGCGTATGCTTTAGTAGATTTAGGAGCTGCAGCAGTAACAGCAGGGTCAAATGAGATGTTCAAGTTAACACCTTCAACTTCATTCAACTTAACATGGTTCTTCCAACCAAGAGCAAACAAACGAGAAAGGATGTGTTTGTTGATTGACATTGATAACTCATTGATAGCTGCATTTTCAATCATCTTAACAACATCGATACCCCATTGTTTCTGAAGGTCAGTAACTTGTTCTTGAGTTACAGCTACACTTACAGATTGAGTACCTACTTGGATGTTCTTAGTGAACACTTGCAAGCTAAGTTGACGAGGATATTGAAGCTCACCGGTTCCACGGCTCATAGGTTCGTACATTACAGTGCCATCCATGTAAGTTCCAGACCATGGGTCATTGTCTAATGGACCTGCACCAGTGAAACCTTGGATGTGGTCTTCCAACATTGAAATCAAACGAGGAGCACCAATTTTATATCCGTCAGCAGTAACTTCTGCTTCGAACTCTTCACCAAGTGATTTAGTTCCAGAAAGGAGTTTGAACATAGGGTCACCATCAATACGAGACCAACCAATGAACTGGCAAGCCATAGTACCAATTGTAAGGTCTTTACCTACAGTCCATGCAGCTTTAGCAGCAGCTTTGTCATCAGCAGCAGTATCACCTACGAAAGAAGCTTTGAAAGAGTGAGGCAAGCTGTAGAGTGAATAAGCTTTGTTGTTATTCTGGAACTGAGCCGGGTTTGCATTAGCAGCTTCGTAAGCAGGAGTTGCACCATAAGGTTGTTTAGAACCAGAATAAACGTAATCCATATAAGGAAGAACACCTGTAGGTCCTTGTAATGGAGTAGTGTTTATAAGTTCAAAACCAATTGTCTTAGCAGCAACTTTAAGTGCCATTGGAAGCAATGCAGGCCATTTGTCACCAGAACCAAGGGTCTTACCATCAGCATAGTCAGCAGCTGTAAGAGCAGGTTTGCCAGCTGGACGTGGGTCACCAATTCCTAAAGTGTTGTAAAGAGTGTTGTAAGGAGTATATACACCACCCATAGCACCAGCATTTTGCTGAATAGCTCCACCAGGGAACTTAGCACCAGCAGCACCATCAGCTTCATTCAAAGCCATAGCATTGAAGTGAGCCATTTTAGACATCCACTCAAGTTTGTTAGGGTCAGTAACACCTAATTTTTGCAACATTGGGTTCCAAGCTTCATTAATAGCTTGAACGTTATTTTTAATTCTTGCCATAATTTTTTAAATTATTTGGGTTTAAGAATGCAAATTTGAATTATCTATAAGGAATTCAAATAGTGCAAGGTTGCATTTACTTAAATAGGTTTCAGATTAATATCTTAAATTTCATGGTTTCCTTTAATTTGTTGGAAGTAGATGAACAATATGTAAGACAAATCTTTAAATGTATAAGAGACCTTTTATTTGTTGGTTCTTAAAGAATATTTAAGAAATGCTATTTTAAAGTTGAGTTATTTATCGTTGAGTAAAAAGTGAGGATTTTGAAAAGGCTAAAAGTTGCTTCTTACTGCTGGGATATTTATCCCAGCAGTACAAAAATTTTGAACATTATGGCTAAAAAATTAATTAATAAAGAAGAAGCATTCATATTTAAAACAAATGAAGGTGATACTATGGATTTAAATGATTTCAAAGAACCTGGTTTTTATCATTCTATAGTTAATGCAAAAAATGCACCAGAATCTTCAACTCCTAGTATATTTTTTGTCTATACAGAAAAAAACAAAAATATGATAATTCAATTTTTTATTTCATATTTCTATGAAACAAAATTAAAATTATATAGTAGATTTTACACTTTAAACACTTGGTCTAATTGGATTACAATATAGTAAAAGACACTTCTTACTTCAGGGATATTTATCCCTGAAGTACAAAAATTTTGAACATTATGCCAGAAAAGTTATTGACTCCTACACAGTTATTTACTTTAAAAACACCAGAACCAGCTAATCTTAATTTATGCCCTCCTGGAATTTATAAATCAGATTCTCTAATTAAAATAGAAAATGCTCCAGTAGATGGTGGTCATGGAATTATTATTAGTACAGAACACAAAATTAATAATGTAACGACAATAATAAGTCAATTATACTTTGAGTTAAGTGGATCTAAAATTGGAGAACAAAAAATTTATTGGAGAAATTGTTTGGGTGGTATTTGGGGAACTTGGAGTAGTTATTAATTGTAACATAATATGGAAAATATTAGCTATTAAAAGTCACTTTCTACTGATGGGATATTTATCCCATCAGTATTGGAAAAATGACCAGGATATGGCAGCAGAAAGAATTGCTATAGAACAAGAAGCCTCTATAATAGGACAAAGTAATATGTCTACCACTGACTTGAGGATGTGTACATATCAATCAGCAAAAAATTATGGATGTAAGTTATTAGATGAGGTAGAAGACTATAAACCGTATGGTTATAAACAATTAGTCCCTTTAGCATATTTAGAAAAGGCACCTTGGAAATTTTTAGTTATAAATCATTATGATTATTTTGACCCAATAAATTTAGGTTTTACTTGTATGTCAGAATCAACATGGAACTTGCAAATCAGATTTACTCAAGTAAATATCAAAGATGTCGGAATTTCTATCAATGGAGTAAACCAACAAGTAAGAAATCCATTTGATGTAAATGGATATCCAATAAATGCACAAACTACTATAGCTGTAAGAATTCAAAAAAATCCTAGATATCCATCTCCAAATGTAACTTGTAAATATTTTAATGACTACAGAAATGGAGATGTTTTCATCTTAACTGGTTCTAGCATAACATGGAATGAATCATTGTTCCCTTAAAAAATATTTTATTTTACATATTTCCATTTTACCTAAACAAAAGAGGACCACTTGTGAAAGCAGTCCTCTTTTTTATTTTTAAATTTTGTTTTACTCTTCAGTATAGTTCTCACTATCCCGAGTTTGAATACCCATAGTATCTTCAAGTTCTTTAATATCTTCAAAAGAACTCTGGTCTGGCAATTGGAATGCCGGTTTGATGACATTCTCATCAAGATATTCCAAGAACTCTTGAGTAAAGACTTTATCAGTAAAGAACTCTAGAATAGGAACTGTATCATGTAAATGTCCAACAAACATTTTTCTTGAAGTATCTTTAGGAAGGACCCAACATGAAAAATCTCCATCTTCAAACTTGATGCATTTCAATTGTTCTCCAGGACTTAACTTAAGATATTCTTTCTCATTCAACATATCGCCACGGACAACTTTAGAATTGTCCCAAGTCATATATTGTTCTAATCCAACATAAGGATTTGGCTTACAGAAGAAAGGAATCTGGAATTTAACCTTTTGTGGAATACAGAATCTAGATTTGATTGGTTTAGCCGTAACTAAAACCCCGTTCTTAGTAAACTCACCTTTCTTTTCAGAAGCAGTCTTGTCATTAGTCTTATCTTCTAACTTAGCTGCGGTAAGCATCATAGTAATAGAAGATGAAAATTTTATACCAGAACCTGAAGCTTGTTCAACTCCACCAAAGAAACTTGAGATAGAAGCATAAACGTGATTGTTCACTATGATAGGAATAGAAAGTTTTCCTAATGGAGTAGATATGACACGAAACATTGACTTGACTTCTTGAGCTCTAGTCATATCACGAGCAGACTTACCTTCAATAGAATCACTTAACTCTTTATCAGAGGTCAAGTTACCTATAGAGTCTAGAACTAAAAGCACTTTAGGAAACTCTATACCTTTATCTTCAAAACTCTTGCAAAGATTAATGATGAAAGTAGTGACTTCCTTTACTGTAGAAACCTGTTTGATAATGAATTTAGATGGGTCACATCCTAAACGTTTTACAAAACCAGGGTCTATACTATTTTCAGAATCAAGATAAATTGGTGTCCAACCTTTCTTTTGAGCTTCTCTACATACTGACACTGCAATAAATGTCTTACCAACCCCAGCTTCTGATGCAAATGAAACTACACGTCCACTTGGAACTCCACCAAATATAGAACCACTCATTCCTGCATTCAATATGTAAGAACCAGTTCCTAAATATTCTTTGATTACTGAAGATTTAGATTCATTTAAGATTTCAGAATTATCATCAAAACTTGAAACTATTTTTAAAATATCAGAAGCTCCCGAGATAGAAGTTTCTTCTTTTACTTTTTTTGCCATCTTACTTTTTCTTAATCGTTATAAGTTATATTTCAATTTCATCTGTTCTATTGCATCTTGATAAGGAATTTGATGGTTCTCGACAATATACCTTGTATTGCATTTGTTTCCATCTCTTTTTAACCATTCGGCTTTGTCTTCTATCCACATTACCTTTTTGTTGAATTCAGTAGGAACTTCGAACTTCTGTCCTTCTTCTTTCATTATCATGATATTAGCATGTAGATTCCTCATCTTCTTCTCATCATAAGACCTTTCATCGTTGATTGGTTCATTACTATCAAGAACAGTCTTTACTGAAATAATGATTTGGTTTTTATAATCTTCAAAAGTTCCTTTCAGTTCTTTATCAAGTTCATAGAACATCCCAAAAGACTTAATGTGTTTCTTATGGTCTATACCCAACCGTCCTAAGTAAGCATTAATTGTAGCTCCTATTATGCAGTCGTCAGTTGAACCGAAGGATTTTTCCATATGGTTATTCCTCAAATACTTGACTCTCTCAACATAGAACTTGTTCATCAACAAAGCATTCCCTTTAGCATAGAAATGCATCTTGCTCCACCAGCAGCAATCTATCTCAGCACAATGCATCATGAACTCATACTTGTCTAATCCTTTCACATACTCATTCAACAAGTCAATGTTGATATAAGTTGAAGTGTTAGTCCTTAAAATATAGTCATATTCAAATATAGTATTGTCTTTAAGGATTAGGTTCTTGTCTATGAAGTCTAAAGCATCCATTGTCTTAGAGTAAGTATGCTCTAGCAAATCACTATTTTTGATATAGAGTGTATCACCTTCTCTGTAGCTTTCTTTCTCAGTTCCTTTATAAAACAAAACTTTTATGTTCTTGAAGTTCTCTTCAGCATACTGCATCCAAGTCTCTCTTATTGCTTGCTCTTGAGCTTCATACTGTGGATGGTCCATGCTCATCACTAAGATAAGAATGTTCTTTTCTTCAGGAACTCTCTCAACTTTATTCCTGAAATCATATTTAGGATTTATGAACTGCTTAGGCCAGGTCTCTACATCAACTTGGTTGCCAGGAGTGTTGAACAACAAGTTAGCCTTAAAACCTTCAGTAGTCCCATCAAACTGCTCATAGGCTTCAACAGCTTTGTCTATCAGCTCTACATGGTTCTCAAAACACTTCTTAGCACTCCAATTGTACAGTTTCTTCCTTATGTTAGAACGCAACCAACTCAAATGGTGCATCTTGATAGTCTTCCAGTCTAACTCAGTATATCCTACAGAATAATATTCCTTGCCATCTTCACCTAAGAACCTAGGTCTCTCATAACGTCTTGTTGGGTCACTTGGTTTAGGAAAGTCTGAGCAGTTGTATGCAAATCTGTACTTGACTGAAGTCACAAATGGAACATAGTTTCCTTCTTTGAAAGGATAGACCAAATAATGCATGTAGTCATGATAGTAGTTCACATAACGGCAGTATGAGATTTCAGAGTTAGTGTCATCTAAGAACCTCAGAGCTTTCTTGAAATCCTTGTCAGTATAGAACTCATCGGAGTCAATGACTAAAGCATGAGAACATCCGTGTTCAGCAATATCATCAATAAGACGGTTCCTTTTGTCTGTCTCTTGCTCCCTAGGCTCTTTTCTCATATCAAGGTCTATATATAATACCTTGTCAATCAATCCGCCATCCTTGAGCCTTAAAACTTCATTCTCGTCACTTGGGTCTAATTTCTCACCATTATATGAGATTCTTTGAAGACCAACAACAACATAATCAATATTGTCTTTGATTTCTTCAATGATATTTGTCAAGTGGCACATATCATCAAAACCTACAATTGCTAGACCTATGGACTTTATGTTCTTATAAAGCTCTTTCATGTTAAAAAATAACCTGATATTCTTTTTTAGAGATTGGGTCAATGATGATAGCTGCAGTTCCTTCTTCTACAGTATTAGAATCAATTTCGAAAATGTTGCCTTCAGGTGTCATGACTTGATATACTGTTTTCAAAGTCTCACCTTCAACTGGAGTATAGTCTTCTAATAAAGGAGAGCTTATTCTGAATGATTCTGATTCAATAACATAAAAGACATCGGCAAATAATGTCTCTAATTCTTTCTGTGTATCTTTTACTTTTTTCATATTTAGTTCACTTTGGTTCATAGATAGTTTATAAAAATTATATTATATAGTTTAAGAAATGATTCGATTTTTCCAAAATATTTTTTTCATTATAGAAGGTTTCTTCAAATGGTTCCTTTCTTTCTTTACTGGGATGGGATTCATTGCTTTAAAGAGATATGCCATCTGCAAGAAATGTCCTCACAAGAAAGGAAAGCATTGTAGCATATGTGGATGTTTCTTGAAAGCTAAAGTTCTAGTCAAGTACCCTCTTGCTGATGATAACTTATCAATTGGCGGTTGCCCAGACTTTCCACCTCGCTGGTAGCTTGTTCTTTCAGGTTTCCTTCCAGTATATAATGCTCGATAATAAAATTCAGACCTGGTCCTTCATCAGGTCTTTTTTGTTCCCTGTCAAAAAGTAAATTTTAACACATTGTCAAAAGTTTCATCCAGCACCCCACGCCCCAATCAAAGAAAAATTAGAAAATATTTCTTCCTTCCCTATATCCTAAATTTCCGGAAATCCGCAATTTCTTATATGGGCTTTTTCAAAATCGATTAAGATTTTGATTAACTTTTTTCGTAATTTATACTCGTTATAAATAACGATTTTGAATAACTTAGTATACTTCACCAAGATATAACGATTTTTCGATTAGTAACTTTTTTGAAAATTTTTTAATTGAAGACCAAAAATTGGTCATTTTTTGTAAATATTTTTTACTTTTTTCAAAAATAAAAAGTCTCCTGACAAAATGTTATTCAGATCCGTATTATATAATAAAATCTGAAATTAAAAATGAAGATTTGGTTTCTTTTTGACAGAAGGTTCTAAATGTAAAAAGTAGTTAAAAGTATGAATTCTTTTCTTAGATTCAAATAAGATTTCTATATTTGCATCAAATAAAAATTTGGAAATTATGGATTCTTTACAAAGAAAAGGTTTAGAACAAGCTATTAAACTTTTAGATAGTATGTCCTCTTATGATGGATATAAATTTTTGAGTGAGATATGCAAAGAGGCTGAAGAAAAAGAAGAAGTTTTGAAAACTACAGAAGTTCTTGCAGTATACAATGAAAATACTAGTAGAGAATTAGGAAAAGCTCGTGAGGCTATTCAGTGGATTAAAGCAGTTTTAGAAAAAGAAAATCAAAAATAAGATGGAACTAATAAAGAAGTATGGAGTTGAAATCCAGATAGACCTTGGAACTCTGACTCATAATCCAGATGAGATTAAGAAATTCAGACCATGGCCTACTAATTGGTCTAAGTTAGTTTGGATTAAATTTGAAGATACCTGGTATTTAGTTAAAACTTCAGAAGCTTGTGATATTATTGCTGTTAAAATGAAGTTATTAAAAACTTATAATAAAGAACAGTTTTTAAGTGCTTTGCTTAGCTTGATTTGAAAATGGATGAAATCCTAAAACAAAGAAGTTTGTACCTAGAGAAGGTTTATTCTCAGATAAAGTTTAGAAGGAAAGAACACCAGACTAAATTAGTCAGAAATGGATTTAGAAAGTCAATGCGCGAGGACTCACTCTTTTTAATCCTAAAGGACTTTTATTCTGGAGTGATAAGAGAAAGCTTCTGTGAAAAATTCCCATTCAGAGTCGATTTCTACGTTCCAGAGAAAGACTTATTCATAGAATATCAAGGATTCTGGACTCATGGTAAACATCCATTTGATATTTCATCAGAGAAAGACTTAACGATTCTTAAGAAGTGGAGGAACTTAGACCAAAGAATTTATAAGAATGGTGTTGATGTCTGGTCTGTCAAAGACCCAGTCAAAAGAAAAATTGCTGAAGAAAATAACATTAAGTTGGTGGAAATCTTTAGTTTAAACTTGAAACCAGAAAAAATCAAAAATTTTTTAGAAAATTTTAATCAAAGCGGAAATCGATATTCTTTTCTTCTATAAAATTATTATCACGAAAAGAAAATAATATTTTCATGGCTAACAAGAAAAGTAAAATAATTGATTTCAACTCAAAGAAAGAAGTTGACGAAATTGAAGTTGTAGATGATATTCAGGTTTCTGAATCTGTTGAAGCAACTGAGACTCAAGAAGTTTCTGAAGAAGATGAAGTTCGTCAACAGATTCAGAAGTTGAATCCAGACCAGAAGAAAGTTCTTATTGCAGAATATAACAGAAACAATGAAGGTGTTTGTGAAATTGAAGATACTGATGAACCCGTTTCTGAAGAATGGATAGAGTCTTGTAAGAAAGATTTTGAAGCTGTAGTCGAAGAAGCTAATAACATTCCATTTGTGATTGCAGATAAAGACAAAGCTATGGAGACTGCAGTGTTTGTAGCTGATTGGAATGCAAACAAGAACCATTGGCACAGAGCTTACTGGAAAGGTGTTATCAAGTTCAATGAGTTCATTGAAGAGAAGATTGACCTTCTTGAGAAAGGTGAAATTGAAACTCTTGAATTTGATTATCCTGCTCTCATCTTCTTGTATCAGTCTATGATGAGTCCTCAAGGTATTGGTTTGTTAGAAGCACAAGAGATGGAAGCTATTGATGAGCAGTACAATGCTATTCTTGATGTTCTTGGAACTTATGTAGACCAGTTGCAGAACTATGACAAGAAAGCTAAGCTTTATCAAGAAAGATGGGGATTAGCATGTAATGGATTTAAGATGAATATTTTGATTGAGGATATTGAAGACTTTGCTAATGTTGACTTGAGTCAACGTCAAGGATAGAAGCCAATTTCGGTCTTGTGAAAGACCTGCGATACTTCATAATTTCATAGAGCTTTTGTTTTAATTGGCGAAGACCAATCTAGATTTTTCTAGGTTGGTCTTTTTCTTTTAAACAAGAAGAACTTCTACTTTCACAAGCAGAAGTCCCTAGGTAAAATTGGAAATATGTAAATATTGGAAAAATTTTATTAGTAAACTACAAAAAAGAAATAACCATAGCCGTTCATGTCATAATTTTGATTGAAGTCTACTTTCCAAGAATGAGAATATCCTTCATAAGAGCCCATGTCATAAGAAGCATTAAAATCTTTTCTAGTAAATCCTCCATTTGAAGTTGGAGCATATCTATAAAAAGCAGGTACTGTTGTAGTATTCTTAGCAATAGTTACTGATTGATTTCCAGAAGCATTAGGAATACAATAGTATCCACCAAGTTGTCCAAATGTTAAAGTAATACCACCATAACCACTCATGATTTTGGCTTCATCATTGTTCAAATTCTGAACTAAACAGAAATTATAAGAAGTTGAGCTGCTAATTAGTGCATTTTCTACATTATTATAATTTTCGTTGATAACTCCATTGCCTTTAGGCATTTCATCTATAATTTGTGTAAGCTCTCCAAATGTTATACACTTCTTATTTGGTAAAGAGATTGCATAATTCAAAATGTCAGAAGCCTCTCTTACCGTAACTAATTCTTTATCTGTTGCCATATCATTCCCAAATACTGATGGGATAAATATCCCATCAGTAGAAAGTGACTTTTAGTACTTAAAATTAAAATATGTTAAAAGCGAACCTAGAATTTTCTAAGTTCGCTTTTTTGTTGTACATTTGCAGCAGTAACCTAAAAAACAAAAGCAATATGTACAACCCAATCTATGACCATTGTCAGAAATTTCATACTTCAGTCTCAGACTGTAAGAAATTGATAGAATCTGGAATCAAAAAAGACTTAGCCAAAGGTTTCCTTGTCACTGATGACATCAATCCTTATATGAGAACTTATACATTCCATATGCCTAAAGATGAGATTGTTAGTAAAACTGCTAAGGAATACCTTTATCCAGCTTTTGACCTATTCACTCTTCTTGAAATGATTCCTTCAGATTTTGTCTATAATGAAGAAGACTATGATGTCATCATTTATCCTTATGGAGAAATCATTATCACTAAAGATAAAGAAGATATTCATAATATCAAGAACCATTTGCATAATTTCTCTTCTGTAAGTCTGATAGCAAATCTTGTAGATTGCATTTGTTACTTAGTAAAGTTAAAAGTCATTGATGAGGCTTACTTAGAGAAGTCTTACGAAAAAGTTATTCCTATTTCCGAAAAGACAATCAGAATCTATTCAGGTGAGATGTTATCCAGAGAAGATACAGAAGGACATCCGGTAGAGAATGTCAAGTATGCTGAAAAACTAGTAGAGGAATTTAAGGTATCTGATGAAGAAGTATTGAATTGTTACTCTAACTCTATTGATTTCATCTCAACTTTGTATTATCTTGGTAAAGGATTTGGATTTATGGTCCAGACCTATAAAGATGATGTTGCTTGTAGTATTCATGAGTTGATTGAAGGACTCACAGAAGGATTTAAAGTTTTCGAGAAGGTTCTTGCAAAGAACAATATTAGTAGAGAAGAAATTGATAAAAACAATTGATTATGAAATATTTAAAAATTAATTATCTGTTATGTGCTATAATAGTTCTCGTACAGACTTTATTTTATTGTGCAATATATGTTCTTTATTTCACTATTAAGTTCTTGTGGAACTTTAAAATAAGTTCTTGGTATGACTTGTATGGAGAACCAAAATATTCTACATTCTATTTTAGAAATGGATATGCAAGAAAAGACAAGAATCCAATAGAAACTTATATTCGGCTATATAAACTATGGATTAATTGTGGAAATTACTATGAGTGAAGAAATCCAGCAGGAACCTAGATACCAAGAGACTTATGAAGACAAGCTAAAGGCTATCCAATCTAAGTGGGTTGACAAAGTCAAATCACTTAATGAGAAGATGAAATCTTTAGCAACTTTAGAAAGTCTTTTGAATGAAATATATTCAGAACGTCAAAATGCTTGTGATTATTATTTCAGTCTTCTAGGTATTTTATCTAAGCTTTCAAGAAAGTATAAAGTAGAATATGCTTCGAAATACACTTATTATAAGACACAATCTCAAATCAGATTCTCTTCAGACAGTTCTATCAATACACAAATAGAAGCTGATTTAGAAGAGATAAGAAGTCAGATTAGCTTAGTAGACAATCATGCTAAATATATGCAAGAGACTATCAAGACTATAGACAATCTGATTTATGGCGTTAATAATAAAATTAGAGTTTATGAATTAATCAATGGGGTAAAGCATTAATTACTATACTATGGAAATTGCAATTGGTCTGATAATTTGTTTTGTTGTTATTTTCTTGTCAAGCTTTCAATTTGAAGAAAAGAAATTTGAAAACGAATCTAAGAAATACCCAGAAGAGATAGTCAAGGTTCTTGAATTTTCTAAAAATCATCACAAGAAAATAATCAAACATAAGAATCACCACTATAAATAGTAGGAATTCTAAAAAAGAAAATTATGAGTTACGGAAGTGCCATTTCATGTGGCTTGACAAGAAATAAGAAGAAGGTTGAAGTTATCGAACAACATGAAGTTGTAGCTGAAAATATTAGAGAAGATTATAAAGTTTCTGCACAAGTTGTTCTTCCTGGAGAAGAAATCACTGTAGATGTGAATGTTCCTTCAGAAGAACCTGTAGAAATCACAGAAAACACACAAACTATTCAAGAACCTGAGGCTCAAGCACCGGATGCACCAGACACAAACGAAGCCGATATTGTAGAATCAAAAAATGAAGAACCTGTAGAAGAATTTAAAGAAGATAATGTAGAACAGGTTCAAGAATCAAAAAATGAAGAACCTGTAGAAGAATTTAAAGAAGATAATGTAGAACAGGTTCAAGAATCAAAAAATGAAGAACCTGTAGAAGAATTTAAAGAAGATAATGTAGAACAGGTTCAAGAATCAAAAAATGAAGAACCTGTAGAAGAATTTAAAGAAGATAATGTAGAACAGGTTCAAGAAGCAAATGACACACAAAAAATCAAAGAAGAAAACGTAGAGACTCAGGAAACTCAAGCTGAAGTTGAAGCTCCTAAGAAACCTAGAGGCAGAGCTAAGAAAGCTTAAGTAAGATTTTAAATTTTTGATTACAAAAAAAGAGAGAACTGTGAAGTTCTCTCTTTTTGTTTCTATGATTAGTTCTCTTAAAAAATATTCACTTTAGGGAATCTTCCTTCTTCATAAGGAACTACTTCTTCTGTATCATTGTACAAATAAACCATCTTGTCTGGTCCTTCAAACAAGTCTTGAACATTAGTAGGCATCACAAGTTCTTTGCCAGCAACATTGAAGTTCTTAAAGTTGATTGTAATCTTCTCAGGACTGAACAAGTTGTTTGCAACTTCTTCACCTTTACTAGTATAGTCTTGGCAAAGGATAGCGCCTGTGTATTCAGGATTTGTATCTAATTGATTAACTGAACAATTGCTGATATTTACAACACATTTAGTGTTAGCTTTGTTAGAGAGCCTTAAAATGTTTGACACTTTATCAAATGAACAGTTCTGGATATTAATGATAGCATCATCAGCAGTTCCAAAGACTATGATAGGATTGTTTGTGAAAGTTCCTTCAAACTTGCAATTGTCAAACAAGACATACTTAGGAAGCTTAGAACTATTCAAGCCAATCTCAATACCATTGTAAACATCATTAGAGTTGAATGTCATGTCTCTGAAAACAATATAATCAGATTCATTGATTTTCACAACCGCATTTCCGCCTTGTGCTTTAGGGAAGTCACCACTAATTGCAAGACCTTTCACTTCAACATCACCAGCATTTATACTAAGTCTAGCATTATCTGAAATTGAACTATTCTTGATAGTTACTGACTTGGCTGTAATAGAAGATGTTTGTGCAATATCACCTACAACAACATAATCTTTAGTAGTATCATTAAGAGAAGCATCAGTTCCATCTACTACTTCGATATCAGTCTTAGAAAGCTTTTCAACTTTATCATTAAGAATCTGAACAAGAGCCACTAATGAATCAATAGTAGGCTCTAACTTCTGAATATCATCTAAGTAAGCCATCTTGTGAGCATTAGGACCTGACTGAGATTTTTCTTGTACAGTAGGTCTTACTCCATCAGGAATATTGATATTAGTAAGGGTAATAGGTGAACCAATATCAACAACATTCCATTTGTTAAGTTGAATCAGACTGATAGCACCAGAAACATCTACTTTATCTTCAAGTTCATCTGGATTAGAATGTGCATTGATAAGTTGAGCATTATCTAAAGTTACAATTTTTCTACCTTCAGCTAATACACTAAATTGGACGCTCTTGTCAACTTTTTCTTCTAATGACTCAATATCGCTAAGGTAAGCAATCTTATGAGCATTTTCTCCAGATTGACCACTTTCTTGAACAGTTGGTCTGACATCTTTTGGAGTGTTGATATTGAACTGAGTCATAGGAGAACCAGCATCAATCACATTCCATTCATTAAGCTTAATTAAAGGAATTTTTCCATTAACTTCTATTTTTCCTTCAAGCTCATCAGGATTAGACTGACCTACAATCTGTTCAGCATTAGATAAAACAATTATTTTCTTATCTTTGTAATCTTCATGTTTGACCATTCCTTCAACGGCCTTCATCAAGTCTTCTTGAAGTTTAGTGTCTGCAAGACCTCTAGCTTCAGTCTCTTCAGAAATAAGTGTTTCAAGAGAACCTAAGCTAGAATCAACATTAGAGAACTTCTCGTTGATGGTATCGGTTTGTATATCAATAGCTGCTTGGATTTTAGCATCTACTTGTTCATCATCTTGAAAGTCAGAGTCGTTTTCAAGTTCAGATACTTTAGTAGGAATTGTGATGCCTTCAATATCTTCAACCAAAGCAATTTCTTTAGTGTCATTATATGTAGGTCTATCCTCAGAACCATTCAAGTTGATAGGAAGTCTTGGAGAACCATAATCAGCTTTATCCCATTTAGAAATCATAGCTAAGTTATATCCTTCACCATCAGTTCCAATTCCAGAAAGGTTATCATGATTAGCCAATTGAATTGTCTTACGGCTTTCACCAAAAGGCAGCAACTCAACTTTAGTATCAAGCTTGTCATTGATGATATTTACTTGAACATCAACATCACTTTGATTAGCCTTAAGCTCTACTTCAGTCTTGTTGGCTTTCTTAGCAAGCTCTTTAGTCACAGTTCCTGCAAAGTCAGGGTCATTGCCTAATGAATCTGCAAGTTCTTTAAGAGTGTCAAGAGCTTCAGGTGCAGAACCAATTACATTTTGGATTCGAGAATCTACTTCAGAATCACTTTGATACTTAGCATCGTTTTCAAGTTCAGAGACTTTAGTAGGAACTTCAGGAATCTCAATAGCATCAATCTTGTCAGAAAGAGCTTTGTCTGCAGCAGTTCTGTCAGCAATCTCTTTCTCTACTGATGTCTGAACCGTAGTAATGTTAGTGAAGATTCCTTCAACCTCTTTAGAAAGTTCACTAAGCCCAAACTCAAGAGAATCAACCCTAGCAGCAAGAGCCTCATCAGAACCACCTACAGGAATGAATTCTCCAGGAACATTGTCAACTATCTTACGAATCTGGATTCCATTCTCATAGAACATGTATTGGTAAACAACTTTAGCAGAACCTTCAGTTCCAATCTGTTGAACCATCAAGAACCCAATGTTGTTGATTGTTCCATTGAATAGTGGAGTTGTATCAGTAGTTACTGCAGAAGCAGCAAGAGCACTAGCAGCACTTTCAAATGTAGGGAATGAACCTAAGTTCTTTATGTTCAAGTCATCTGGGTCTTCTCCATCAATGATAGCTTGATAGATTTGTTGGTAGACTGCTACAGGAATATTAGATATTGGACAGTAAGGAGTAGGCAACTCACTAGCGTCCACAGTTTTCTTCAGTAATGAAGCAGGAATTGTAGAAATCACTATAATATTGTGTTTTATTATATGCAATATCTATTGAGGTAAGGAAGAATTTTCCAGTTGGATTTGTCTTAGATTAGCTCCTCTAATCGAATTCTCAAAGTTCAGAAATGGTATCCATTTCCAAAGGTAATAATCTATAAGCCTGGCATTAGAGATAAGTTTCTTATCATACTTCCTATAAGCAAAAGATGTTTCTGGAATCTTGTACTTGTTAGAGATATAAGAGAGGAATTTGTTTCTTCTTTCTTTGTTTATGAAAAGAGAACCAATGACTTGTGATACTGCAGGTTCTTTCTTTTTAAGCTTAGTAGGAAGCTCTTTCTCAAAGAAAACAGTGTCTAAAGAATAAAGCTCATCTAGTATACGTGCACGTGTGCTATTCAATATAAGATTGAAGTTAAGACCAAGGACATAGTTGCCTAGTGAACCTATACAAAAGCATAATGGAATAGCATCTATGAAAGTGTTGTTGCCTGCGGTGACTGCTAGAGTTCCATTGTACTTGAAAGTATAGAACATTCCAGGAATAAAGTTGTTAGTGTTCAGATAAGGTTCCATAGAGTACCACTCAAGCTCTTTAGCAAACTGAGCAGGATTGCTAGGAGTAATGTCTAGCTTGTCATTCACTAAGTACTCAAGAGCTTTAGCTTCATTAGAAGCTCTGTCACTGTTTGTATAAAATCTGTAAAAACCTTCCATAGAATGTAAATTAGTGTTAAATCCTGCAAAAAATAGACCGAATAATTGTACAGGTTCAACAGAAATATGTATCTTTGCTATGTAATCAAAATCAAATTTAAAATTGAAACTTAAAAACTTAGGAATTATGAAAACAACATTCAACTCAGCTAATTCAAACGTTAAGAACTTGTTTGCAAAGACTTTGACTTCTGTAACTTTGCTTGACTCAATGAAACTTTTCTTTGCAACGAACCGTGCCACTTTCAAGATTACTCGTAAGACAGGTGCTAAAAACTTGTACGACAGAATCTTCGTTCACATCATGAAGACTATACCTACCTTATCAAACCCATATACGCTTTCTAAGCAACTCGAAGCCTATGGCATTAAAAATTATACTGACTTAGCAACTTTGTTCCTGGAACGTTCAGATGACTTCCTAGAAGCTAATTTCAAGCTCAAATGTATCCATGAACTTTCTGACTCTAAATTGGATGCGATGTCATTAGCAGGAAGAGCTTTCATCAAAGAACATGGTAAAGGTCGTGAGTTGACATCTGACTTTGAACCAGAAGAAGATGAAGATGAAGAAGTAAGAACAATTGTTGTTCGCTCAAAATATGGAAATGGTCCTATTCTTTCTTACACTTACAGAGGTGTCATTAAGAACAACTCACTGAGTGCTATCAAAGCTGCTTACTACTATGAAACTAAGGTTTCTTATTTCGAAGCAAGACCTATCCTTCTGAACTCTTGGCTGAAACTGGACGATGCTCACAAGAATGCAACATGCCCACTTGTTGATGGTGATTCAGACTTGAGAGAAATTAACTATTAATTAGACCCTTAAAGGCGATTTCATAATAACTACTTTTAATTGATAAAGAAAAAATTCATCATTTTTTAAATTTTTAAATTAAAATTTTAAAAGAGCCACTGTTTGTGAAAGTAGTGGCTCTTTGTTTCTATTTACCTTTGACTCTGGTAATGACCTGTCTAGTATCTGTTTTGATAGCTGTCTTCATCTGTTTCTTTATTTCAGACCATTCAGGTTTCTGCTGAGCTTTGAGGTTAGCTATCTGAGTTTCTATCTGCTTGTTCTGATTAAGTAAGTTAGCATTGTTGGTTTCAAGCTGTGCAATCATCAAGTCAGCTACATTAGGAATTGTGTTCTCTATCTTTGAAATCTGGTTTTCAAACTGGTCTCTCACAGCTTTAAGAGCCATAAGTATAGGAACTAAAGCTGTAGAGTTGTCTTGACCTGCATTGACGTAGATTATCATTGGGAAGAATGTTATTCCTCTAATACCAAGACCAATCACCATAAGAACATCTCCTTTGACTACTGTGAATGGTGTGTAGATTCCTGGTAATGGTATAGGAACCCCTAAGATGACTAATCCAGTAGCTAAGAAAGGAATGCTTACTAATGTTGCTAGACCACAATACTTGAGCCAGTACCTGATGTCTGTTATAGGAATATCAGTCAATCCAGAAAACTTGTCATCAGTTGTGTCAGGTATCAAGTCAGGGCTGTTCAGTGCATCTTCAGCATTGACTCCACCTCCGTTAAGGATTCCATCAATTCTTTTCTTCAAATCTGCTTCATTAGGCTCATTATAGACATAGTTATCTGGATTTATGCCAGCATCTATAGAATTGTCAGAACCTTTCTTGAGTGATTTCAAGTAAGCATCTATGTTAGAGAACTTGAAAAGCTTGTAAGTAGTTCCATCAATAACAATGTCAATGCTAGGTGGCCATTCGGCTTGTATCTCAGAAAGGTTCTCGGTCCTCTTTATCAAAGAAGTTATGTCAACTTTGTTATATAAAGCCATCTTCTCTTTGAAGAAGTCTTCAAGCTCTTGTCTTTCTTTCTTGACTAAGTCTAGTATCTCAACATTAGAGTACTGGTAATAATATTCTGTAGAATACCTGTCTCTATAAGGATTCTTGTTCTTCTCTCTGCGTTTCAAAAGTAAGAAAAGGTTTGTAGCAGCATAGACTTTCTTATAGAGAGAATAATCACTGATGGTCATATCAGAAGTTATTATCTCTTGGACCGCACTGAACTTGTCTGTATTGGCAATCTTTCTAAAAGCTCGGTCTAACTCTTCATATCTGAGGGATGAACCTATTTCTCGGAGGTTCTTGTTGACTTTTTCTTTTATAGTCTCCCATGAATATCCTTCAATCTGCTCTCTTCTGTATATGATGTTCTCAAGGACTCTGTAATAGTCAAAGATGCATTCCTCTTCTTCAGTGAACTGCAACATAGCAATAAGGTCTGCATAATAAGTCTCTCCTAAATACCTAGCATCAGAATAGTTATCATAACATTTAGTAAGAGTCCTGCTGTCTCTCATGTTGTAGAGGTCTATGATTCCATTTCTAGCTTTAGACCAGTTGTGGTTTCCCCACATGAAATTTTTTCTCAAATTCAGAATCTCATCACTAAGAGCTTTAAGCTTATAATGGTCTCCTTCTGTAGCCTTAATCCTTTTTTCTGAGTCTAGTTCTTGAATCTCATATTGGAAGTTGTTGACTGTGTCTTCATAATGTTTTATAAAGTCTTTATAGACATTATCATAAGCATCTGGATGGTTGTTATTGTCTACCCAACTAGGATTTATGAAGAGACCTAACATGTATGAAGGCTCTACATAATAAGTCTTCCTAGCAATGATGTTAGGCAATACAGAATAGACCATATACTCATAGAGAAGTCTGTATATGCAATTCTCTTTCTTGAAGTCGTTGTTGAGGTCTTCAACTATAGAAGAGTCTACTACACCTTGGACCCCACTTTCATAACAGTCTATGATAATATGTCGGTCGCACACATCTTTTCTGATTCTAGCAAAGTCTCCAGTACATGGGTCTTTTCTGATGACTCCTTTACTGAATATGCTCTTTACAGGAACCATCTTTTCATATTGTTGACATGTTGCAAGGACTTTATCTTGATAGACTACATCTCCTGGCTGACACTCCCATTTGTAAGGCTCTGCAGGATACTTGCAACATTCATCATCAAACTCTATGATAGCATGAAGGCAGTTTGCATTAGCATCTTTATCAGAATCGTCATCATTCAAGATGTCATTAAGGTTCTTTCTAGAAGGTGGAATCAGATAACACAAAGAGTTCTCTTGGCCTTCTGCATTCTGAGCATACTTAGAGTCAGAATATGAAGAACCATTCTGGAAATCCTTAGACTTCATTCTCTCCTGGTCTTTCTTTATGACTCTGAGAAGTTGAGAAGGCTCTACATAACATAATGAAGAATCATAAGGGTCTACATACTCTTGAGGATAAAGCTTACAGTCTCCTATAGTGACCTTGTAGTCATCTGGATTAGTACTGTTTTTATAGACTTCAGATACAGTAGGGTCTTGGTTTATAGAAGCATCTTTAGGTCTAGGCTGGACACCTTTGTTCATAGCATTGATGTCTTGCAAAGTACTTACTTGGTTGTTAGAAGTTTCTTTAAGCAACCCATGGTTTATAATGTAGTTCTGTATGAGAACTGTAAGAGAAAGAATAAGAGGCAACATCTGGTTTATCAGAGCAAGAATTCTCTTGACCTGAGCTGACTTCATCTGTTCTAATTTCTCATCATTGAATGTAAAGACATCTTTGATTTTTTGGAAAGCATCAGCTGTTTCCTGCCAAAGTTCATATCCAGCATTCCAGAGTTGCGAGAATGTACTTAGCGCCTCTTCTAGGGCATCTTTTACTACAAGGAGTATAAAACCATTGACGAACTGTTTTGGCTGCGCCTTGAGCCATTCTACGATTTCTTTTTTCTTCTGTTCTTTAGCTTCCTCTGAAGTAGCATTCTTATATTGGACATAGATTCTATAGCCTTTGTTGCAAGCATAAGCTATTTCTTGTAAAGAAGGTTCTATTGTATCAATGATTGCTTGTATTTCAGCCTTGACCATGCTTATCAGCTCTTCTTTAATAGAGTTGATGACATTAGGAACTGAATTGACCATCTCATTCAATTCAGTCTTGACTTGTCTCTTAGTTTCATTCCACTTGTCTTTAGCCAGTTGTTTAACTGACTTCATAAGAGACTTGACAATCTTACGGTTCTTCTTAAGTTTACAAGAGTTACTCATGCTCTATGTATTTTGCCCTAGTCAAACTCTGGAATCCCTAAAAGTTTCTCTTTTAAGTACATAGTCTTAAGACACCAATAAGAGTCAACAATATCATCAATACCTGGGTAATAGTTTTTAGTCTTAGTAAGAGTTCCATCTGCTACTTTATTCTTAAAGTCTGAATCATTAATGAACTCTTCAGCGCAGAAGGCTTTAATCATACAAGTCTTGTCTTTAATGCATTCTTTCTTAGCACAACCTGCAATAGACTTGATAGAGATAGGTGGATATGTGAATATGTTTGTGATGTTAATGTGCTCATAAAGCTTTCCTAAGAAGACACCTTTATTAGAAGCAAGGTTAAGTGCAGCATCACCTGAAGAAGAAAAAGCAAGACCTTCAGAAGAAAGCCAGCAGTCACTAGGTTCAAAATCTTTGTCAGAAAAAAGATGCTGGTCTAAAGTGTCTAAGATTAAGTTAGAAAGCTCAATAGAACGTTTAGTATGTTCTTTAGCTAAAGAAGACATTGAAAGTTTTGTAGTGTCAACAATACCAAGGTCACGATTGATACAAGTGACATCTTTAATATTGGCATATGCTTGAATGTCTTTCTTTTTTAAAGACAGGGGGAAAAAGAAGAAATGAAAGAAACCTTTGAAATATAGTGTAATTGCTGGTTTATTAATACTATAGTCAATTCCTACAAATGAACGCATGATGATAAGGTTCAATTTTTAATTATATAGGAATTATTAAAATCTATTGACAAATCCAAATAGTTATTTTCAGATTAACTTTAGTTTCTTTTTGAAATGAAATCTCAACTTTTAGTTTCATTTTGAAAGCTTCACTTTTGTAAATATTTTTTACTGGTACATCCCTAGTTTAATATTATATGATTGAACCAGAAAAATGATTAAATTCAAAAATCTTTACAAAAATTGAGTCTTTGAAACAGTTATTTAACAAAATTTAACATTTAATTTTTTAGGGATAATCTCTTAAATCCTACCACTTTAAATTGAACTGTTATTTATAACGAGTATAAATTACTAACTTTTTTAATCAGGTACTTAATCGATTTTGGGAAAGCCCATATAAGAAATTGTGGATTTCCGGAACTTTAGGATTAAGGAAAAGATTTTTAGATTTTTGATAGAAATTTCTATTTTCTTCTTTTAAAGGGGCTTGGGGAAAATTTTAAAATGACAAGGTGACATTCTGACTATCGAGCATTATATACTGGAATGAAACCTAGAAGGAACAGGAACCAAAATTCAGTTCGAGCGGATTTACATTTTGGATTTGCTTGGGTTTTTCTTCATAAATACATTATCAACATGTCATGTTAGAAAATGTCAAGTTATAACAATCTTTTTAAAAGCTATTTCGACAACACTGGAACTAAATACCAAAGTACTCCAATTGTATGTGAGAGTGCTGCAAACAATGGCAAGGACCTGTCTTTCGACATCAATAATTCTGAAGGTCAGATTACTGACAACAGAAATGTTATCTCTTCTATAGACTTGAGCGACATTCATTATCCTTTATCTGAATATGCCACTCAAAGTAAAGTTCTCATGCCATATACATCATATCTGTTGAGTGGCAATGTCAATGGTCTTGCTTATGCTACCCAATATTTCAAAGTATGTTTTGAAGTAGAGAGCTGTGGTGGATGGGAAGGTTATGTCAATGCTCAGTTCAACCTTTCTCATATCTGTAATTTCAGGCAAACTACGACCAGATTCGAAATCTTTAGAGAGATAAGTGACACAACTTCTGTAATACAGATTATTCAGAAACTGTTAGATAAGCAAAAGTTACCTGTTCAGGTTGATGTCATCAAGAAACAAGAACCAAATGGAGAAAGTCATGAGTTCATTACTTTCAATAGCACTCAGTTAGGTTATGAGTTTATTGTAAGTGACTTGAGACTGATTCCTATTTACCAAGATGAAGATTTTCCTGACTCACCTTTTGTCACTGATGAAGTTAAGTTCACTGGTGAAGGTGATACTGATATTAGTGATTTCTTTTCTGATGGAGAAGTTGATTGTGAAGTCATTAATAAAATTGTTAATAGCATTGTGAACAAGACAGAGCTTGATGAAGACTTTGAAGACCAATGGAGAGAGCTCATCTATTTCATGAGTGGATATTCACCTGATGTGCACAAGCTCTTTGAGATATTCCCATGGAGAGTTTATCCACAGAAGTATCCTAATGGTGCTATGGGTGGTCTTGTCATGAAAGTTGAGTATCCTAAGAATGTAGATTCTAGTGTGAGAGCTCTCAAAGTCAACCATATCAAAGACTGCATATCAATATACAATCCAGTGACATTGACTGAAGATGCTTCTTTAGTGAATGATTGTGTAACTGACATGTTTGATGACTGGCATACACCTACAGTCCATGACAGAGTTCTGTTCCAGAAGTTCAATTATACCGTAAGAGCTTCATATATCAATCCTGAAGAGAATGACAATCATGATTGGATGGATGGAGGTGTCTATGTTCATAGTGAAGTAAGCGATAATGTCGAAGATGATGGCTGGGTTTCTGGTACAAGAGCCCTTGACATCAGAGGAAGAAGTCCATATCCAACAATTTGTACTAGGAACTATGTGAGCAACAAGAGCTATGAGCATGATGAAGAAGACTGGTGTGGTGAAAGTCCTATGCCATTTGGAGATGACTTGTACTGGGCTGATGGGCATGTTGACACTCAAGACTTCATAGGAATGTATGGGTATTTGAACCATGTCCATAAGAACAATGACTGGATTAATGTTGGACAGTTCTATTCTATATTAGGTCAGCAAGATTCTGAAGACAACAATATAAGAAATCTGGTTCCAAGTGCTTTCATATTCAATCCTAATCCATACCCGGTCAAGATAAACTACATGATATTCAGCTAAGAACTATGAGAAAATTGAACGAAGACTTTGATTTTGATGATAAAGCTATTGATAACTCTATAGATGATGACTTCAGAAAAAGTGTTGGTGAAGCAAAGATAAAAAGTGTCATCAATGATTTCTTAAAGTTCTATTATGAACTTAATATAAACAATAAGCTTGAATGTATGAGCAAGCTCTTTTCTTATTTTGGTCTTGATTATGAAATCAATGAAGAACCTTATAGCAAGATTTCAAGACAAGATAAGGTTTATCCTATGGCTAATGTCAAGTACAATGGACAAGAAATCTTCAGAGTGAATACTGGTGAATCTAAATACAGAGTCATTACTGATACTGTAGCGAAAATTGCTAATTGGAAAGTCAAAGAAATTACCGGAAAGGATTTTGCTGATGTTTTTGGGAGGTCTTTCAATGATTACAAAAATCATTATTATAAAACTACAAGTAATCCTTTGAGTTTCCTTGATGAGTCTTTTGAATTTGATAGTGATGACAATAATATAGATGATAAGTTTGCTAAAGAGGTCTCTAAGATTAAAGCTTTGACTGAAATTAGAGAGGCTAGAGAACAACTTCAAGATGAGTATGATTATGAAGTAGAGAAGAAAGGTTTTATACAAGAATGGGATAAAGGCTCTACTTATTTTACATCTCTTATGGACTTCATTGAGAATGACCTTGGATTGAAACATAAGATTCAGAATAGAATAATTAAAGAGAATAGGATGGATGGTGGTATAATCATCATTGACCTGATTGTCTATACTCCAAGAGACCATGAAGACGTTGACTTTAACTTCTATGAAGAGTTTGATTTAATAGAAGCTTGGGAATATGACTATGAGCCTATAGTAAGATTTTATTTAGAGACCCTTTTCTATAAGCTAACTGGAACTTATTTTGAAGAGGAATATCCTGATACAGATATCTTGAAGATGAAGCTTAATGAAGATTTTGATTTTGAAGATGAAGACAAGATTGATGATGAGATGGCTAAAAGAGTACATGATATCAGTATAAGAGTTCAGAAAGAAAAAAGAGCTAGCGAAATCAAAAATAATTTGGATGTTAATAAACTTGTAAAAACTGTCAGATTAAAAAAGTTCATTGAAGATATTTTTGGATTTACTTACTTATATGGAGTTGATAATGACTGGCATTTCCAAGTCTTTTATAAAGACAAACTTATATTAGACCTTGAAGAATGGCTGAATACTGAAGATTTAATAAAAGCCATTATAGATGAATATGTAAATAATCCTGAAATTCCAGTTCATCCAGAAGAAGCTTTGAATGAAGGACTGCCATTTGGGGACCCACTTGGAGCAGGAAACTCTGAAGGAATCCAGAATAATGGAGACCCATTCTGTGAATACAAGCTCATGCCTCTTACATCTAACCTTAGTCAGAAAGACAAGCCTATCAGATTAGGAGAATTCCCAATCTATCCAGGAGTTTATGTGACTGGTAAATGCCCTATAGACAACGAGTTCCATTGGGGTTATGTCTATAGAATACTTAAGAATCCTGATTCTAGTATAGCTTGGGTCTATATCCTTACAGATGATACTAAAGAATTTATCAGGTTAGACCCAGACACTATAAGTCTTTCAACACCTATAGATGTAGTCAAGAAGAGATTAGCTGACCCATTCAAGAACTACAGGAAAGGAAGTGAACTCGAAGGTGGTACTAGCAATGTAGTTTAAAGACATTTAAAAATATTTAAAATTGAAAGGTTCTTGATTAGGTTCAGGAACCTTTTTGTATTTTTGCACTAGAAACTTAAATGATTAGAACTATGGCTTTTGATTATAACAGTGATATTGATTTTGATAAAGGATTCTCAGAGAACTTGAGAAGAACTAAACTACAATCTGTAGTTAGGAAGAAAATCATTAATTGTAAAGATATGACATTTGATAACTTTTTTAGTGTCAATCATAATGATATCCGTGTCAATGACCACAATATTGAGACTAGTGTTTTCTTATGCAAGAATTTTAATCGTTCTTTCTATCAGGCAAATTTTGAATTAGAAAACTTTAAAGAGCTTGAACTCTTTGAGAACTATTTAGAATTGATATTCTTACTGTTGGAAGAATCTAAAGGACCTGATAGCATATCTTCAGCAGACCTTCCATTGCTTTATCTCTACATAGATGATAAAGATACAGAATGCAAAGCTTTAAAGAAGTTCATTTGGATTCTTATTAAGTATATTCATGAAGCTAATGACAAATTAAGAATTGACAATATCACTATTCCTCTAAAACTTGGCATGGTCACTAGTAGGTCTGGAATAGTAAAGTACTCATCCATATTAAGAGTAAACCTTTTCCGATATATTGATGCTAATCTGTCTTTTCGTGAGAAACCTGCTCGAGATGAAACTAGAATTCTACTTGGTAATATCCGTTATATGATTTCTCAAATCACAAAGAGCAATAAGATGCAAGATGCTATGTCATTAAAAGCTTTTGAAGAATTCATTGCTCAAGAATTTACTGAAACTCTTGCTTAATCGAATATTGTTTTTCATCATATAGGTATTGAAAATTTCAAAAACATGTTTTGTAACATGATTGTAAAACATGTTTTGAATAAATAAGTAAAACCTAAACAAAAACAGATGACGAGAACAATTAAAAATTTGTTTGTAAAAGCTTTTAAAGCTATTAAGAAAAGTTGGCTTGAAGGTATGTACATTCAAGGTCAGAATTTGATGATGATGAACAATGCTTACCAAGGTAAGCCAACATGGTCTATTGGTTAAAATTCTCCTATAGATAGAGTGAATTCAAAAACTGGATTTAAACATGAATACTGAAGAACTTTATCATAAACTTTATTTTTTGAGAATGGAGTACAAAAGAGAATGGGATAATGGATTCAGCAGAAATGCTTTCTTTATCGTCCAGAAAATTAACCAAGTAGAAACTGAATTAGGATTGGAATTGACTAGACTTTAAGTTTAGTACATTTCCTTTCTTTTTAACAAGAATTTTTAATCCTTTTTAGGATTGACCAGTATAAATCCAGAATTTAAAATTTAAAAAGAAAATGAAAAAATTCATTTACATCGTTGCTTTAGCTCTTACTTTGAGCTTTGTTACTTCTTGTGGTTCTAAGACTACTAAAGTTGAAACTGTTTCTGTACCTGCTGCTGTAGAAGTTGTTGATTCAACTATTGTAGACATTTTGCTTGATGATTCTACTATAGTAGATTCTGTAATAGCTGAGTAATTGAAGTTTAAAACCTTCAGAAGTAAAAGACTTGGGATTTCTATCTCAAGCCTTTTTGGTTATAAATAGACTGATTCCAGAAACAAGTCTGAAAATGCTGTTGACTGATTTAAAACAATTTGTGATTGATGAGATTACTGTAGGTGGTGCTTTACCTTTGAAACTCTCTGACAAAGAACTTGAGCGTATCATCACTAATGAAACCGAAATGGTCTACAGTTTGTACAGGGAAGCGATTACGAATCGGTATGTCATCTTACCTTATAGTTTATTCAGGACAAGCACATTCCGTCAAAATAGAACGTTCCAGCTACCTTCTTGCGTAACAGGAATTGCAGACCTTAGAGAGATGAAATCGAATACAATGTTCTTTGGTCTTGAGACTGGTGACAGGGACATTACTTTTGAGAAAGCTCTTCAAGCAGACATATGGATGAACATAAATGGTGGAGACTTGATTGCAGCTAAGACTATCCAATGGTCTATGTGGGACCAGATGAAGAACTTCATCCTTAAAGATATCCAATTCAAGTTCAATCCGAATACTCACCGACTTCTGATATTAGGCCATGACCCTCAGAACAATGTCTTTATAAACATGTTTGTCAAAGTTCCAGACAATGAGTTGTGGGAAGACCCATGGGTTAAGAGGTTCATATGTGCTAAAGCTAAATCTCAGATGGCAAAGAATTTAGGTTTGTTTACCACAACTTTATTAGGTGGAACCCAAGTCAACTACCAGTTACTTCAGACAGAAGCAGATAATGACTATAAAGAATGTAAAGAGTTCTTTGATAAGACAAATGTACCAGATTTTTTCTTAGACTTTCCATAATTTAGTCATTATCACACAGTTATACAAAATATTAAAATGGATTCTTAGTTAATAGGAATCCATTTTTGCTATATAATATTTGTTGATGTTCCACTTAAAAATAAAAATCATGAATGAAGATAAGAAAAAATTATTCTCTGTAGCTCTAAATTTAGCTATACAAAACAACAAGTATAAAGTAGATACTATAGTTCCAAGCTATGTGTGTCCTGGTTCTATAGCAAAAGAGTTTCTAGAGATTATAGTAAACCACTTTGACAATGAAGGTCAAGTTGTAGAGATTATCAATAAGTGTACTCAAGACATTCCATTTCATGAAAGAGGAAAAGAAGATTTCTACTTGATAACTTTAGCTGCAAAAGTTCTTAAAGAATATCTTTATATCAAAGTAGCCGAACATCATCCAATTATCAATAACTACAAGAATAAACCCTTCTTCACTGTCAAGCTTGACTTTATAGAAGGACCTCATGATTTAGAATATGTTTCTATAATCATGAATAATTTTGTTGACATTTTCTTTAATGACACTCTTAAAGAGGTGTGGAGCCAGTCATTAAAGACTTCTAACTTTTTTGTCACATCTGAATTGATTAATCAATTTTATAGAGAGAATCTTATGTACAAGGCTATGATTGATGAAATCAAAAAGATGTTCAAAGATACAACATTTGACAACTACTCTAAAGAGCAGATTTTCAAATATCCAGATTTTATCCAATTTAAAAAAGCAAGCTATGTCTTATAAAAAGAATCATTTTATTTCTAAGATAGAAAATAAGAAAATTCTATACATACCAATCATATCAATGAGAAGTTATGAAGACAATCTTTATGACTTGACTTGTGATGGTAATGTGAATAGATTCATATCAAACTTTCTTGATATTCCTAAAGATGTCAAGTATGAATGTTCTATTTTGTTACCTTCTAGTCTAAGTACAACACCAGAAAGTCAGGATTTGATAGAGAGATTTGTAAAAGAAACTGATAATAAAGTTTTCATTATCAATATGATAGCTTATCCAAAAGGTGGAGCTAGTCAGCTTAGAGATATGAATGGGGCTTTAGATATTTTCAAATATATCCAGACTGAATTTGAAAGCTATGATACTATCATCTATGAATCAAACATGCTTGGTGCTCTTATTGAAGGAGTAAAACCTAGATATGATTTCAAAACAATTTACTGGTGTCCAGTTTCAAAGACTACAGAAATCAATCCAGAGTTTTTGAGAAAGTATGAGAAAGTAGATTTAGAGTTAGTTACTAAGTCAGATACTACTTGGGTAGCTTCAGCAAATCAACTTGAGTATTTTCAAAATTATCTTAATAAGAATTGTAAACAGAAAGTTTATAATATTAATCTTGTTACAAATCTTATAAATCCAAGACTTAAGATTTTTGAATTTAAAACTAATGCTTGGATTCTTTCACAAACCGATTATCTTATCTCAGAAGGTTATAAGTTGATATTCTTGCCTTTCAGACTTACTGATTCAGGTTATCATCTTAACACTATAGTGAATGATATCAAGACAGTCTCAAGAGCATTTGGAATCAAGATATGTGTGCTGTACTCAGACCCAAATGATTCTGGAGTCTTGGAAGAAGAATCTAAGAAAGCTGGTGATTTGATATTCAAAAAGATTCCTAAGTCTAGAGAAGTGTATTATACAATGTTAAGAGATGTAGATTGTATCATACCTTATCTTGATGATATGGACAATATTTTACATGCTTCTGTCTTTGAGTTCATGCATTTTAACTCTAAAGTAATATACTTAAAAAACAAGTTCTATATCCTTAACAAGAAATATGAGATAAGTTCATTAAACGAATTTGAAGGAAGTCTTTATAAAGCTCTGTCTGAAAAGAAATCTAACTTATTCATCTTTGAAGGATTCGACCGTATTGGTAAAGATTCTATATTGGAAAGATATAAAGAAAGTTTTGATGCTATAAGAGGTCCAAGAGATAATGAAGTCTATATCCAACATCCTCAGAATCTACCTAATTATAGAGAAAGTCCTGAGAAGTTTGTGGCTTGGCTTCTAGATTATCTGAAAGAACAAGCAACTGACCTGATTAACATATCTAAGTGGGCTAACAATGTATTGATGACTAGGTTGTTTGTTTCTGATTATGTTTATGGTCATTTGTTCAATAGAGTTCAAGTTGCAGAGACAGTTAGAAGAACTTTATCTCGTTATTTTGAATTTCATAATGTAGTCATGTTATGGAAGAACTTTGATGAGTATGTCAAACGAGTAGATTCTATAGAAGAGATTCTAGAATATGATGAAAAAGAATTCAATGAGATTCAGAATTTATATTTGAAAGCTTTGTCAATAGAAGAAGGAACTCATCATATAATTGATAACATTGACAATGACATGTCTAAAGAAGACATTTACAATATAGTCAACGAAAAAATTGAAAATTCACTATGGTAGTAAATCAGGAAATCACTCAAGAAAAGAAAATCAAAGAGATGTTCAAGCTTTTCTTTGACCTTAAAGAAAGCAAAGAGTTCAAAGAACTATTCAAGTACAAGAATGAGATATTAAAAAATGGTATTATATTTTCAGGTATAGGCAAGAATTGGTATATTTGCGAAAAAATTACTAAAACATTTTTGTCTATGGGAATTAAAGCTCAGTCACTTGACCCTATACATGCACTACATGGAGACCTTGGCATGGTTACAAACCAAGTCATAATCTTCATTTCTCGAAGCGGAACTACTGAAGAGCTTATCAATTTAACTAAGGTCCTTCAAGGTCTTAAGAGAAACAATATCAAGAGTCCTATCACTGTAGGTTTCTTCTTGAACAACAAGTTGCCTTATAAGGATTTGTTTGACCATCTTATTGTTCCTAGTAAAAAGTTTCCACCAGAAAAGATTTATGAGTTTGATTCTAAGAACTTAGTGCCATCTTTGTCAATCAATATCCTGCAACTGCTTCTAGATGATTTTGGCATTGAAATTTTTGAGTCAGAACCTAATCTTGTTGAAGGTTACAAATATAATCATATGGGTGGAGCCAATGGAAAGAAACTTGGTTCTGACAAACTTCTTAAAAAATTCGAAGGATGAATTCAGTAAAAAATTTAGTTATTTTAGCAGGAGGAAAGAATACTCGTTTCAAAGAGATGAGTATCTTTCCAAAAATATTGTTACCATTTGAAGATGAAGACAGTATCTTGACTTATAATATCAAGATGTGTGAGAAACTTGGATTGAATCCATATTTAGTAATCAATAAAGATTATGAGAATATGGTCAGAGATTATGTCAAGAACAACCATCTTAATATTACTATTATAGTATCATCAAATACAAATGGCTCTGCAAACACAATCAAAGAAGTCAAGAAAGAATTGCCTAAGACTAATACATTGTTAGTATGGTCTGACTTGATATTAGACCAAGATGGTTTTGAAATTCTTATAGACAGATTGAAAACTAACAGTTCAACTCAACAAGTTATAGTAACTCGTAGGGGAAATTATAGATTTAGAACAACGAGTGTGAATGGGTTTACTGAAGTCATCCCAACTGGAACTAATCCAGAAAGTCCTTGTGGAAATATTCCAGGAATTTACTATTACAGTAAGATTCTATCATTTGGGTATGATGAAGAACTACATCCAAATATGGATTATGTAGAGTACTTAGCATTGGTAGCAGATGATAAGATTACCCTTGGAAGTATTCCTTGGCATGGCGGTTTGACTGAATTCAAAGACTTAGAAGTCTATAAGGAGTATTATATGAAGAACACAGCAATTCCAAAGATGAAGACAAGATATTTCAATTACATAGACCTTAATGAAGAAAAACATCTTGTCAAATCTTGTTGTAACAAAGACTTCAATCATCTCATAGAGAAAGAGATTGAGTGGTACTCTAAAGTAAAAGACAAGAATTTGAAGTGTATTCCTAAAATTTTTGATATGAATCCAAAGGAACATTATATCGAGATGGAATACCTAGATGGATATGTTCCTGTTCATAGATACCTTTCTCAAGAAAAGGATAAGAGAAGACTTAAAGAGTTCTTTGATTTGTATTTCAAGGCAATCGAAGAACTTCATAATACTCAAGTCAAAGAAGTAGCAAAAGATGATGTTTGCCAGGATTGTACTAAAGAGTTCTATACTAAAGTGTTAGACCGATGTGACAAGATTTCTGGAATGATAGTCAATTATAACAGAGAGAAACTTGCAGAACTTCTTAAGAAAGCAAACCAGATTATCTTAGAAGAAGTCTTAGTCAAGAACTATCCATATGGCAAGTACTATTTCACTCATGGTGACCTAAATGGCTCTAATGTTCTTTATAATGAAGAAACTAAAGATATCAAGTTCATAGACCCAAGAGGATATTTTGGTGAGACTAAGATGTTAGGTCTTAAAGAATATGATTACGCTAAGGTCTTGTACTGTCTTCTTGGATATGACCAATTCAATGATGGCAAGTGTGTCTATACAAAATCTTGGTATCATGCACCTACTAAGCTTATAGAGTTTGGAGACCATATTCCTAAAGAGTTATTCAAACCACTTTATCAGATTATGGTAGGCATCATCTATATTGCTTTAGCACAATATATTTCTCAAGACATCTTCAAAGTGAACATTGCTTATGATTTTGGATTTGATATGCTGACTTCAGCTATTGAAGATTACGAATTGAACCAAGAATATGAACGATATTTAAAAGAAACTGAAAAATGACATTCGACAAAGAAAATTGGAAACTTGTTTTTAAAGACTATCTGTGGAAACCACTTTTGCAAGACACAAGTGTTCCATATGCTAACGCGAAAAAGATTATAGTGTCTGATTGTGATGGAGTTCTTACAGATGGAACTTCTGAGATTGGATATGACACTTGTGGAAATATCAGAAAGATTTCAAAGACATATGGAGCTTATGACAAAGAAGCTCTTAGATTCATGCAGAAACTTAATTGGGACTTCACATTTGTTTCTGATGATATTGAAGGTTTTCCTATAACAAAATACAGAATAAACACATGGTCTGCTAATGTTGAAGTTCTGAATAGAGATTCAGAAAGTAGAAAAGACTTGATTGACTACTATAAGCATAAAGGATATGAGATTGTCATATTCATTGGTGATTCAGTTACTGACTTAGAAGTTCTTTATAGTAAAGGTCTAAGTGCTTTTTATACACCACATAATGCTAGTTGGATAGCTAAGAATCATCCTCAAGTTATATGTCCTACAAGTAAGATAGGTGGTCAAGGAGCTTTTGCTGAGATTCTTTATCGAATCCATTTGGATTATAAAGAAAATCATGGAACTTCAGACAATCGTTTTAGTGAACCTCAATAGAAACTTTAACTATAGAAATTAGGAAGAAATATGATTAACAGATTTAAAGTAGGCTGTAACTTTGATTTAGCTTTAATTGACAAGTGCAAAGAACTGAATGAGAAATATAAAGATAAAGGTCGTATTGTAGAATTCTTTGGTTCTGATTATGACCATCAAGAATTGACAGCAAGACCTGGTTTTCGTCTTCAAAAGATAACTAAAGAGTATTTTGAAGAGTACATCAAGAAATCTTTAGAAGCTGGTATTGTGTTTAACTATGTAATGAACAGTCCATTCCCATATCTGACTAAAGAAGAGCTTGTCAATCATAAAGAAGAAATTCAAGAATATGTCAAATGGTTAGAGTCAATTGGAGTTTACAGAATCACAATTGCAAATCCATTAATGGCTTTGATTATCAGAGAAGTTTCTAATATTGAACTTGAGGTAAGTACTATCTTAGAGATAAAAGCTGTTTCACAATTCAAGTATTATCATGATATGTTCGGTATCAATAAGTTCTGTTGTGATGTTGATAAGAACCGTGATAGAGATTTTCTAAAGTCAGCAGCTAAGTATTGTAATGATAATGGATTGATATTCGAATTGCTTACGAATGAATTTTGCAGTGTCAATTTAAGAGCTGATAAAAGTAGTGCTCCATGTCCATTTAGAAAATCTTGTTATATGTGTCATGCTGGCAACAGAACTAAAGAGCAATCTTTGTTATACAATAATTTTCCAATGTCTTATTGTACTGGTTCTAGAACTGGTGATGCCGAAGGTTGGTTGAAAGCTAGATTCATTAGACCAGAAGATTTACATTATTATAATGATTTAGGTATAGATTATTTTAAAGTTTCTGGTAGAACTGGAACTACTGAATATCTTGCTAAAGTAATTGAAGCTTATATGTCTCAATCATTTGATGGAAATCTGGTAGAGCTCTGGAAACCTTTGGAGACAATTTGGGGAAATACAAAAGAATCTGAACATGAATGGGAAGATAATATTCCAAATAAGAAATTAGATGGGTTCCTTGACAGATGGTTTAATACCAATTGGGTTTGTTCTGAACATCTCTGTGGAACTGATTGTCTGTACTGTTCTAATTTTTATGAAAAACATATAAAATAATAAAAAGCTCTGAATATTTTATTCAGAGCTTTATTATATTCACTTATTTTCACAAACAAATAAATATATTGTTATAAACTCAATATTATAGAAATATTTGGGTGTAATTTTACTAAAGATTTTCTTTTTGACCAAATATCAAAAATATGATAATAAATGTTAAAATCCTGGTAAGTTGTGAAACTTATCAGGATTTTTTGTATATTTGCAGTATAGAAAATAAAAATGAAGTGATATGTTGAATTTTGATAATGATAATAATCTTGAAGATAGAAAATTCTATTTGGATTTAGAATCTCTGAAATTGAGAAAGTTTTTAGAGAAAGAAATCAATTATGGAATTTTTGGAACTTCTGCTCCTACTGTCTCGATCAAACAATATTATGATGAAAATAAGAAGGATTACAAATTGATGTTATTGTTAGATTCTTCAAATTCAATATATGAAGAGGTTTCAAAATTAGTTATTATCAAAAGAGCAAATGAATTTGCTGAAGAGTTAAAAGATGCCTTTAGTGAAGTTGGTCTTGTCATATCAGACATTATTGATTTAGATGCTCGGTTTACTGAAGATGAATTAAGCTTCTTACCAGATAAGATAAAATGCAATAAAATGAATATCAATTATTTTACTGGAGCTGGTAAAAATACTAAGAGCACTTCACTATCATTTTTAGAAAACAAGAAACTTAAGTTCTACAATATTAGTAGTCAAACTCCAAAAATGCATATCAATGCAGAAGTCATAACTGATTTTACTCCTAAATTTAAAATATGTAATAATATTCATATTAAGCTAACTATATATGATGACCAATTACCTAGCACTATCGAAGAATATGAATCTATGTTTATGCCTTATGCTGAAATAACTGATAGTTTAATGATTGAGGTTAAACTAGACAAAGGATTTGGAATCTATGGTTCTTTACCTTATAGGTTTTCATTATATGATGCACTTGAATTTTATATCAGTCAAACCTATAGAACTACTCAAGGTTATTTCAACCAGGTTCATAATGACAAAGAACTTAGGAAAACATTGTTATTAGAAAATTTGATTAAACTATATAATAAGGTAAATGAGAAATGACACTAATTAGATTACCAAACAGTCCATAGGAGACATAAATAGAGCACAAAGCGAAAATATATTTTACATACAAATATGCGTGGTGTTCTTAAAACAAAATTTAAAGGAACGACTTACAAATTAGAAGGTAATGTTTTCAATATTAATGAATCAGCTAACACTTGCTCAATGAAATTGTCAGATGGTTCTGTTGAACATAATCTACCTTTCAATAAAGTTGACTTGATGGGTAATAGTGGAAGAAGTGCATTGCGTGGTTCTAGACTTAATGAAGGAGTTTGGGGTGCTGCTGCAAGATTTCTTAAGGTTGCTTTCAAGAAAGTAGGTGGATATCTTCTTTCTTTCATCAATGGAAAAGTTGCCCCTGCTATTTCTCCTATCATAACAGCTTTGGCTTTTGATAAAGGTGAACTTAATTCAGGTATTGTAGTCATTCCTTCAGAATCTTCTAGAGATTTCGCAGCAGAACAAGGTATCAATATTGTTGGTGGTTCTGCCGATGACATTCAAGAAAATGAAGATGCTTTAGCAAATGATGTTGAGTCTATCAACAGCTTCTGGAATGAAGTTATGGCTAAAGAGAAATCTGGAGAAGATTTGAAAGAGAGTTTTAACCAGGTTCTTTTGGACCGACAAGAAAGAATCTATGAGTCTAAACTTGGCATTGCTGAAAAGCTTGGTGCCGCAAAATATTACCAATTGTTCGAAAAATATTCTCTTGAGGCTAATGAAGCCACAAATATGCCTAACAGAAACTATGACCAGGTAAAGAAAATGGTCATGAGAGCATATTATGAAAGAATCACTAAAGGTGATGATGCTAAAATGCGTCCTATTATGATTTGGGGAGCTCCTGGTATCGGTAAGACATCAATCATTAAGGATTTGATTCGTGAAATGAATGAGACCTTGAACTTCCGCGGTGCAATGATTGAAATCGATGCAACATCAATCAATCCTGATGACTTCAGTTTGCCTGCTATTGATGTTGACTCTAACGTTGCTAGAGATATTCCTAAGACTTGGTTCCCTGCTTACAAGGTTTCTCAAGACAAAGCTGAGAATGCTAAGTTAGATGCTATTGCAAATGGTGCTATAGGAGAAGATGATGACAGAGCTGCAGGTGGTATTATCTTTATCGATGAGTTCTCACGTATCCGTAAAGCTACTATGCAGGTTCTTATGAAGTTAGTTGACCAACGTTCTATCAATGACTTGAAACTTGGTTCTAAATGGTTGATTGTTTGTGCAGGAAACCGTGAAGAAGATATGGGTGGTGACTCAATCAACTGGCAGATGGCTTGGGGTTCTCGTTATATTAACGTCAACTATGTTCCTGATTTTGAACATTGGGTTGAATGGGCTCAAGAAGCTGGTGTTGAAAAAGATATCATCAAGTTCTTGAAACTTAACACTGGTCTTTGGTATGACTTGCAAATCAGAGATGAACAGACTAACTTTGCTAATCCTCGTACATGGAAATCTTTGTCTGATAATATCAAGGCTGAAAGAGACCTGAACAGAGCAATGGGCTTGAGAAACGTAGAACCTTCTGATGCTGACAAAGTTGCTCTTGCAGCTGATACTGTAGGTAACAGAGCTTCAACTGTTCTTCAAGGATACTACAAACTTCAAAGCAAGTTCAGTCCTGAAATGGCTAGAGATGTCTGGACACATGGTGATGAAGTAGATGTAACATTCAAGCTTGACCCACCTACAGTTCAAGGAGCATTTGAAACTATTTTGGATAATGCACCTGAAAATATCACTCAAGACAACATCAAGAAACTTTACGATTTTGTAGACAAAGTTCTTGTAGAAGCTAACAATGATGCTATGTTGAAAGCTCTTACTGATATGATTAACAGATATATCTTTGACAACTATTCTGGTAAGACATCAGTAAATGATATTGAAAAATGGATTCTTGCTGCTCATCAAAGAATTTCAGCTCGTCTGAAAGAACAAGGCAAGAGTGCTAGAGCTCAAAAACTTTAAAAAGTGTTTGAAGATGAAAGTCAAAAGATTTGATATCAAAAAAGAAGCATCCTCTATCAATGAGGATGCTATTTTTGGTGGTCAGAAGACTGCCAATCAAAAAGTGGCTGATTCTCCTAATGCTGTTCTTAATTCTGATGAAGCTATTGTCATAGGTCCTGATGGGAAGACATACAACATGCAAGGAATCAAAGAGAATGTGAAGTTCATCTATACTGCTATAGTTAGAGAATATCCTGCGCTCTCTTATTTCATTGCTATGCTTGAGCCTGTGTACACATTCGATGTTCCTACAATGGCTACTGATGGATTTAACATCTACATCAATCCATTCTTCTATGTCAAACTTCAGTCTATTGCACCTTATCTAGCTCCAACATATGTAATCTTGCATGAGTTGTATCATAATCTTCTTTGTCATATGAAACGTGAGAAAGAAAGAGGTGGAGAATTTCCTAATCATAGAAAGTGTAACTATGCTCAAGATGAGGAAATCAACAATATCCTTGAAGAACAAGACCCTGGATTCAAAGGTCTGACTGCTAAAATTGGTGGTATCTGTGACTATGAATATAAAGGAATGATATGGGAAGACATCTATCCTTTATTGAAGGATGAAGAGATGGAACAACCACCTACGCCAGGTAATGGTAAAGGAAACCAACAAGGTTCACAAGGCCAAATGAGTAATGGACAGAATCAGCAAAGTGGACAAGGAGAAGGTCAAGACCAGCAACAAGGTCAAGATGGTCAAGGACAAGGTCAGCAATCTCAAAGTCAACAAGGACAGCAAGGTCAAGGACTGCAAGGTGGTCAGATAGGACCTCAACAGGGTCAAGGAAATCAGATAAGTCCAGGAACTGGTGTACCTGACACTACTCAGCAAGGAAGATACTCTGATGTTCTTTCTAGAGCTGAAGGTGAGAAGATTGCTCAAAGAGCGGGAAAACCTTATACTGATGAGCAGAAGAATGAGAATGCTGATTCTATCTGGGAAAAGGCTATCTCAGGAGCAAATGGACAAGAGTTGTCCAGAATGCCTGCAGGACCTAATGGTACAGGATTGTACTCTACTATCAAGAAAGTGATTGAGATGTTCAAGCCAGTCATGAACTGGAAGAAAGAGCTTGAGAAATATATGAATGAGGCTTTCTCTGAAGAAGATATCAAGTTCCCCCAGAAGAAATACATCTCATCTGGAAGATACAAACGTTATGAGGATGATGTTGAAGATGGTTTGAGAGATATTTGTGTGATGTTTGATGCTTCTGGTTCAGCCTGGAGAGGTGGATACCAAGAACAGTTCTTGACAGAGATAGACAGCATTCTGAAGAAAACTAAAGTTCAGTCAGGAGTAGTAGCACAGTTTGCTGATGGAGTTTCTAGAGAAGGAGTTTTCAACTTCAAGAGAAAATTACCTAGAGAAGCATTCGAAATTAGAATTACTGGTGGTACTAACTATAACAAGGCACTTACCTGGGCTAATGATTACTTTAAGAAAAAACTGCCCGGCGTGTGTCTAATTTTTTCTGATGATGGTATATTCGATGAAGACTTATCTAAAACACATTTTAAGTGGATGGATAAGAAACTTATTTGGGTTATCATCGACTCTGGTAACGACCCAGAGAAAGTCAAGAAACAAATACCTTATGGTAAAGTTCTTGTAATACCTGAAAAATTATTACCACATTAAAATAAAAAGAGGTCTGCTTTCAACAAGTGGACCTCTTCTTTTTTTGGTAAGTAAATTATGTTATATTAAGCAGAAATTACAAATAAAGTATAACTTGATAAGAATATGGTTGTTGTGGTAACCTATAAATACTAAATATTTTTGGATAATAATTAGATTCTGTATTATCTGTTGCATTTCTACATCTCATCATAAATCCTCCAGTCAAATGTAATGATGGTATTTCTCCAACTGGGAGTGTACTCCATTTTAATTCTAATATAGAGCAATTCATTTTTTGAATTAGAATTTCAGTGCCACCAATTGGGGTGTTTGTCCATTTTTGGTCTACATTCATCACCATTACTTTTGGAAAACTTCCAGAAACATTAATTGTAATATCTCCGCTATTTTTGAAAATATAATCTAATTTGTTGTATGGTTTGAATACATTAATAAATTGTTGAGGAGAATATGTGTCACTATCTAATATCTGCACACTAGGAATCCTGTTTGCCATTTTACTATTTGTTATTTCCAATTACCTGGGATAAATATCCCAGGTACTAAATGTGACTTTACTCACTTACTTCCTTATCTTTTTTAATCTCTTTCCTAATCATTTTGAACTTTTTCTATAAAATCAATATTCATTAACTTTAAAATTTCCTACAATGGTTTCGAAGATTTTATGCTATTATCATGGTGTTGACAATGATGGCTTCTTTAGTGGTGGTCTTGTCAAATATTTTTCTCAAATAATGTACCCAAATGCAGAAATAACTCTAAAGCCTTGGACTTACTCTAGAGATGAGCCTAAGTTGTCTAAGCTTATAGGTTATGACCAACTTTACTTAGTTGACTTACACTGGTCTAATGAATTGATGTATACACTATTTGAACATTATCATCAAGACTTCATTTGGATAGACCATCATATCTCTTCTATAGATGAGTTCTATAATTGGTTTCATAATCCAGAGAATATGGAAGTCAACAAGCATCTTGCATTTGCAGATGATGATTATAGAAAACCTGTTCATCTTACCGGAATTCAATCATGTGAGTACTCAGCTTGTCGTAATGTCTATAAGTATTTCAAATATCTGATTCGTACAGAAGATTGTCCTTTGTTCCAATTAGCAGAATGCTCTAAGAATACTGAATCAATTCCAGATAAGTATTGGCTTACTGAACAAGACAAGAAGATTCCATTATGGCTTTATTTCATTTCAACTTATGACAATTGGCTGCGTTCTGAAGATAGAGAGTTCTGGGACACTTATCTTTTGAATTATGAACAATGGGCTAGAAACAAGTTCCATAGTGCAACTGAAGCTTATAATTATATAGAATGGTGGTTAAAGACCTATAATAACCATAATATTATTTTATACAATATTGATGAAGTCAATAAGAACATAGAATCTGGAAAGTTCTTGTTAGATTACCAGCAAGAGAAAGATGATAGAGATGCTAGAATCTCCGGATGGACTCAGATAGTCAAGACTGATGATGGTAGAGAATACAAAGCTTTCTTATTGAATACTCAAAGAAGAGGTTCTGCTATCTTCAAGAACATCAAAGATGTAGATACTTATGACTTGTTCATTCCTTTTTATAGAGACAAAGAGAAATGGAATTACTCATGTTATAGTTTTAAAGATGACATGTACATTCCAGGTTTGTATTTCAAAGGAGTTAAGTTCAATGGTCATGCTAAGGCTAGTGGATGCCAGTCTAAAGAATTTTTATTTGAATCTGAGATTTAAGAGAGAACATAGATAGTTTGTTGTTAAGTTTAAATTTTGAAACATGTCTAAAGGGTTATATCCAGGAAATTTTTCTATTTTTCATGATGGTCATGCATCTATAGTTGAGAAGTGTCTTAAGATAAAAGACATTACTAAACTTCATATCATTATCTCAAATAAAGAAAGAGATGGAATAACTCCAGAGACCTCTTTTGACTTTATATACTCTTTATATAAGAACAACCCTAGAGTCGAAGTTTCTATATCAGAAGATGCTAGTCCAATAAAGACTTGTTATGGAATTGTTGGCAATGCTGCTAAAGGTGATTTCTTTATGGTCTCTTCTGATAAAGGCAATGACTATGACAGAGTTGAACAATTTGTAGAAGCTTTTTCAGAACATGGACGTTACTATAATCCTAAGGTCCATGTTCTGAATTGCCCTATTAAAATAGATGCCCTTTGTTACAAAGACCGTTCTGATAGGTACAATGAAACTCCAATCTCTGCTTCTGTAGCTAGAAGAGATGTAAAGCTTGACAACTTTGAGAACTTCAAGACTAACTTCCAAAACATTATAGAAAAGTATGACATATCTGAGAAAAAAATTAGGACTCTATTTAACAAACTTAGAAATGAGATTAAGGTGGATGCTGTATCAGAGTCGACCTTACATCGAAATATTCAAAGCAAATACGGGAACGTTCTAGACTATCAAGAACTTAAAGAGGCTTTGACATTTGATGAAGAAGATAATTCTTTAGACCTTGATATGCTTAAGTACAGACAGAAAGAAAGAGTCTGCAACTTCTTTAATGTCCTAATTAGGATATTAGATAATGGCTTTATAAAAAATCAAAACATAACTATTTTTAGTCGTATATCAGAAAGTATTCTTGCTCCAGTCTTTTCTATAATCTATAGAGAATTCAGTAAAGGAAACAAATGGCTTAAGATATATTCAAATTTAGAGAACTATAAGATAGAACCTTTCAGAGAAGATGGTTCTTATAAAGATGAAGATGTCTTCAAATCTTTATGGTCTCAATTGACTGATTACGATTTAGCAGACTTTACCCAGAATGCTAAAGAATTCTTGTATAACTTGAAAAGAAAAGTCATGAATCTTTATACTCCAGAAGAAATTCCTGAAGGATTTTTGAAATTAAAGGAACTTCTGACAGAAATCATAGATGAAGGAGAACTGACTTTGAATGAGGCTTTTGACTTTGATAATGAAGAACCTGATATAGACCAAGAAGTTTCTAGCAATCTTAATAACATCAAGAAAGACATCTTTTTGAAGAAAATCTTAGTAGGAGAAGAAAAACAGTACTCTGATGATTTGTTTTCTTCTTATAGAAATGGTGACAACGTTGATACTGATTCGCCAGTCACTAAATTTGTTTTCAACAATTTCAATTTTCCTAATAATAGTCCTCAAATTATAATATCTACTAATGCTCTTGTAGAAGAATGTAAGAAGTATGCTCTCGCAGCAATAAAAGAATATACAGTTCAAGCCATTAAAGACAAGCTTACTTGGAGATTCTTAATGCCTCATATCAAGTTTGAAGGATTCTTCAGAAAGGATGATGTTCTTCAATGTTGCAGATTGATAGCAGATTTCTATACTTGGTACAAAGCACAGATACCTACTCAGATGGGTTTTATCTTTGGAATGCAATATCCTGGCATCTGGTTTAAGTTTATTGATAAAGATGATGATTATGCTATGTATATTCAAGATAGAGAGTTTGATGAGTACTTCAAAGACCCAAATGCAGAGTTTGGGTTAGTACCAGTGAAGTTGAATGAATCTTTTGATTTTGATAACTGAGAAGATTTTTAAAATCAAATTTTTAAATCACAAATGGAGCTTCTTCATATAATCAATATGACAAAGTTACATCTGACATATTACACATCTTATTATGCTAACTACAAGAATATCCAAAAAGATTTCTTATGTGTAGGCATATCTAGGTTCATCCCAGAGACATTTAAATATTCTAACTATAATAACTTCATCTGGAATAAAGACAATTTCCTAGCGCCGTCTATTCAACTCTTGTCTGATATCAAGAACAATAAGATAGATGAAGATGAATATTCAAAGAGGTATATTACTGAAGTTCTTTCAAGAGTTCAGTCTTATACTGGATTTGAAACTTTAGCTGAATGGTTAGTTTCTTTTGACAATGAATTAGCTCAACAACAGACTGAATGGAAAGCTGTAGTCTTTATGTGTTATGAAGTTCCTTCAGATTTTTGTCACAGGCATCTTCTCAGAAAACTTTTCAATAATTATTATAAAATCCCAATAGAAGAATTAGTGTTAAACAAAGTTAATGCAAAAACAACTAGTGCTCTTTTTTAGTACATTTGCAAAAAAAAGAAAAATGATTGAAGAAAAAGAAAAAACAAATTTAGAACTTCAGATTGAAGACCTTAAGAAAAGAGGTTACTTTGACATACATGAAGTGCTTCCTAAAATATTTTGGGAAGTTGCTCATCATTATCTTTTTAGGGATACTAAGTTTGTATCTAAAGAAGAAAGATTCAAGTTTGCTAAAGACTATCTAGTGAACTCAGAGTTATTCAAAGAGATAGACATATATGGAGCGTGGGATTATACTCCAGATGGTTCTGAAGAGACTGAACATTTTCATGATTGGCAAGCTTCTTTCTCTTGTTCTATAAATCCTGAATGGCAGTATGGAATTTGGGTCAACTATGAAGCTAAAGAGAGGCCAGACCATCTTTATACTATCTTTGCTCAACACAAGTGGTGTATTGATAAGTTCAAACCTAGTTATTCAGAATTCTCTTATACTATAACATTAGGAGACGTCATTGACAATTGTGTTCTTGAAGAAAATGGTTCTTTATCTTACAACTTATATGACCTAGTCAAGTTCATAATAGGAACTTCTCATAGAGCTATTTCATATTGTTTTTATAGTGGAGCTTATTCTATTGGTCATAATTATTATAAGAAATATTGGTCTGACAGATTCTATTATACAGTTAAGAAACCTTTATACAATTGGTTTAAAGACAAAGCTTGTAGAACTCTTTGCAAAGTTCTTGTTTGGTATGGCAATAGGTCACCTTATGTAGAAAAGGTAGAGTTCAGTGCTTTACCTGAGAATTGGTATCCAAGATTTGATATTAATTATATTCTGAAAGACGGATTGTCTGATGATGACTATGCTTATCACTATCATAAGTACTATATAAAAGGACTTATGAAGAAAGACCTTTTTGATGATATTCGGCAGAATTTTAGAAAGAGAGAACCAGATGGTTCTCTATCCAGACCATATTATTATGTTCCTATTGCTGAGTAAATGAATTCTTTAGAAGTTCTTAAAAATGATAAATATCCCAAAGCGTACAAATGCTTTAAAATAACATATGGCTTTAAACAATAAGAAAAAGATAACTGAGTCAGAAGACATTGTTGAACACAGTGCAGATTTAGTTTTTGAGATTTATATTTCTGATATAGCTAAACATGGTGGTTATACGGGAAGTTTCAATGCTTTGGCTAAAGAGATTTCTGACGCTGGTCTTCAGATTACTGGCAAAAGAGATTCTAATGGAACCAAAATGATTATCACTGCATCAGGACCTGAAGAATGTGAAGCTCTTGAATCAGTTCTTACCGATAATGGTTTAGAACCAGATTTCGTTGATTTTGTGATGAACAATCCTTTGCAACATGATGGAATGAATTTTGAACAAGCTGAAGAATCATTTGAAAGTGTTAAATCTCCTTTCCTTCGCTCTAAGATTTTGGAATCTGTTAAAGGCGATGGTTGTGGATGTGATAAGCTTGATGAAGGGTGGAAAGATTTCCGTCCAATGAACAAAGAAGGATATTCAAGATTTGGAAAGGTTCCTGAAATGTTTTCTATTGAGTTTAATAAAGAGTTATCTAAACAGGCTTCTATCTTATCTACTCAATCTGGAGCTGGTGACCTTAAGAAAACTCCATTGTCTATCAGTATGAGCAAAAAACTTGTTAGAAATATTGTAGACGTCTTAGCAAGAAAAATGTTTAAATGGATTCTTTCTTTAGGAAAGGATATGGATTCTAGAGATGTAGTAGCTTTACTTGATGATTCTAGAGCTTCTATGAAGATTGCTGATGCTGCATTACGTGACGTTGCTAGATTTGATAGAACTCCTTCTAAAGAAGAAATTGTAAGTGTTCGTGACTATGCTGATTCTGTTGTAGAAGATATGAAACAAGAATTACAGAAGACTGATAGATGGGTTCCTCGTCAATCTAAAGGTTATGACGATGAATATCCTGATTTCGTAGGTGAGTCTAGAGTTTTTGAATCATTCTCTAAAGCACAAAGAGAGAAAATGGCAGAAGAAGGTCTTGCTATGAAAGATGGTTCATTCCCTATTAGAAACAAGGCTGACTTGAAGAAAGCTATTCAATCTATTGGTCGTGCTAAAGATGAAGCTAAAGCTAAAGCTTGGATTAAAAAACGTGCTAAAGCTTTAGGTTGCTCTGATATGATTCCAGAAGAATGGTCTAAGAAGAAAATTAATGAGTCTTATGAGGCTATGCCTGGTGAATACTATGTTCAGATTGTTCTTGAAGAATATGATGGACCTGAAGAAGAAGCTCTTTTGAAACAAATTTCTAGAGAAACTGGTCTTATACCTAAAGCAATCAGTGCTGATGGACTTAATAGTTCTGGATTCATTGTTGACAAACGTACTGCTGACAAGATTGCTAGAGCTTATGGTATTGATTCTCTTAATGTCTTCCAATTTGTAGATAGTAATGTTATGCAAACTGAAGATGGACAAGAAGTCTATGTTGATTTCATTTCTGAATCCAAGAAAGAAACTGGTTCTGAATTGAATGAAGGTTTTGGAGAGAATGTAGGCAACTACTATGTTCAGATTGTTCTTGAAGAATATGATGGTCCAGAAGCAATGGAAATGCTTGATAACATTGCTAAGAGATTTGCAATGAGTCCTGTAACAATTCAAGCTGATGGACTTATCAGTAGAGGTTTCATTACTGACCAAGCTACAGCTAACAGAATTGCAAGAACATATGGCTTAGAACCTGAAATGGTATTTGAGTTTGTTGACAATGATGTCATGCAAGCTACTACAGGTGAAGAAGTCTATATTGACTCTATTTCTGAATCTAAGAAACCTAAGACCACATTCAAAGAACTTTACGAAGCTAAGAAGGATAAAGAAGAAAAAGTTTGCTCTCCTTTTGGCAAAGTGAAAGTCAATGGAAAGAAACTTTGTGAATGTGGTAAAGGTGAACTTCGCCAGATGTTGCGTGAAGCTAAGCAAGAATTGAAGGAACTTAAGAAAAAAGAAAAATCTTTAGGTGAATCTGCTTCTAAAAGAGACAAGAACAAACTTGCTACTTCAATTAAGAAAGCTGAAAAACTTTGTGAAATCTTAGAAGAAGAAATCAAGTTTAATCCTAAAAAAGCAGGTGCTGTAAATGAAGCTCAGACACTTTGGGCTGAATTCACTAAGTGGGCTAAGCTTTATGAAGGTGAAGATGATGACAAAGAAGAGGAAGAAAAACCTGCAGATGAAGAAACCCCTGATGGTGACGAAGATTCTAAGAAAGAAGATGATGCCGAAGAAGCAGAACTTGAAGCTATTGTTCTTACTGTAAAAGATACTGAAAAAGTTAAGAAGAACCTTATCGATGCAGGTATCCCAGAAGAACATATTGAAGTTATTCCTGACAATGAAGAAGATGAAGAATCTAAGGAAGGAAAACTTAGAATTGATGCTGATGATGCTTTGACACTTAAAGATTACTTGTCAGGTCTTGGTATTGACCTTGAAGAAGAAATCGGTGCTGAGATTGTAGATGATTCTAAAGCTGATGAAGAAGAACCTGAAGAAGGTGAAGACAAGAAAGATGATGACACTGTAGATGATTCTAATATTGAAGCAACTGCTGAAGATATCTTTGGTGAAAAATAAATCGTTTTAGATTTTAATTATATAAGTTAGTGAGGATGATTTAGTTTCATTCTCACTAATTTGTTTTTAGACATATGGACAAAAAAGAGAAATTAAATGATTTTGAGGAAGAGATGTTGTTTGGTGCTATCAGATATTACATGGGCAGACAGACAATTGTAAGTGCAACTTTCCCTGCAGGTTTTATTAGGGAACGAATCTATGAAAGAGTTTCAAGACATACATTAAGCATTATTATTAGAGACTTAGAAGACCATTTGAGAATGTTCAAGGCATTTGGTTCTCCGGAGATTGATGACAAATATTGGAAGAAGCTTCTTTCATTCTTAAAAGGATATTTGAATGGCTTCAGAGAAGTTCATTTGATTTCAGGTGAAATCTGTAAAGTCTTTGAAATTGATTTTCAGGACAGAGGTGAGCAAGTTCATAGAGTTTATCCTGTTGAAGAATATATTAATTATCCTGAAAGGGAAATAGAATTGTTAATTGAAAAAACTTTAGAAGAAAATGAAACAACATAGTGGTCTTTGGTGGTTCTTTGTATTTCCAATTGTAGACAAAATCAATGAAATCAAAGAGTATGGATTTAAGCTTTATCTGTTCAGAAGATTTGTCAAGTCCTGGCCTTCTGATAAGATTATCAGAAAGTTTGTCAATAAAGAATTCAAAATCATAGGTGAGAAAACACCTAAGGGATATAAAGATTGGTATGAGTATCTTGTAAAGACTAAGAACCAAGATTGGCTTAAGACATATAAGTTCAGTACATATGAACAAGAGAATGAGCTTAAGATGTGGTTCTATAAAGTTATGAAGTTGCACAATAACTCATATTGGTTCCCTGGAGATTCTTATGTGTACAGGTCTTGGAATTGGATATCTTTACAATATGGATTCTCTTTCAATTTCAAACCTGACTTTGATAAAGCAACTTCAATTAATGACTTGCCTCATAAAGAAGCTTTATGGTACAAGATTCTGGCAAAGCTCTTTGATATGAATGAAGACTTTTAATTTTTGTTAATGGATTTCTGAAATATGGAATCCATTTTTGTTTTTAGAATATAATTTGCATGGCAGTAACTAAAGAAATAATCCAAGAACAATGTATGGAATGGGCTAAGAATCATTTTGGCTCTAACTTCCAATTCAGAAAATATCAGCTTGAGACTATAGTTGATTCAGTCTACAATGTTTTAGAACCTGACATAAAGTGCCAAGTAGTTGAAGCACCTACAGGTTCAGGCAAATCAAATGTAGCTATAGTCTCATGTGGTGTTCTCTGGTCTTATTATAAGAAACGTTCGTATATTCTAGCTAGTGACTTAGGACTTATAGACCAGTATGCTCGAGATTTTGAGAAGTACAATCTTAATTGGGGTGTCATAAAAGGTTCAGAGAACTATATGTGCATTATGAACAACATGTCATTCAAACAAGGAGATTGCAAGATTCATAACATCTCATATAAGACTCTTATGAATGATTTTGAAGCTTCTAAAGCTGGTTATGATTGTGCTGCAACTTGTGAATATATCATGGCTCGTAAAAGAGCTATGCAAGCTCCAGTCACACTCATGACCTATGCATTCTGGCTTATCCAAAGGAATTCAGTAGCACCTTTATATGCCGCTCAAGGAAGGCCTGAAGATGCTCCATTTGAAAAAAGAGATTTCATAGTTTGTGATGAGTGCCATAAGCTTGGAGAAATTGTACAGGAACAATATTCACCTAAGATAGATTCAGAGAACAATAATAAGATTCTAGAGTTACTTAGTTTTGCGCAGGCGAACGGATTGAGAACAAACTCAATAACTATATCGGATTTTAATAAAGCCGCCTATAACATCTCTATTTCGTCTGATAATGAGAAACTCTATGAGAATATCAAAGAATATACTAAGCTGACTCAGGTCCTTGCTAACATTAATGCTTCTGTGACGAACATGTGTGTAAAGAATCCAAATCTTTATAATGATAAAGATGTTAGAAAGGTTCTTTATTTAGGTGACTTTGCTAAGACATTACATGATTCATTGATTGATTATCTTTCTTTGATTGACTATATTGGAAAAGAATGTATGGTCAACAATTGTGATACGGCTGAAAAGATAAAGCTCAATTGCATCTATGAAGATTTTTTAGTCAAGAAGTATTTTCATGATGAATGTGGGAATGAGCTTTTGCTTTCTGCTACTATAGGCAATTCAGATATCTACTCAGCTAATATAGGAATCAAAAGATTGAATATGGTAGAACCTGAAAAGAGGTTCAGATTCAAGAAGATTCCTTCAACATTTGACTTTAGTAGAAGTCCAATTTATTTCTTGCCTAACTATAAGATGAGCTATAAAGAGAAGGACTCTAACTTGCCTATAGTCAGTAATCTGATTTATACATTGTGTGACAAGCATATAAATGAAAGAGGAATTGTTCAGACAGGTTCATTTGCATTCAGCAATTATTTGTATGAGAAAGCACCTAAAGAAATCAGAAAGAGACTTCTCATATATAATGATTCGAAAATTAAAGGAGATTTGATATGGGAGTATAAGAACTCTAAGAACAAGATTCTTGTAGGGCCTTCTTTGACAACGGGCATATCATTGGATGATGACTTATGTAGGTTCTTGATAGTAATGAAAGTTCCTTATTTGAGTTTAGGTGATAAGCTAGTAGCAGCTAAGATGAAGAACTCTCAGTTGTGGTATAGCAATCAGACAGTTATTAACCTTCAACAAGGTTTTGGACGTGGAATCAGGAATCCAAATGACTGGTGTATCAGTTATGTTCTGGATGGGTGCTTTAGTGATTTGTTAAGATTCAATTCTCATTTATTTGATAGAGAGATTTTAGATAGAATTGTTTATCTTCAATAGTAAATGGTATGGCTTTTGAATTTGATAAAGATAATATTGACAAAGACTTTGCTGACCAAGTAAATAGTATCAAGACAGAAATAAAGTTTGAAAATATCTTTTACTGCCCTTATAACAATAGTCGGCGATTCTCTTTAAGACAAGATGGTCCAATTTGGAATCATTTCTTTGGAGAAGAATCTGATATCAATAAGAAGAAATATGGCATTTGGGCTGATGATTCTAAATATATCTCTTTACATTATCCAATTTATGATAGTTATATTCCATATCAGAAATATTATCATATTGATGACTTTATATCTTTCTATAACAATGTTTTAAATATTTTGTTAAAGTATCCAAATTATAAATTACTAAAGAAAGAACCTTTTTATTTCATGTATCAAGATTATTACTATAAAAAAGACAGAAATAGTTTTGAGAAAGTATGTAAAGAGACTTTGCATATAACTCTAGAAATTCATGAAATAAAAGGTACAGCTAAGAAGTGGTTAGCTATATCAGGTCAAGAGATAGATGAATTTGATTACTTAATGGAAGTAGGTAAAAAGAAGAATAGTACCTTTGCTCAATATTTACAATCAACTTGGAACAATATTTAAACTATGGCCTTTAAAGATTTTTTTGAAGATGACACCTTACAAGAAAGTATCTTAGATAAAGAGTTTGAAGAATCTTTGTCTGAGGTGAAAGCTCAAGTGCTCTTAGAAAAGTTCTTGGATTGCTACTATTCTAATTATCAGAGTTTGAGTTTCAAAGATGAATTTGACTATAAGAAACATGGTAATAGGATTTATGTATATCTTCATGATGGACCTGTAGTTTACTATGATATGGTTGAAAACAAGATAGGTCTTTCTAAAAAGAGAAGTCCTTACTACAATAAAGAATTACCAGAAGAGCTTAAAGAAATTGTCAGTGATGAGTTCATTCGGTTCAATGGCTTTAGCAATATTCTACGATAGATAATGATGTACTATAGTGTTTACCACCATGATAGAATTTAATACTAAATCATATAAAGTAAATGAAGATGTCCAGAGTGCATTGATGGACTCTGACCTTTTGTCTAAAGCTGCTCAGCTCGAAGCTAACAAAGTAGCTGCCAAGAAGATTCTGGATACTGCTACTAAGCAATATAATGACACTTGTCAGCAAATTGACCAACAGATGGTTCAGCTTATAAACACTCAAGCTCAACGTAATGGCCAGAAAGCTAAAGACAACACTAATAATCCTCAAGATGAGAAAATGAAGTCTATTGATGCTAAACCAGAAAATGAGTCTGAAGAATCTTTGAATGAAGATATTGAAGGTTCTGGATTGCATAAAGTATTGTTAGATACATTCTTACCTCAAGTTCTTGGACTTTCTTATAATGACAAGTATATTCAAAAAGTCATTAGTGCTAGTGGTCTTAGATGTTATAATGACAAGGACAATGGACTTACAGTAGTCCTTAGCAAACCAGAAGACTTGGGGACTTTATTCCAGATAATGGAAGACCAATACTTAGATGAAAGAGAGTATGAAGCTCCTATTCTTGAACAACTTCCAGGAGAGTTTACCAGAGCTTTCTATAGTGGCAATTACTAATCTTTAGTTAAAATAGTTTAAAAGAAAGACCTTAGATGAAACACTCTAAGGTCTTTTTGTTATATTTGCAGTAAACAAAAATAGTGAAGTATGGATTACCTTGATGACAACATAATAGACAAAGAATTTGAGAATTCAGTCAAGATGTTTTCCTATGAGAAGAGAGGACTTGAGTTCTTAAAAGCCTATAAAGACTATGTTATTGATAATGTTCCGGGTTATTCTAAGCTTTGGAAGAATTTTCGTTGGGACTTTGCCTTCTATAGAATTAAGATTATTGACAAAGAAAATCATCTGTTTTGTTATAATCAAAGTTCATTAGGCAGAGCATTTACTATCAATTTTGTAAAAGATATAGTGACAGTCAATCACCATTATGATTTTGTAGGTCAAGAGTTTTTAACTACCGAACATTTAACTAAATTGTGGAGGATTTTACAATGCTAGATTTTGAAAAGGATAAAGATATTTTAGATAAAGACCAATTGCATAAGTATGCTTCAACAATCCAGTATTACAATGCAATGGTTCAAATGTGGAAAACTTTTGTTGATAGAAAATTTGAGTTGAATCAATCTAGTCTTGAAAAGATGTTGATGTTAAAAATTGATTGCCAAACTATCTCAGTTCTTCACAAAGATACAATGACCGTTTCTTTAGACAAAGAAAAGAAAGTTTATACTTTAATCTATGGAGCTCAAAGCAATGCTTTAATTTCTTTTGATGAACTGAACAAAAGTTGGAATTTACATAATTTCTTTACATCTTTATTTTCAGAATATTGGTCGAAAGTTTCATTAGATGATGTTCACTATAAAATCAAACAAATTTTTGAAGACTATGGCATTTCAACACATATACAGTGATATTGACTTTGATAAAGACTTTAAAGACAATTTGTCTCAAGTCAAATGTCAGAAGCTTTCTGAACAATTCATGAGAGAGGTTGTTGCTATACCTGAATTAGAGAAAGTTCTTCTTATGAAAAATTCAGGTCAGGATTTTTATCTTGAGTTTGAAGATGAATTTTCTGCTTTTAAATGGAAACCTTCTGAGTTTGTTGGAAGTTATCTGCTGATTCAAACAACTTGGGAGAATGAGCATTATTTCTTTGTTGAAATATTAGACAAGTTCAGTATTTTGTGTGGGCCTTTTCTTAAAGGAATTTTACCGTTGATAGAAGATAAAGCTGAGAAGATTTTTGGTAAGTTCAATTTTGTAATTCATTAACTATGGCATTTGACTTCAATCCAGATTATGACAAAGATTTTTTAGAATCTCTTAAGTTCATCAAAGTCAAAGAGATTTACAAAAACCTTAGTAAGTCTGATAAAAACATTATACTAAAGCAAGTTGACCATTTGTTAGCTACTTCAATGGAGAATCCAGAATACATTTCATCATTTGGATATTATGAAAAAGATGAAAATGTAAAAATCTCTTTAGTCTTTTTAGCTATGAAGAGCTTCATTGAATTGTACTATCCTCTTAATAGACATTTTAATTCTGAATATTATGAAGTGATTAATCACCTAGTGAATTACATTAGAAGATTCAATTTTATGTTCTATCATCATTATACTACTTATTCTGAAGAAATTATGAAAGAATATGGAATGATGTTTAATACTCTTCAAAAGAAAGCAGAAAATGATGTCACTTCTGGTAAATCTCGGGAAGACCTTCTTAAAGACTGGAAAATTTAAAAACAAAGGACTATGGCACTTGATTTTGATTATGAAGATTATGACAAGACTTTTGATGACTCTCTAAAATTCTATAAGATTAGAGAAATGGTTCGTAATCATCCAAAGAAAGAAAAAATAATGCTTGAACTTTCAAATCTTAAGCTTAGTACAGATTCAAATATTCAGTTAGTAGATAGAGTTTGTGAATATCATATTGAGGATTTGAGCTTTAAACTTTCTCTGATTTATATGCTTATAGTAAGTTTTATTGTTAAATTGTATCCATTGAATCTATCTAGTTCAAGAGCTTCACATGACCTTGAATATCTTAATAAACTTCTTGATAAATTCAAATGGTATTATTTTTATGTTGATTCAGAAAAAATAAGAAATGAATATCGTAAATTGCATAGCATTCTTATAAAAGAAGCTCAAGCTGATATAAAGTTAGGCAAGTCACGTGATGAATTAATAAAACAATGGAGATATATTTAAAATCTAAAAATTTATGGCACTAGATTTCGAAAATAACAAGTATGATGATGAGTTTGAAGATTCTTTAAAGTTTCTTAAAATCATAAACAATTTAGACTCAGTAGAAAAAGAAGTTGCTAAAAATACTATTAAGCGCTTTGGTAATCAATATATTACTATTGATGGTCTTCTTATGGCAGTTTCTATATATGAAGATAATATGAGGTTTAAACTGACGTTATCTTATATGGCTTTTCTTTATATCATCGAACATTATAGAATATTAAATGATTATAAACCAACAAATGAAGAACTTGTTGATTTTCTTAAAGATTTTACTTTCTATCATCCTAAAAAGAAAGTAATTCCAGAATCTCACTGTCATGTTGAGTCTTTTCAAGAACAATATATTGACATGTTCTACATTCTTAAGAAACAAGCTATAGCTGATATTCTTTCTAGTAAATCAGATGAACAAATCTTTAAAGAGTGGCACTATCATCCTGGTTCATAGGAACTCTTCTAATCTCCATATCTTTAGTAACATACTTGACTCTGCATTGGTTCTCTACTTGCAGAGTTATTATAGTATCAAAACTAGGCACATTCAATTGAAGCTCAGTCAATAATCTATGGTTGATTGCTTCTATGATTTTAGGAAACTCCATGTCGGCAGCAAGCAAAGGCCTTATATAAGAGAACTTGAACTTAGCTGTAATAAGGTATTCAAAGTATAACAGAATACAAACAAACTCTGAGTTGTTGTCTAATCTAGTCAAGTCTAATGTTTCTGGATTCTTTGGGTCTATAGTCTCAAAACCTGGAAATGTATAAATGGTTGGGTCATTTAAGAAATTACCTGACTCAATAGAGAACAAGACAGTATCATCAATCTTAAGAAGAGGATTGTCTTTAGTGTCCTTCTCGTCAACAATCTTCTTAGTTCCTTTTCTTGCTTTCTGTGGAGAGTCTTTAACTCTAGGTTTAGTAGCCATAGCACTTTTCTTTTTCTCTAATCGTTTTATCTATACTCAATAAAATAATTAATTAACATTAAAATGAATAATTTATGAGCGAATTGCCAAATCCAGAAATATCTCAAGAAGATGATGAAATGCCTGAACCTAAGGTAAAGACGTATCAAGATGTCTGTGTCCTTTTACCTAAATTCAATGAAGTTCTTTTAGACACATTAGGAAAACTCGGATATAACCAGGTGGTGGGGACTATAGAAAGAAACTTTCAAGTCAATCAAGTCTTCAAACTTGTTGAACAAAGAAATGGACGTGTTCCTATTGATGAGATGAACCAGATTATTGCTTTAGTATCATTATGTCCTTACAACTTGATTCAACCTTTCATGAAACTGATTGAAACCCCTGAAGGTCAGAAAACACTCTGGACATTAGAACAAGAATAGACGACTTATAATCTTCAAAAATCTGTCATAGTTAAAAAGTGTAAAATCCTGTAGAATTTTCATCTGCAGGATTTTCCTGTTTCTAGAACTTGTTGTATATTTGCATCACTAACCTCGAGAAAGTATTTCAATTTTAAAATTCAAAAAATATATAACTTGCTAAAAGAAAAAATTATGGAACAAATCAAAGACCCAAAAGTGTTTGAACTTTTTAATGAAGCTGGTGCTCAAGAAGTTTTAGATGCATCTATTGCTCAAGAACTCAAAAAACAAGAAAGAGCTTTGTCAGATGACCTTGACAACTTGGCATTAGCTTTCATTGCAAATCCAAGTGAGAAAACTTTTGGACCTATCTATAAGAGAATGCGTTTTGGACTTCGCAAGTTCGCCTATCGTTATCTCTCTTCACTTGAACTTGCCGACGAGATGGTTCTTATAACATTTGAGAAAATCTGGCAGAAGTATGACCAATTCAATCCTGAAATAGCTAAGTTCTCAACGTGGGTCTATAATATCCTCAGATATGAATGTCTTGGATATCTGAACCGTAAGACTACTCAGAATTATGTAGACAATGACATCAATGACCTTTATGCATCTACAGCATTCAATGATGGAAACAATTGTGAAATGCCTTCAGAGAACTTTGAAGTAGTTGGCAATGATATCCGGATGCTGAGTCGTGAAGAGATTCTTATGAGAGTCTATGATGCTTCTATCAAAGAGATAAACAGGCTTCCAGATAATCTTAAGCTTATTATGACTGAGAAGCTTATCAAAAACAAGAAGCTTGAAGAAGTTGCAGCTGAACAGAATATACCAGTGTCTTCAGTCAAGAATTGGCTTAGAAGTGGTCGTCTCAAGATTCGTGAGAAATTCAAAACTGACTACAAAGACTTATATGAACTTTATTTGGACGTTGCGGGTGAAACTGGTTATTTGCTTTAATGTAATGGTTTAATAAAACTAGAAATTAAATAAATTAAATTTCTAATTTAAGGACTAAAGATTGCCTTGAAAAACATCTAGAAAACTGTCCTAACCAAGGTTGGACAGAAAGTCTATACATCGTTTTAGACTTTTTGAGAAAGTAATATAATTCAACTAAATCTTTATAGACATCTTGCAAACCAAATTCTTCCAATGACTTGGTATACAAGGTTTTAAAATCTGAAAGATTCGGTTGAATTATATTCTTTTGTATTTTTAATTTTTTAGAAATATATTGTCCATAAAACTCAAAAGCTCTACGACTTAATTCTATAGAAGCTAGAACCATGTCTGGTAAATCCAAACTTCTAAAGAGGAAATTTCCTATAAAGCTTGAATATTCAGGTCTGACTTCTAAGAATTTGATTCCAAAAAGATTACATCTTTTAAGAAGATTGTTTCTTAAAGTTGTTCTAAGCCAATCATTATTACAAAGTTTATTAAATAATCTTCCTTTACCTTTGTCTGAAGATTCTATAGTTAAATTTTCCATAGAAACTATAGAACATTGATAATGAATAGCTTTAGATATAAGATTCTTAGATATTTCTAAATTCTCAAATTTCTTTTTATTAGAAGTCTTCTTATTAAGATAAGTTAAATTAAAAATTCCTTTAGAAACAACATTGAATTCATTAGAAGATTTCCAGTCAACTATACTCCATCCTATATAATTAGGATTTAGGTCAAGAGCAAGAATTCTATTTTCTATCTTTGAAGATTTAAAAGTAGAAAGTTTTTCTTCTTCAAAAGAAAGATAAAGATATTCACTAGAAAGCTTATAAGAAATAGTTATATCTTTTTTACACTGAAGTTCGAAGAGTTTCCTTAAAGTAGATAATTTATTTCCTTTAATTCCTTTAAGATTTAAAATAAAATGTTCTTTTCTATTTGGTTGGAAACTTATTTCATTTAAAGAACTTTTAATTCTAAATTTTCTATTAGAATATCTTCCAGATTCTCCAATAGAATATAAAGGACTTAATCTTTGTTCTTTAAATTCTTCTTTAGATATGAGACATTTATTTCTTTTTGTAAATAGGTTTTTGCCACCAAATATTAATTTGAATTTTTTAGAATCATCTAAAGAATTAAGACTTTTTCTATTTTCATAAAGTTGTTTGGCTTCTTTGATTGAACATTGAATAAACCAAGAATCTAAAAGTTCAATATGATTTAATGTTTTTGAAAGATTTCTTAATTCTATTTCAGAAACTTTTGGGTTCTCACTATATCTGTTAAAGAAAAAATGAAGACATGAAGAATACTGTCTTTGAAATGAAGAAATCTGATTCTTGATTTCTTCATTCTCAACAGAATATTTAAGTTTCAATGTAATCATTTAATCTATTTTATTTGTTTACTCTATATTATATATCTAAAAACTTTTTAGAAATTTTCATCATTTATCATTTTTTCAATTTCTTTAAATTTCTTTCGTCTATTACTATAGAGTTTCATAGAAAAATGATGTATTATTGATATTAAGTCTTCAGTTAGTTCAATTTGAAAAGTCTTGTTAGTTTCTTCTATTTCATCTAGCACAACAATATTTGTTCCATATTTAGAAAATATAGTCTTAAAATATTCAAATCCAAATCTAGTAAGTCGGTCTTTAAATGAGATAAAAACATTTTCAACATTACCTTTTATAATTTCATCTAACATTAAATTGAATTCTTTTCTAGATTCATTCATACCAGAAGCAATGTCTTTAAATACTTTATCTACTTGAATACCATTAGATAAACAATAAGATTTTATTATTTCAATTTGTTGGTTTAAATCTTCAGATTGTTTTGTATTAGACACTCTAGCATATATAAAATTTTTCTTATTTGTATTAGAAGAATCTTTATTAAAAGAATCTATATCATATAAGATTTTTCTGGGTCCAAATTGTTTTGTAGAAATAAGTCCTTTCTTTTTCCAATTAAACAAAGTGGGTCCAGTACAATTGAAAAATATTCTAGCTTCTTTGGCAGATACATATTTCATAATCAATTTTTATAAATTTCATATAAAATATATATTTAATTAAAATAACACCTAAAAATTAATCATAAAAGAAAGGAAAAGAAAAAATGTTTAGTTTTATCCGAAACAATGTGTTTGTCCAGTCTTATAAAGACATTGTGAACTTCTTTAGGTTTAGGAACCAAATCAAAAGAGAAAAGAAGAATCCAATGTCTAAGTTCAATGCTTATCAACTTAAGACTAACTGGCTTGGCAATTGCATCTATACACAAAAAGTCTTGACAGAAACTCAGATGATGGCTGATGAGAAACAGAAGTATATCTTCCTGCTTGACTTGACCAGACCAGAGAACAACTATTTCACCAATGACTTGTTTTGGTCTGAATATCTGACATTTGATACTTATAACTTTACAGAAGAAGATACAGAAATGCCTTCTAATACTTATGGTGTTGTTTGGAAGTTCACACCTTATACATTCAATACTCCAAAGTTTTATAAGGCTCTAATGTTAGTAGGTGTAATTTTAGTAACTGCTTTTCTTCTGTTGACTAAATTTGGAATTCTATGATAGAAGCTATTAAAAGAATTTTAGACAAGATTGGTTGCCATCATGAATGGCAACTGTTTAGAGAGATTCCAGTTGATACTAATGGAGGTTGTTACCATAAATTCATTTTCATCTGCAAGAAGTGTGGTAAGTTCAAGAAATTCAAAAGTAATCCAGGTTAAATGGCTAATAAAGTTTATCGAGACATCTATTTCATAGGAAACATTCCTAAGTTCACTGGCAAGAATATCCTGTACTATTCAGGAAAACTTGTCAAGAATGCTGGGAACCTAAAGAACTACAAGAAAGATTTTGACCGGTCTAAAGACTACTATTTTTCTTGCAATTGTCTTGCTAACACTTTTTCAGCTATAGTCAAAGTCTCAAAGTAAATTATCATGATACCAAAGATAAAAGTTTTTTCGAAGAAAAAGTTCTATGATTTCTGTAGAGGGCTTCATCTCACTAAAGAAACTATAGACACTCAAGAAGGTCTTAAGAGACATTATATAATAATCTCTATATGCAACATCAGTGCAAGCAAGCCTGATGAAGACATTTGGTATGCTAATGGTTGCAACACTCATTACTTTAATGAAGGACCTAATGTTCTGAACCTAGACTTTGATGACTTTACTAATGATACTGAAGGTGCTATGACACTAGAAGATGCTGAAAGAATCAGAGATTTCATTATTCCTTTCATTGATAGCACTGAACCTATTGAATTGATAATTCATTGTAGTGCAGGATTATCTAGGAGTTTCTCTGTTGGCGAATTCATCTATGACTATATAAATTATAAGCAAGGATGGAAACCGTCTCTAGAAGCGTCTATAGTGAGTTCTACGAATTATTATGTTAAGGACAAATTAAAACAAGTATTCTATGAGTTGGATAACGATTAATGGTCAGCCAGTCAACGTATTTTATATAACAGATATTTCCAAAGTCAACACTTTAAGTAGTGGATTATGTGGTACCAGGATTTACTATGACTTACTTAGAAATGAAAAGAATGATGAGGAACTTAAGAAAAAAATTGATGAACTTTATGAAAAAGACTTAGAAGAATATGATATCCGAAAAGAATTTGATAAGAAGATAGGAAAGCTTTATTATTTTGGAGTGACATATGTCAATTATTTTACTCATAAAGAATCTTTTGTATATAGTAAGCTTTACAAAACTAAAATAGAAGCTCAAGTACTTTTAGATGAGTTTCTTAAAAAATTGAATGAGATTGAAAGTAGGCTTCCTAAAATAGAAATCTAAAAATTCTTTTATAAAAATAGATTAATCGAATTTTGAATATAATGTTCAGAATTCGATTTTTTGTATAAAGATGTCAGATAAAGAAATACTTGATATATTCATTACTAAGAAAGGAAAGATAAATCCTAATTTGTGTAGAGATAGATGGTTAGACAAACATTTAGATATTAAAGAGTATCTAGATAGTCAGAAAGTAAATGATAGAATGCAATATGGAGATATTGGGTATATTGCATTAAAAATAATGTTCAGTTAAATGTATCTAAATCTCATGGAATAGCTGGTATAGGTGATTTTCATAAATTGAAAGTTGAAAATGGAAAAGTTTTAGTAAAAGAACCTGATGAATATACTGATGAAATTTTTAAAGATTTAATTGCAACTAAAAATAAATCTGGAGAAGTTATATTTGATGTTAATACAATTAAAAATTTAGATAAGAAACCAAAACTTACGGAATATCTAGAAAATAGATTTTCTGATTCTAGAAGTATGAAAGAAACTATCTATAGAATTTATTATGGATTTGAAGAGATTCCAAAATGTAAAATATGTGGAAGACCTACTTCATTTAGTGGAAGACATTGGAAAGTTTATAATACTTATTGTAGTCTAAATTGCAAAAATGAAGATAAAGATATTATGTATTCTACAAAACAAGAAGATTCTTGTTATGAATTATTATGTCAATATTTTGGAAAGAATAATGATTTCTAATTATTCATTAGTTTAACAAAATTTAACATTTTAAATTGATTATAGGTCTGATGGATACCTATATAAGTGTGATTTCTACATTAAAGATAGAGATGTCTTTATAGAACTTCAAGGATTCTGGACTCATGGAAGACATCCTTTTGATGAAACAAATATCAATGATATTAAAAACTTGAAAAACTAAAAGAAAGAGGTAAAGAAAAAGAAATTTATCTTAATGCTATAGATGTTTGGACTAAGTTTGATGTAGAAAAGAGAACTATTGCTAAACAAAACTACCTAAACTATATAGAAATCTTTGATTATGAATTCATTAGTAAAGAGAAATTGGTAGAATATATCACCAATAAATATCACATAATCGATAAAAGTGATTATAGTAAATGAATTACTTAATAAGAAATAAATCTGTTAGTGCATTAAAACTTAATGAATCAATAGATTCAAATGGAAAAAAGAAGTATATTTTCGAAGGAATTTTTACTCCTATAAATGCTGCTACAGGGAAAAAGAACCGTAATGGGCGTATTTATGATAAAGATGAAGTCCTCAAACATATTGCATATTTAAGAGATAGAATTAAAACAGATGGTGCTATTCTTGGGGAACTTTCTCATCCGGAATCTAGATTTGAAATAGATTTAAAAGGAGTATCACATAAAATTACAGACCTTTGGTATGACGAAAGAAGACAAGCTGTAATGGGTAAGTTAGAACTTCTTGATACGCCTAATGGAAATATTGTTAAGGCTTTAGTAGAAGCAGAATGCCCTATTTTTGTGTCATCCCGGGCAGCAGGAACTGTTGGGGCTGATTCTCATGTCCATATTCAACAAATGTTTACTTATGACATCGTAGCTACACCTGGTTTTGAAGAAGCTCGTCTTAATAGAGTTAATGAATCAATCAGACCTTCTGTTACAGCTTTCTTAAATGAATCTGCCCAAGCTTCTAAAAAGCTTATCAATCTCTCTTCTAAATTCTCTATTGATGCTTCTAACACTATTATAGAAGAGGTTGATGAAGAAATAAAATTCACGAAAAATAATATGACTAATATAAACGAAGAGGAAGTCAAACAACCTTTGACTTCTAAAACTGCTGTTCCAGAACAGATTGATGGTTCTGATGCAGCTAATGCCATGGGAATCCCTACACCTGAACTTGGACCTGTAGCTGAAGATGGGGAACCAGCAGAAACTCCTGAAGCTGGAACCGAAGAACCTAAAGGAAATTCTGAAGATGCTGACCTCATTATTGAGATAGAACCTCAATTTGCTTCTGATATCATTTCTGTTGAACCCGAATTCAAAGAAGACAAGAAAGAGGAAGAAGAGAAACCTGAAGAGGAAGAAAAAGAAGATGATGACAAGAAAGAAGATGAACCTACTGAAGAAGTAGAAGAATCTAAAGACAAGAAAGAGGAAACTCCGAAAGAAATCAACTTAGCTAAGGCTGATGACATCAAGAAGAGAAATGAAGAGACTCTTAATAAGTATGACAATATCATTAAGGACCTTAAGACTAAGAAAGCCGTAAAAGAATCTATAGTAGAGCTTTATCCATTTGCAATCTCATTATCTGAAAGTAACTTCAGCAAGTTTGCTTGCTTGTTAGATGATGACAAAGCTAAGGTTGCTGATTTCATCTATAGCAATGCAATTATTGATGTGAATGCTATTAATGAGTCTTGGGACACTCCTCTCAAAGAGAAAGTAAGAAACAAAAACAAGTGGATGCAGCTTGCTTCTGAAGAAGACAAGAAGTTGTTCAATGAAGCTCCTAAAGAAATCCAGGATTCTATAACAGAAAGTGCTAAGTTCTTTGATATTAGAACAAAAGCAGATGTTGACACATTCTGGGCTAATACAGGACTTAGACAGATGAAGCAACAAGCTATGTTGAATGAAAGCTTTGTCAATGAATATAAGGACATGGTCAATCCAATCAATCCTGACAATGAGCTGCCATATACTGCAAATTACGTGAAGTTTATTGAAGAGTTGATTTAATCATGAAAGTTAGGCTCCATAACTATACACAACAATTATATGAGTTTCTGGTTGAGAATGAAGAACCAGAAACTCTTGATTGTGCATTATTCGAAAGGTTAGTTAAGAGAGCTAAGAAACAGGTTCTTAAGAAGTCTGCTAAGAAAAGCAAGACATTAGCAGATGTCAAGAAAGAGAAAGAGGATTCTAAGAAGAAAGAAGACGAGAAAGACAAAAAGGAAGAAGAACCTAAGATAACTTTCAATATTAGTTCAGAACCTAAGAAGAACACTAAAGATGAGAAAATAGTGAACTTAGGTCCTATCAACAATAGGTTGTTGAAGAAGCTAGTAGAGCTGATGAGAAAAGGACCTGTCAGATTCTCTTATAACAGAAAAGACAAGCAAAGAAGAAATGCAATTGGAACTCTTGAACCTGATGTTGTTAGGAAGCATATTAAAGGCACTGGGAAACCAAAACCACCTACTGTTCTCCCATATTTGGATTTAACTCCAAATTTAGGTGGTCAACCAAATCTACAACCTAATTATGACCGAGCTGCTTGGAGGTCATTTAGGAAGGATTTACTTCAAAGTATTAAACTAAGTGGAATGTAAAATAAAAAGCTCTTAAGAAAAATCTTAAGAGCTTAATTTTTATCTTAACGCTATAAGATAAATATTCTTGAACTGAACAATTTATTTATCTTATGATTAATGATAATACTATTATTGACTTAATCAATATGGATGGAAAAATCCATATCCTTAAAATCATTACAAAATCTTTTTTAAAAAGAAATCCAGAAATTCAGCAGTATTTAATTAATAGATTCAAAGATTCGCAATCTATTCAAGAAACTTTATATAGAATCTATTATAAAATAGAAATTAGACCAACCTGTCCATATTGTGGTAATCCTTTGAGATTTATTGGTGGTAAAGACATTTTTACTAAATATTGCAGTATTTCATGTGCTTCATTTCATACATCTCCTAAAGCCAAAGAAACCTGTAGAAAATTATATGGTTCTGGAACTAATGTTAAAAATATAAAGAAACTTGTCTTAAGCGCTATGGAGTAGATAATGCTGCTAAATTGGATTCTACTAGAGAAAAATTTAAGAAAACTTGTCAAGAGAAATATGGGACTGATACTCCTTTAAAAAATCCAGAAGTAATAGAAAAATCTAAGAAAACATGTAAAGAAAGATATGGAGTAGAATATATCATGCAGTCTAAAGAAATCCAAGAAAAGATTCAAGAAACTTTTAGAGAAAAATATGGAGTAAATTATCCATTAGAAAATAAAGAAATTCATCAAAAAACTATTGATAATCCTGAAAGAAAAGAACATGTTTATCAAACAAAGAAAAGAAATAAAACATTTAATTCATCTAAAATAGAAGAACAAATTTACCAATGGTTAATCGAAGAATTTTCTAATGAAGATGTTATAAGACAATATAAAGAAGAAAGATATCCTTGGAATTCAGATTTCTATATTAAAAGTCTTGATTTGTTTATCGAAATAAATGGTCATTGGACCCATGGTTTACATCCTTTTGATGAGAATAATCCAGAAGATTTAGCAATATTAGAAAAATGGAAAGAAAAATCTAAAAATTCTCAATTCTTTATAAATGCTATAAACACTTGGACAGTTAGAGATGTACAGAAGAGAAATAAAGCTAAAGAAAATAATTTGAAAAGATTGGAATTTTTCGAAGCTAAATTTTTAAGTAAAGAAGAACTTTTACAAAGCATTAAACTTGCTGGTATGTAAAACATAAAAAGAGTTGACAATTTGTCAACTCTTTTTTCTATAAAATCTTCTTATAAAGTATAATATATTGATTGTTAAGTCCAAAAACCAATCATAAAGTATCAAATATTATACTTTATTTGT